AATAATAATGATAGGAGGATTTAAAATATGGCACGTAATAGAATAATTTATGCCAGTCAATCAGTTTGGGTTGATGGCGAAGTTCTATACAGAGTACAATCACTAGGAACAACTACATCGTTTACAAGCGAGGACATAAATTAAATGTGTCCCTTATTCAGTAATGAGTAAGAGAAAAAACTTGGCTATATGCTGGAAACACTTGATAAGCTTTAGATACTACCGAAATCGGAGTGATAATTCTAAAGATAGAGTCAATCAGCAGGGAAGTTCTTTTTAGAAAAAAATTTCACGATATGCTGGAAACACTTGATAAGCTTTAGATACTACCGAAATCGGAGTGATAATTCTAAAGATAGAGTCAATCAGCAGGGAGTATTTATGATAAAAATTAGTAAAGAAAGATTAGAGGATTTATATAAACAATATGGTTCTATACGAGCTGTAGGAAAATTTTTAAATATACCTAAAAGTACTATCGCTTATCAGTTTAAGAAATATAATATTAAAACTGTAAAAAATAGTATTAAAAAGGTAGATATACTTAGGTTATTAAAAGAACTAGGTTCTGTTTATAAAGTAGCGGGAAGATTAGATGTGTCTCCAGGATTATTATATTATTTTATTAATAAGTATGAAATAGACATAACTAAAGAACGTTTTCCATATAATAAACAAGAATTAATTAAATTACATGAAGAATGTGGTTCTATAACAAATGTAGCATCTAAATTAAATAGAAATTATTCAACAGTTAGACATTGGTATAAAGAGTTCAACATCATACTTAATAAATCAGGTATGACAGTGTTTCATAAACTTAGGAACACCCCAATGTCAGATGTACATAAATCAGCTTTAATAGGTAGTATGTTGGGTGATGGGGGTATGTGGTTAGCTCCTCATAGTAAAAATGCTCGATTATATGTTTGTCATTGTGAAAAACAATTAGGGTATTTAAAATGGCTCAATGAATTATTTCAACCATTTTCTAGACCTATCAAACAAACCGAAAAAGCATCGAAAAAATTTATATGTGGAAACGAAGTTAATGGAAGTAATTTTTATAGATTTTACACTATTGCTCATCCAGATATAACTTCTATATATAAAACTTATTATAGGAAAAATATTAAGGGAATTGATAAGTCATTAATAAATAAAGTAGATTTATTAGCAATGGCAATTTGGTTCGCTGATGATGGGAGTATTCAACGTAATAAGAAAAAAGAACCTGTTTGTTGCAGTATTGCTACTTGTAGTTTTACATATAAAGAACATTTAATTATTGTAGACATTGTGCGTAAATTTTTTAATGGTACAATAAAAATAAGTAAACATGGTAATAAATTAAGAGAAGATTATGTACTTAATATGTACGGAAAACAACATGTAAATGATTTTCTAAATATGATTAAGTTAATATTACCAGAATGTATTCATTATAAATTATCATAAATAACCTTCAGAGACTGGGTGTGAAACTCCTACATTATATGCTGGAAACACTTGATAAGCTTTAGATACTACCGAAATCGGAGTGATAATTCTAAAGATAGAGTCAATCAGCAGGGAGCTGATTTAATAAAATCAGGCCCCCAACGACTGGGTGTGAAACTCCTACATTAAGTAGGATGATGGTACAGTCTGAACTCATAGGAGACTATGAGAGGGAGAATCGAAGAATTTTCCCCGCCTAACAGGTAAAGCTGAGGTCACTAAAGTAACAGAATGTCCTGCTGTGACAGTAACTCTGAATACCAATGATTTTGGTGATGTAAGGACCTTTGCTTCTTTAGCTCAGGTTGCTTCTGCAAAGAAAGCTATGAATGCTTCTGCTACTTCTACTAATGCAAACTTAGTGGCTGGTGGTACGTATCTTCATGGTGTAGCTCTTGCAGATTTTGCCGTAACTTGCGGTAATTTAACTGGTGTTACTTTATGGGCACCTGTTCAAGATGAGTGTTCTATCGGTACGTTGGCTAACAACATCGATCAGACATTATTTTTGGACGAAGTATATGTTAACAGTTTGGAATATAGCTATACTACAGGAGCTAATGCTACTGAAAATTATGGCGCTGAAACTGATAATAAGATGTGGCTGTTGAATGACGGTAGGTTTGTTAATTTTGAGGAAGCAACTATTTCTGGTGGAAATATAACTGATGGTTATGTTGATCTTAGTTTAGCAGCATCCGCTGAAATAGCGACACTTACTGCCGGTTTAGGCTTTCTAAGAAAAGATAATGATGGAGCCCCAGCAGTTACTTGGTTTGATGAGAGTAGAAATGTAATGGAGAATGTAGAAATTGTTGCCGGGGCATCTTCCTCAGTGGATACATATGTATATGAAGATACTGGATCGGAACATAGAATTTATTTGCCAACTGGAGCAAAAACTCCAGCTATTGGTGACATTCTTACATTTGTTTATTCTGCAGATGCTTATTCTGCACCGATGAATACTTACTTCACACCTCTAACAGAGGCAACTACTCGTCCTGACGGTGTAGGGGCTTTAAGACAGGGACAAGTTGAAGTATATGTTGTTGATGCTGCTTCTGCCGCTACAGATTTTGATAATGCTTGGCGTTTAACAGGTTGTACTATTAGTACTGACTTGACTCGTGAACCATTAACAGAGCTAGGACATCTTGGTCCTTATGATAGACCACTTACTTTGCCTATTCCGATTACAATGACTGTAGATTCTACAGCCGGTGATCTTGAAAACTGGGCAAAATTTGCTGGAAAATTAACAGACTTTGATGCTGATACAATGACAGATATAGATCTTACTGACCTTATGGTTAAAGATGATCTTACATTAGTTGTTAAAGTATTTGAACAAACTGACGAAGAGGCTGGTGGAACTGGTTCTAATAGAACTGTTTTGGCTACTAGTGACATGGTCGGTGATGAATATTTTGACGATGGTGTTATGTCAGTATATGCGGGTGGTGAGCGAGAAAGAGCTCTTAAAACTATTGTAGTTAAAAACCTTAAAATTACTGATGAGGGTATGACTCTCGATGTAGGTTCTAATGCTACCCAGACATTTGGTTTTAAATCATCAAATGACCTGTATGCAATTAAGGGTGACGTTTCTTACGCTACAGTAAACACTACTATAGCTCGTAATGCTTAATAAGAAATAATTAAATAAACTTTAAGAAGAGGAGGTTTGGTCATCTCCTCTTCTTAGGATTCTCATTCGATGAGAAGAGATATGGAGGGGAATAAAGGATATGGGAAAAACATTTAATGATAATAGTCGTAAAAGATTAGTGAAAGATATGCGGCAAGAAGTTACTAAAATGATGGAAAAGTCATTAGACTTCGCTGATGTAGCATGCCCTAAAGATAATTTTAAGCAATTAAGATCTAAAATTTTGCGAATTGGAAATAACTGTATGCGTAACTTAACTGATATTTTTGAAAGTTATGACGTAAAATACACAAAAATTAATGAAGAAATAATAGAATTCAGAAATGAAGGACAAGGAGAAAAATAATGGTTGATAACAAAGAAGAAATTAAGGTAGATTTAAGAAGGAGCTTTATTGGCCCAGACGAAGAGACTGTATATTACATTGATAACCCTAATGCAGAAGCTATTAGAGGAGCTGATTGGCAATACAGTAAAACCTATACTAGATGTTTGAGTGAAGGTATTACTACTAGTGCTGAGATGATGGATATACTTAAACGTAGAGGTGTTATAGGGGATGATTTTGATCGTAGAGTAGAAGAACTTACAATTAAGCTTAATGAGTCTATTCAACGATTATCAGAAGCTGTTACCTCAGAGGATAAAGCAGCCTTAGCGCTTTCAGTATCACAAGATAGAGAATTACTGTTTCAGTGGAATCAAAGACTTAGTGGTCCAATGAGCAATACATGTGAACAAATAGCTGATGATGCTAGATTGGAATTTTTGACAGCAAGTATACTGCAGAATGAAGATGGTACTAGAGTTTGGGATCATTATGATGATTTTCTTACTACTAGAGATCAAACTCTTTCTATGAAGGCTAGATACGAAGTAATGTTGTTTCTTCAAGGGTATGAGTCAGATTTTCTTGATAGTACTCCTGAGGCAATGGCAATGCGAGAAGTTGAAGCTGATATTATAAAGGAAGCTGCTAAAGAAGTAGAAGCAAAAAAACCAGTTAAAAAAGTTACTTCAAAAGCTAAAATAAAACCTAGAACAAAAAGAACTACTAAAAAACCAACTAAAGAATAATTATGGGAGTAGAATTATTATCTGATGATGAAGTAGAGAAATATATTATTAAAATATCTACTGGAACAAAACTAGATATTATTAGTGATGAAATTATTTTATTTAAGTACCCAGATAATAATTTAAAATTAAAAACAGATATTTTTTATGATATATCCTACAAGAAGGCTATTAAAGATGGCCTTCTTGATAGGGTAGCTCTTGAAAATTTAATAAAGAAAAGAAGTTTATTTTCTGCTGAGGAGCAAAAACAATTAGACAAATTAAATTCAAGACTAGAAGGGCAACAAATCCTTCTAGGAAAAACAACAAGAGTAAAAGCCAATCAAGATAGAATTAAAAAAGTTATTGAAGAATTGAATACAGAAATACTTCAATTAACTTATAAGAAAAAATCTAAATTAATGATGTCAGCAGAAGTAAAAGCCAACGAAGAAAGATCCCTCTATTTGTGTTGGGCAAGCACATTTAATGAAGAAAACTCAGAGTTATATTGGAAAACTTATCAAGATTTTAATAGAACTACTAAAATAGAATTTAGAGAAAAGGTACTATCATCTTTTTTAGATTTTTATTCTGGGATACGTACTGATAAGATTAGATATATAGCTAGACATAATTTATGGAGAATTCGTTATGTAAATAGTCAGAAGGTGGGAGAACAACTATTCGGTGTTCCTTCTGCAAACTATACTACTGATATGCTAAGTTTAGTATATTGGTCAAATTATTATGATAATATATATCAAATGATGCCAGAAGATCGACCTGGGGATTTAATAATAGATGATGATGATGCACTAGACGCATACATGAAATCATTCTATGAGGAAAGGACACGAGAGGATGCTACTAGACGTAGTAAACATAAAACCCCTGGAAAATTATCAGCATTTGATTCAGAAGAAGTCATAGTTACAGCTTCAAATGAATTATGGCATGATATTGATTATGATAAGCCTAGAGAGGCTCAAAAACTAAAAGATAGAACTGATATAAAGAAACGGACCAAGCGAGGATAGGAATTAAGTAACTACTATAATTATAAGAGTTTTTATTTTAATTTTAGGAGGAATTCGCCTTGGGCCTATATACAATTGAATTTACTGATAAATCTACCAATAAAGGTGGTGCTGTAACTAGTAAAACTAGTTCTAAAAGTACTACTGACATATCCAATACACAAAGAGAACTTGCTAAATTTGTTAGCAGTTTTACTAAATCTCTTGAATCTACAATTTCAAAAGCACTGACTGATGGATTATCCAGATCCTTAAAAGGGTCAGGAGTCCGAAAAACTCAAGCTTCGAATACTACTAATATTTCTAAAGAAGTAAATACTTATACAAAAAATCTATTTAAAGATTTAGACTCTAAATTATCATCGCTAGGTAAACAGCCATCTGGAGTAGATGTTCAAACTATAGTTAAAGAGATAATTACTGGGTCTGATAAAAAAATAGATCAATTAATAAAAGTAATTCAAATCCAGACTGGTGGGTCAATAGATGTATCTACTATAAAAAAGCTTAAAGAATCATTAAATACTAACATAAATAAAGCAGCTTCACCTGAAATAGTTAAAGCCTTAACTAATGTACAATCTGCAGTAAATGAATTAAGTGCGGCTAGTAAATCTATAACTGGTGCCGCTTTAAAATTATCTTCTATAAGAAAAAGCGATTCAAAAATTTCTATGGATGAGTTTACTTCTTACTTCTCTAATATAAAATCATTTGCTTCTAATTCAAAAGATTCTTATGAAGTTTTAAAATCATTAAAAAATTCAATAGATACTTTAATAAAAGTAGCTTCCAAAAATAATAAGTCTACAAATTTAGGCCCTTTAGGTGCTTCTTTTGGAAAAGCTGCAGCTAATTCTAGACAACAAATAATAACTAAAACAAAGACTATAAGAGATAATATAAAAGAAGATCCTAAGAAAATAGCTACTACAATAGCTAATGCAATATTAAAAGTACTAAAGGATTCGCCATTAACAAATAATTCAAAATTAGTGGATACCCTAACTAACTTTGAAGGAGGAGTTAAGGATTTAAATAAATTAGCTGGAGAAATTGCTAATGGATTAAAACAGGCTAAGAGTGTTGATACTAAAGGATTACTTACTACACTTAAATCTATTACTACTAAACAAGTTCCAATAGATGCAATACAAAGAAATAAAGAATGGAAAGAGTATGCTACTTCAATAAATACTTTAACTAAGATTGCAAATACTATTGTAACAAAAATAGAACTTGTAGTAGACAAACTTTCTATTAAAAGACAGGTTAAAAAAGCTACTGTAGAAGCGTCTAAAGAAGTAGACCCTATTAAAATTCCTCTTGATATAGACACTTCATCATTAGATATAATAGAGAAACAAACAAAGACAATACAGAGTAATTTAGAAGATATACAAAATACCAGGAAGTCTTTTAATGACCCAAAGCCTGGAACTGTATCTCCTTTTAGTAAAAAAGAAATAACAAATAGTAAAAAAGATTTGGATAAAACTATAGCAGATTTTATGTCTAATTTAACTACTAGATCAAAATACGCTAAAGGAGCACAGGGGACAAGAGCAGCCAACACTTCATATGCTAAAGGGGAATTAAGACAATTAATAGAAATAAAAGATCTGGATAAGTTATTTTCTTTTGTTAAAGAGAGACGTTCTAACATTGAAAAACAAGGACCAGATAAATTCTTTTATTCAGGCTGTGATGATGGAAAACAATCATTGGAATTATTAAATAAAATATTTAATATATTATCTACCATCTCTCCTGCATATTTAAATGATGCCAAAAATCTTGCTAATAAAGATACTTCTAAAAATATAGATTTAAAAGATATAGTTAAAGAATTAAAAACTATTGTAGCATCATTAAAGAATAATGATAGTAGGGGGCTAGAAAATAATACAGTAGATTATTTGGATAGGTTTACTAAAGCTGTCGAAAAATCTCAAGATAATTATACTGAATTAAAGAAAATTATTGATTATAGTAAAAGTTCGCCAGAACAGGCAAATATTACATTTTCAGGGTTTGATGAGTTAATTTCACTAGTGACGAAGATTCAAGAGAGTCAGGATATAAAAGCAGACCCAGTAACTGTAAAAGTATCGTCTGTAATTGAATCTCCTAAAATTAAACCAGCACTTCAACCTACCACAGCTGCTACCAGTAAAGATCCTGCTGCTGGTTCCTCAGGGATAAGAAGAGTGAATCTTGCTAAAGAAAAACTTGCCCAAAAATCTGTGTATTCTTATAAAGATGCGATTATTCCTCCTTCCAAATCTTTGTCAATGCCAATTATAGGTAGAGGTAAAAAATTAAATCAAGCTGAGGAGTTACGTAAACTTACTCATGATAATATATCTGAATTGGCCTCTTCGTTAGTAGATTTGAGACAATATATAGTGGATACTTTAAGTAAAGAGTTAAAAAAATATAATTCTGGTTGGGAAATTGTAAGGGATAGTGAAACACAGCCTATTTCAGAATATTTTAATATGCAAACAGGGTTTAATAAGAAGAAAGCTGGAAAGCAGTATTCTTTAAAAATCGCAAATATGAAAGAATTAAGATCTCAGACAGGTAATTACAATAAAGATGCTACTCCTACATCTTTAATCTCAGATTTTAAAAATATTACTCATAATAAATTAATATCATCTAATAAAGGAGTAATAACCGAAGAGATTGCAAAATGGTTAAAAAGAAATACTGATAAGAATATAGACGATTGGGATTGGAAAAATGTAGGTAAGTCGGTTGTTGAAAATTTAAAAAGCGCTAAGAAAAATTATGGTGGTAAAGGTTTTGATCCTCCTCAGAAATTTATTGATGAATTAAATAAGTTAGGAAGAGCTCAATTAGAGAGTATTTATAAAGATACATTGAGTGAAATACATTCAAATAAATTACTTAATATAGGAACTACAAATAAGTATAAGAAAAAAGTATCTCTTACTAGGAATATTAGTGTTCAAGCAGCAAGACGAACCAGTACAGGCGCTGCTACATTTGAAACTGCAACAGGCAGCCAACGTGTAATACCAAAATTTGCTACGTATAAATCTGGATTTGAAAATTTATATGAAGATTTAAAAGAAACTAAAGCTTTAAATATGGATAAAGGGTATGCTACAACTATACAAGGGTTTGGTGTACGTCCAGGTGCTTCTAAATTTAAAGAGGTTAGTAAGACATCTAAAGCCATGTTATTAGACTTGGCCTCTGTATCTAAAAAAACTAGAGCCGATATAATAGATGATTATAAAGCTGCTACAATAATAAAAGGTAAAGAAATAAAAGATCAGGGAAGAGTAGAATCATCGGAGCAGTTTACTGGCAAAATTGATAATACTTTAGCTAATGTAGAGCAAGCATTTATAGATGGAAAACTTGCTGCAGAAGACTTCATAAGCACAATGGATGATTTAGGACTTACTACAGTTGATGTAGTAAAAAATATGGAATCAGTAGACTTTGAGAATATATATCAAGTTTTTAAACGTATGCTCTCATCTGACACAGGTACAAAACCACTTACAACTTTAGCTATGAGTCCAGACTTTGATAAAAGCATTCGTGATTATGAAATGAATATGAGAAAATTAATTGGTACTATTCCAATAGCTGATTCGTCAAGACCAAGACGTTTTTCACATCAAGAAAAGATAGTAAATTTACAAACAATGGCATCAGATGTATATGACGGATCAACTGGCGCAGCACAGTTTAATTCTGAGGAACAAAAACAGTATATACGAGATTTAAATTTAGTGCTTAAGGACTTTATAAGTAATTCAGATACATTGAAAGGTACTAAATATGAAAGAAATATACCAACAAGTGTCTCAAATTTAACTAGTTTAGGTGTACCGGAAGAACAAGCGTCTACATTAAAGGAATTTAGAAATTCTATTAAGTCAGAGGACTCAAAATATCTAGCCGCTTTAAATGCTACCAATGTAAAAATGTACACAGATACTCTTACTGATTATGCACCATTTGGACAATTCCAGCAGGCTGGTAGGAATATATCAAGTACTACTAATGCTATGTCTTATAGACCTACAGATTCATCAATAGGTACTGATTTTCCAAGTTTACGTACTACAAAAGAAAATGAAACCATAGCTGCAGGTAGATATGGTTCTCAAGGATATGGATTTAATGTAATAGCTGAATTAAGAAATACTGCTAATACTTTTGAGGATCAAATAGTAATAGCTGGTAAATTGGGAAAAATATTAACTTCAGTGACAAAAACAATAGTACAGCCTTCTGCATTAGGAAGATCTAGTTTGACTGATGCAAGAGGAAGATTGAAAGATGTACCTGACAAAGAGCTTGGAGTTAGTACTATTATAGATGGTAAAGAGAGGCAAAACTTAGTAGATGTTAGGAAGAGTATAGATGATCTTAATAGAGTATTTCAAAATGTATTAGGGGTGCCGCAAAAATACAGAGGGCGCGCAGATAAAGCGCTAATAAAAGATATAGAACAAGCAGTAACTGTTGTACGTGGTGAAGATCTAAATATACAAACGGCTAAAATTGCTGAAACATTTTTTAATTACTATGGCAGAAAGTTTACCACCAGATATGGTTCTAAAGGAGTTTCAGTTCAATCTACTGCTGGTGTAGTTGACAAGTCTCTTGTCAATAAATTAGGTAATATTAAAAATATCAAAGTTTTGGATGATACCAGTAGAGAGAATACTGGTTTAGGTTCTGCAATTATGCCTAGAAGTATGGGGGCGTTAATGTCTGATATATTTACTAAGTATAGTAAAGAATTGGTAGCTGGTGGGTATGATGTTACTGAGTTGAAACGAAGTTTGCAAGAAAGTGGTAATAAGTTTATGATTAGTATATTTTCTAATTCTGATTTAGGAGTAGTTCCTAAATATGAAGCAGAAGCCCAACGAATACTTTATACTAAGGTATTTGCAGCTCTTAATAGTTTAGATTTAGGTTTTTCATTAGGTAAAGACATAGAAGGCATTAAGAAATTTAAAAAGGACTACTCATCGGAGATTGAAGATGGTAAATTATATGAAGAGAAACCTATAGATATAAGAATAAGCTCATATGGGGCAGGCAAGCGTGGTTTACAGACTGAATTATTGGAATCCGCTATGGGTAATGTGGTAGGTACTGGGCAACAAGGTTCAACTACTCTTAACACTAATTTTAAACCAGACGTATACAAGAGTATATTAGGTACTGAAGGTGGGGGTAAGTTTCCTAGTCTAAGTGAGTACAGTAAGGCTCTTGGTTTTACTGTGGTAGACAAAAATACAGGAGAAATGGAAAAAGAAATATTTAATATGTTGGCCATACAGAAAGATATTATATCCGAAAAGGAAGCAAGTAGTTTAATATCTAAAAAAGATTCAAAAGAAGGAATTACTATAGAGCAGCAATCTAAACTAGATGAGAGAATGGCAGTACAAGCGCAAGCCAGATCAATGGCCAAATTAGAGGCATCTTCCAATTTTTATTCTAATACGATAGATGAATTTGGGAATGAAAGAAAAAGCATCATCGGGCCAAAATTTGTTGAGATAGTGGAAGATCCAAATGCAAATCCTCCTTGGAGCAAGTCAGATATTTCAAAACAGATAAAAGGGGAGCGTTTAAATATCCCTGCCTTTGGAGCATACGCTTCAATTTTTGGAAAAGATTCTAATATAATAAGTGAAATGTCAAAGAGTATTCCATTGGATGCAAAAAAACATTGGGAATATTTAAAAGCACTACAAGCTATTACTGATGAGACTGGGGTTTTAAAAGATAACCTACTAAAATCTGCTCAAAAAGTGGACGTAAGCACACTAACTACTTTTACTGAGTCTACTGGTACTTTTATGCCATCAGAGATAGATTCTGGAAGAAGTTTAATTAACACTATATTAGATACTAAAAAATTTCCAGGTGCAATAAATCTTCAAATTCCAGACTCAAAAGATCCAAGCAAACGACAAGATTTTTATGTTCCAGGAGCTTTAGCAAGAAGTACTTATCCAGAACCAAACATCGCAGGAGAACGCGGATTAGACCTAATTTCTAGAAGACTTACTAGAGTGGTAGATGCTGCTAAAGAAGTAGATAATCTTAGAGCTTCTGCTGATATAACTAAAGATGGTAGTACTCGTATATCTGATACTAGAGGAAGAATTGTTAATAGACTAACTAATCTTCGTAAAGAGGTTGATACTATAGTAGCAGCTATAACTAAAAATCCAGAAAAAAGAGAGGATAAACTAGGTAGATTAGAGCAAATATTAGAAAGTTTTAGACCAGCTCTAACTACATTCGGTACTGATCCAGATATTAATTTGACTAGGGGAGTACAATATGGAAGTGCAAATGCTACTTCTGCCCAAACATACATAGATGATTTTTTATCCAGACAGAAAGGAAAAAATAAACCTATTGAAAAAGCATATCAAACCACTATTAATGAAGCAGTAGACCAACTTATAGGACCAAATCCAAATAATTTAAAAACTGCTCCAGAGCGAAGAAATGCAGAAAATATAACAAGTAAAGCTTCCTCTTTTGGTGTAGATAGGATTGATAGTTTAGCACGTAGTTTAAATGTAAACCCAGCAAAAGACGATGATCGTTTAGGCAAAAAATTAGATGCTTTAGAGCGTGCTAAAATAAATTACTACCATACTCTAGCTAATACCGTACTTGGTAAAACAGGTTCAGTTCAAGAGTTTTTATTTACAAGAAAAGTTCCTGCTATAATGGCAAAAGCTACTAATGCTGTAGTAGACAAAACTGAAGATTTTAAAAATTTTAAATCTAGTCTAGAATCTATCATTACAGACACAGAACTAGATACAGGTATACTTAGTACTTTGGAGAGTGCTATCGAAGAAATAGATAGTATTGCTGCTAAACATTCAAAGTCAGTGTCGGCTCAAAGAAAGAAAGGGTTTGTAGTACTTAAACAGCATCAACTGGGAGTACCTGAAGAGCAGGCAAAGAGATTACCTGCAGAGTTTACTAAAACTTTTTCGTTTGATTCAAAAGGAAATGTCTCAAGTATGCTAAGTAAAGAAGATCAAACTAAAGGTGAAACTTTGAAAGATCTTTTAGAATACAGAGAGTCGTTACAAAAAGGGATAGCAAATTTAGGATCAGATTCTGAATTACGTTCTTCTGTACAAAAAGATTTAGATCAAAGATTAACTCCATATATAGAGAGTGTTCGTTATCCATTTACTGGAATATCATCAGTACAGCCATATGAAGCAAAGTTGTTAAGTCCTGAAAAAGGAAAAAGACAATTAAGTAAGCATTCTTTAGCGGTTCCTGGAATACCTGATTTAAATATTGAAGAGTTCGATATGATGAAGAAGTCTATTGATGAGGTCGTTGATAAATTAACCATGAAAAGGGAAATAGAATATGGTAAAGTTTCCCCAGATACTGAAGAAATTTCAAGATTGACACAAACTATTCATAAATTAAATGAAGCAATTTCTAATGTTATACCAAAGTATGTAGCTCATCAACAAAAACTAGATTTTGATGGTGATCAAATAGAAATACATTCTGCAAAAACTGCTGCTTCTAGAAAGGAAATTGAAGCTCATTATAAAAAATTAACCACTTATGACACTACAGGGTCGACTACTGCTAAAGCTTATGGGGATCAGTTTACTTATGATGCAGTTAAGGGTGCAAAAATAACAGGTAAGTACACATTAGCAGAGCAGCAATTAGCTTTTGAAAAGAAATTTCCAAAAGAAGAGGGGTTTGGTTATTTAAAATCTCCCTTTTTAACTAAAGAATTAGAATATCTACAACCAGAGAAAAAATTAGAGATTTTGTCCAATATTCCAAACGAATTGGGGGTTAAAGGGGATCCACTCTCAATATTAAAAAATGTTGTCGAAGATTCATTTAAGAACGATAAGATAAAGCAGAAGCTAAATACTATTTTAGACGCTGTAAAAGGTAAAGATGGGGATCCTTTAAAATATAGTACTGTTTTACTTAAAGCTCTAGAGAAAAATAGCCCCAGATATGCTAAAATAATTAATAATAGTGTAAGTGACGAATTATATAATAAAAAATATCTTAATACTGTAAATGCACAATTATTTAAAACTAATGTAGGCCCTGATACTGAAGCATTAAATCGTATATTAAAAATAGTAGAGCATAATATAGGTTTTGGGCCTGGCATGGCAGAAACTGGAAAATCTGATTATAATTTTACAGAATCATTAGAAAAACGTTATCCAAAGGATCTAAAGATTTTTGGAGACGAAATGGGCCAGGAATTAAATTTCCTAATTAATGAAGTGGTACGGGTTGGAATACAGAAAGGGCTTGATGTTAAACATGCTGGTGAAATTCCAATTGCTGAAGAAATTACTAACTTACTTTCTCAAAGTAAGCCAGGAACTGCGAAATTATTACAAAAAATAGAAGAAGGCGGATCCTATAGTGACTTAAAAGAATTACGTGATGCGAATAAAAAAGCATTGATGGCCCGTTTAGGTGATTTTTCTACAGAAGATTTATTAATAGATGCTTCTAAAGTTGCTTCTGGAAGAGGGCAACAAAAACTAATTACAGATTGGCAATCAGAACAGGCAGAAGGAAAAAATATTCGCCCAGCTGTTAAAGATTATTTGGTTAAAGAATTAGGTTTTGAAAGTTTTTTAGGTGATATATCTAGACAATTAGAAGAGGCTACTTATAATGGTATTATAAAAGGATTTTCTACTATGGCTCCATCAAAAAGAGCAGAAATACTAAAAGGACAAACTCCTGAAAATTATGCTAGATATAAAATTAAAAAACAACTAGAAAGTGGTGGTTTAGACATAAAGAATCTGGCAGAAAATCAAAATACTCCTTTATACAAATATAGGTCTTCAGGAGCAGATTTATATAAACAGCGTGGAATTTACCAAGAAACTATGGGGCATGACGTTACTGTTCCAGAAATAGAAGGGAGGTTTTTGGGACAGGATAAACAGTTTAAAGAATATAGAAAAAAATTGGCAGAATCAAAAGCTGTAGCAAAGAATATGCAGTCTAGTTTTGGAGATTTCACACAGTCTGGAATGTTAGGGGATGATAGTTATTCTATATTATTAAAGGAGAGTATAGAAAAATTACGTAAAGATGCTAAAGATATAATTTTATTAAATAAGAAAGCAGATAGAGATGCGGATAAGATAGGGCTATCATTAGAAGAAAAATTAAATGTAGCTTCATTACAGGAGTTGTCTAACGAGGGTAAAAGACCTTTAACTCCTGCAGAAAAGTTGATTGACCCTAAACATGCTGCAAAACTAGAGATAAGTAAGCCTATAAAATCTAAATTAGATTCTTTGTCTGCTACTTTAATGCAAGCTACTAATAAAGACGCGTATACTCATTTAGAGACTTTGGGTAGGAAAGTAGGAGTATTAGGAGTTTCTTCTGAAACTATGGCAACTAGGGATATTGATTATAGACCTATGGCAATGCGTATAGCTAAACAAAAAATGCCTGACCCTAGTCAACAACAAGGTGAAAAATTTGAAAAATTAGTATCTTCTATAATAGATAAAGCAGTTATTCTTGATCAAGCAAAAACTATTTTGGATGCTGCGAAAACTAAAAAATCAGAAGGTATATTTTTGGAAGGGCTATTTCCTAGATATGATAAAATGGCCAGTCAAGGAGAATTTTTTGATAGTACAAGAGCGGAAGTACAGGTTAGTAATAAAGAACAAATGGCAAGAATACCTAGGAGTCGAACTACTGGTGTAGGATTTGATGGTATGGCGGCCGAAAGTAGTGGAATGCTTTCCCCTGGACAAGGACCGGTACCAGTCTATTTAGTAGGAGTAGCTTCTGATGTAATGACTGCTGCAGAGTCTACTGGGGTTCAATTTAGTCAAGCAAAAAGTTTTGCTCAAACAACTACTAAAGAAAAAATTCCTTTAGAATTATTTAATCGCATTGAAGAAGCAAAAGAAATTGTAGATAAACTTACTGGTAAACTTAATGACGCTGATACTAATGAAAGTAATTTTGGAGAAAAATATAGAGCAAGCCAACTAAAAGGCACTAGTGAAGGGCTTAGAAATAGAAATAATCAAATTGAAGCAATTAAAGAGGTAATGACTAAATTTTCTACTAAATCAACACCCGGAGAAGACGTAAGGTCCGACATAATGACATCATCTTCGCTTGTTGGTACAGGAATGCATGTCAAATTACAAGAAGAGCTATATAAAAATTTAAGTAATGTATCTATTGAAGTACCTGTAAAATTTGAATCTGAGATTGCAGGAGAAGTTTCTGGTACTATTGATGTACTTCAGAGAGATGATAATGGGACAGTACAGAAAGTTATAGACATTAAAACTCTTTCAGACCCAGCCTTTAAGCATATAGAAAAAGCCGTTGAAAGATTACAGAAGAAAAAAGGAACCACAGAAGTAGATTGGAAGGATGTAAAAGAAGAGTTGTCTGGTAAAGGGGCCAGTTATAGATTAAAAAATGAAAAATTAGATGAAGTGGCTTCTCAGCTAAATTTATATTTAGCTTCAGAGCAAGTAGGAAATAAAGCCGCAAAAGCAGAGGCTCATTTTTATAGCAGAGCAGTCGGTGGGGAAAAGAAAAAAGCGGTAGTATCGTTTAGTTTTGATCCAAAACGTTTAGAACGAGATATGTCAGCTATTAAAATTGCTAGAGATACTATTTTAGCCGAGCAGGGAGAAGGCGCTTTTGCTCCTACTGCTTCTTTTAAACAAGCAGAGGCTATAGCTGCTAAATTAGAAAAAATTAAATATGATGCAGAAGAAGTAAATAAACTTATTCGAACTGGTAGAGATTATAGTGATGTAACTCAATATAATATGTATAGAGGATCTGCTGCCAGTTCTCATGGTAGGGGTGGCCCTAAAGCAAGGATGGCCACAGAGGCTAAAAGGGCTGCAGCAAAAAAAGCTTTTGATTTAGACCAAAATTTAACTGCTAAACCTGTAACATCTGGTAAGTTACTTTCTGATGTTCATACAAATTTAACCAATTTGCATAAACGATCTAAATTATTGTACGCTACTTTAGAACGAGGATCGGTAGGCACAGAGGGGCCAGATTTTGAAATGCTCCATAAAGAAATTAAAAAAGCTATATTAGAAATTACCGATTCAGGCCCTAAAAGAATGGATTTTAGTAAATTAGTAACTGATTTGAGTAAAAAAGGAGAACTAAAACGACGAGACGTAACTAAAGCTTGGCAAACATACAATATTGCTCAAGGGGATTACTTTGTAGAACTTACTGAACGTATGAAGAAGAACTTAGAAGAAGACCCATACGATGTAAGTAAATATAGTGATTATGAATCTACTGTCAAAAAATTTCAGAAATTTGTAAGAGGATCTCTAGGAAAACGTACAGATATTTATACTTATAATAAACAGTATGTTTCTCCGGAATTAGCAAGAGGAGCCCAAGTTTATTTAGAGCCAGAACAGTTAATGAAGAAAGTCTCTGGCCCGTTAGGAAATGATGAAGACTTATTAAAAACGTTTAAACAAATGGTAGATGTGCCATATGAAGAGTATCCGTCCCCTAAAGAAGCAGTAAGAACAGCGTTAAGGCAATTAGTTAAAATAGACGACGAACTATTAAATATATATACTGATGCTGAAAAGGTAGCTAGAGTAGGCGAAGTTATAGAGGGGGCTTGGGATTTTAGTAATATAAAAGTAAGTTTAGCTAGAATGAAGGCCGCCTTAAAGTTGTTAAAAGAGAACTCATTTGATGAAGATCCTGAAAAACTTGAATATTATGATAAATTATTTAAACGTGTTTCTGGGCTAGACACTATGTACGCTGATATGGATTTTGGTAATGCTCAGACAAAAGACGCTACTACTGGTACTTATGGGGATATTGGACTTATAAAAGTTCCTAAAGTTTTTTCTGCTACTGAACAATTAGCATTACATGAAAGAAATGTTAAAAAGATTACTGAGTATTACCAACGTTTACAAGATCTTGGAGGAGCGAAAATAGGAGAAGCTCTCCCTTATGATACTAAAGTGTTTAGTACCTCAGGGCAAGTAATTAAAAATAAACGTACCGTTTTTAATAAGTATGGAGAGTCAATAAATTCTGCCGGTGAAAAGGTGAGTAACTTTACACAGAAAGAAGCAGATCTCATGGAGATGATGCAAGGCTCTAATAAAACTTTTAAATTAGCAATAGGTAGAGTTGTAAGATGGGGAGCAGCAGCTACTTTAGTATATGGCGGTTTTGGAGCATTAAAATCAGCCGTTAATGAGATCTCTGATGTAGAAATGGCAATCGCAAATCTACGTATGGTAATGAATCCACTACAAACTGATTTCAATAAATTACAAAATTCTGCAGTAGGATTTGCTAAGAAGTATGGTGTAGAAACTACTGGAGTATTAAGAGGTATGAAGATATTTGCCCAGCAAGGTTTGGGACAAGAAGAGGTTATAGATAGAACTGAGACCGCTACTTTAGCATCTAATGTTACTACACTTAATTCTGTAGAAGCCACAGAAGCTCTTACCGCATCAATGAAAATATTTGGCACAGAAGGCGAAAAATCTATGCGCTTTTTAGACGCGTGGAGCGAGGTAGAGTCTAAGGCTGCTATTACTGCCGGTGATTTAGCTGATGCTATTAAAAAAGCAGCTTCTGCAGGTAAAAATGCAGGTTTCACTTTTGACGAGTTGAATGGCATGATTGCTGCTATAGGCTCTGTAACCAGACAAACAGGGAAGGAAGTAGGTACTTCCTTAAGATTTATTTTTAGAAGATTAAGTGCAGAAAAAGGCCCTAGAGAATTAGCTAAACAAAATATTCCAACTATAGGACCAGAAGGACAATTAAGGGACGGTTTTGACATTCTATCAGATCTTGCAGGTAGTTGGGATGAATTAGGCAATTCTCAAAAATTATCAGTAGCTCAAGCTATTGGTGGTACTAGACAATATAATCAAGTACTTGTACTGATGGATAATTGGGATGAGGTATTAAGAAGTTTAACTAATAGTATGAATTCTAAGGGATCTGCAGAACGAAGAAATTTAGAGTTGATGAAAACATATGCAAAACAATTAGAACAAACAAAAGCTTCAGCTTCCGAATTGAAAATAGAATTGGGTAAGGTTATTCTTCCTACATTTAAAGCAGGTTTAAAAGGAATGAAGTTATTTTTAGACACTGTTAATGCTATTCCTACTTCTATAAAAGCAGCAGGCGCAGGTTTAGCTACATTATTTGCTTTTACTTCTAAAGGAGCTCCTATACTAAAGAATTTATTTGCAGTATTAGATAGAGGAAGTATTATGGCAAAGGATTTTTCTGCAGATTTTAAAAAAGGATTAGAGATAGGTGGTTTCGAGGCACTCGGTATTGGAGATCCTAAAAAGAACGATGCTTTATATGGATTAACTACTATAGGTGGTGAAGCTGCAAAAGGAATGGATAAGTTTCATTCTTCTATTGGAAAGACCGGGTATTTACTTACTGAAATAGCAAAATCTTATAATAGTTTTTTGGGCACTGCTTTAAAGAAACCCGCAGATTTATCTGCAACAGTTGCGGGCAATGTCAAGGATATAGTGCTGGTAAATTAATGAGTGATTTTTCATCTGAAAATACCAAATTAATAAAAGCAATGGCTCCTTTGGTAGGAACTGGTGTAGGTGTGGCTTTAGTGGCACCGTCTGCTATTAAAGGGCTTAAGTCACTAGTCACTACGGCAAAAGATTACAGAGATGAGAAATATAAAATAATATCAGCTGATGAAGCTCATATACAAGCAATACGAAGTGTGGAATTAGAGTATGATGGTTACGAAAAGAAATTAAAGAAAATAAATAGAATAAGTGATTCTTCAGAATTACAGACTAAAATGGTTGATTTAGATACGTATAAAAGTCCTATATTAGAATTGATACGTATGCAGAAACAATTACAAGGGTTTAACAATAATTTAATAGACATTAATCCAAATGTTATAACAGGATATGATACATTTGGAAATGCTATTATTGGAACATCTAGTAGTCTTAAACAGTATTTAGCTATATTAGAACAAACAAAGGTTAAAGAATTAGCTTTAGAAAAAGTAGATGTTGCTAAAAGATTTATTTCTGATTTAACTAAAACTGGAGGTTCTGAGAAAGTAAAAGAAGAACTTAAATCTTTAGCGTCTGAGTTCCCTGTTATTGGCAAACTTATTTCTTCTAATATAGTAATAGGCACTAGACAGGCTATAGGCACTGTACAAAAAGAATTAAATAAATTAATTACTTCTAGAAATGAAAACCCAATATCAACAGCTTTTGATAGTGATATTAAAAAATTAGAAGATAGCTTATCTAAGCTTAGAGATAATTTTAAAAGTTCTGTTTCTGATTTAAAAAAGACTCTTTCTGACATTGACTTACAAGGTTTATCAGCCGAAGATATAATAGATGTGTTTAGTTCTCCAGATTTAAAGAAAGGTTATGAATTATTACTTGAGTACGATGTAAAATTTAATACCCCATTTACTAAAGGAAAAGCTGATATTGGCGATTTAATAGGTAAACAGGTTCTTGGTGGAATTAATCCTAGAATAACCCCTGTGTTAGAGGCTATACCGGAATTAACTTTAGAACGTACTAAAGAAGCAGGTATACAGCCACTAGAAGGAAAGAAAGAAGTTTCTCTACGGTCGGGAGATATAGCAATTTTAAATGATGAATTCTCAAAAGATTATAATGTAGCAGGAAGACAAGCTCTAATAGATGTAAAAGATACAGATAACATAATATTAGAATATTTTGATAAAAGACAGAATGAATTAAAAAGAAAAACCTTTGATATAACGGATATAAGTCCTTTTGTCCAAGCAATTCTACCTACTAAACAGATTATGGATGCTACAGAGGACAAATTACAGCAATTAAATGCTTTTGTGGTAGGAGCTTCAGCAGGTATATCTTCTATGGATAATAGATTATTACTAGAACGTAACTTAGATTTAGGTGGTAGATTTTTTAGTGATATTAGTACGGGCACTCTAGTTCAATCAGACAAAGGGTATAATCCTATAACGGAAACGTTTGGAACACAGTCAGAAAAACAAGGGTATGCTGCAGATTTCAAAAAATATTTTTCGGATCCTATGAATGATTATAGTAAACAAATGAATCAATTAAAGAGTTTAACATATGAAGGTATTGATACTAGTGAGGTACAATTAGTAGGTGCCCTCAGAGAAGAATTATCTAATATGCAAAGTATACTTAAGAATAATCAAATAGTATTTCAATATAGAGCGGTACATGAAGATCTTAATAAAACATTGGAAGAAGGTACTAGAGTATTAGAGCAAAATATTAATTTAGAAAAACAAAGGCAAAAAGTAGATACACATAGTACAGGGTTTTTATCTGGAGTAGCAAAAGAGTTAGATAATTTGGATTTAGGTAATTATGATTTTAGTTCTTTAAATACGCAACAAAAGCTATTATCAGAATCAGATAGTTACAGACAAACCGCTGGTACAGTAAAAGTACGTGAAATTGCTTTAGAAGGTGTTAAACAACAATTGAACGAAATAGAAAAAGCAAAATTAGCTATAACATCTATAGATAAACTTAATACTGGTTTTGGAAATAAAATTACCCCAGATCAATTTGAACAGTTTGTAAAGATTACAGATACTGGCGGATCCCCTATAGATGCTAAAATGCTTCTTCAAAATGAAGCTATATTGAAAGAAGAAAAACTTACAAATTCTAATTTAGAAGAACTTATTAATATTATGGGAAATGAAGATGACATAGCAGGTAAATTAAGTGCAAGTTTAGAACGCAATGTTAGTTCAAAAACTTCTGTATTACCAATTGCAGCAATAAAAGATTTAAGTTCTTTAGGTAATATACGAGAGAAAGCCATCAAAGGGGAAAATTATGAATTTGCTGCAAAAATAGATCAAGTAATGAATACTTTTTCAGCAAAACTAATAGGAACAGTAGGAACAGATAAAGTATTTAAAGCGATATCTGCTAATAAAGCATTAAATTTAGTAAACCCGTTTTCTAAACAGATCTCAAAAGAAGAGTTTATAGGAAGGTCTATTAGGGGCGCTAATTTGTCTCCTGAAAAATTTATTGCCGATCTAGATAAATCTCAGAAAAAGGGGTGGTCGTTATTTAATTCTTCTATAAAAGATTCTCAAAATTATAAACAGTTTATATCTTTGAGAGAAAACAATTCAAATGAATCGTTTATAAAATCAAAAGATGTAGTTAAGGCTGCTGCAGCTTTAGCTGTGGCAACACAATTTTCTAAACTTTCCCAGGGTAGTAAATCTTCAGAACTGGCAAAACAGTCACAGAGTTTGGAAGAAAGAATAGATTTTGCTACTAAATCAAAAGCAACACCTGCAGTTATATCAGCACTTGAAAAAGAATTAAAAGCTACTAGAATAGCTTATGAAAAATCTGATAAAATGTCAGCAATATATGGTGTGACTCAGGCAGCAAGTGGTATTGTTGGGGGGTCTACTTTATTAGCTCAAACTTTAGGAGCATCAGAAGGAACGGCTAAAGGAACAGCTGCTGTAGCTTTAGGTACTTATGGGTTATTAAAGATGCTTAGTAAATCTGTTGGGCAGGATCTGCCCACTTATGTAAAAGAATTTGGGGATAATGTAAAGCCTTACATGAAGAAATTTTCTGAAGGAAAGGAAGTAGGTGACTACAAATTTAAGAAGATGACTGAAGATTTTGTTAAAACATATAAAGAAGAATCTAAAAGAGCAACGGGAACTGAACAGGGGAAAGTTGCAGCACAAACTAAAAAAGAATATGATAGTTTATCATCAAAAGAGCTAAAAGAATTGAATAAAATGTCAAAAGAATTTTATGAAAAAGCTTCTACAAAGGTGGATGAAAAGTCTTTGACATTATTAAAAACTTTAACTGTAGGTTTAACTGCGGCTTTTGCTGGGTATGCTGCCAAACAACCAGATACAAGACGTAATACCTTAGTAAATAATGCACAAAGAGAAAGTGAAGCATTCAATAGTTTATTGGCCTCTAACACTAAATATGTAGATGATGTATTTAAACGCACAGTAAAACAGCAAGACGATTCAAGCATAATTTCTCAGAAACAAGAGCAGACTACAGAGTCTAAACTAATTAATCCTGATGATGAGAAAAAGAAACAATTACAGTTATTAGATAATAAGTCTGAATCTATCAGTAAAGAGTTACAGTCTATTTTAAAAACTCAAGCAAGAGATATAGCTAGTTTAGATGCTGCGAATTTATTAAGAGAAGCACAATCAAGACTAGAAGATTATGTTTTATCAATTAGAGACAGTTTTGTTGAATTCTCAGTTCAAAAAAGATTAGGGGGCCCTTTATCAACAGGAAATAAATTAGAAGGTTATGAAGAAGATGCTGTTTTTCCTTCATTTATTAAAGACATGAGTGCTCAAGCAAGAACATTCGCAAAGTACAAAGACGAAAAAGTTAGAGGAGGAACTTTTGGTGGTGCAATTAAAGATAGTATAGGTAATGGATTTAATGCTATTATTTCAGGAATAGGAAATAAGTTTGAACAGTTATTGACTCCTTTTACTAATTTTAATGAATTCATGGCGTCATATAAAGTAGGTGATATGACTTATAGTGATCAAACTGGAGTGTATAATAGACTTGGCAAACAACAACAATCATATATTGGACTTGGTTCTGTTATATCTAAGGAAATAATGAAACTAAATACTGTTATAAATACTTCTGGCCAAAATAAACAAGTTAAAAATGCTGCCGAAGATAGAAAAGATGATTTAGAAGATTTATATCGAAAGCTAATTGAAGAGTCTGATAAGACTAAGGACCATTTAAATCAGTTAGGTACAGCTTTAAGTAATTTTAATTCTTATACTGAAAGTCTACAAAAATTAAATAACGTTATAAAGGAATTATCAGTAACAAGGGTCGTTAACAATCTCAAAGGTATGAAGGAGTATCAAGAAAATATATCTAAAATGGTAGGCGGCTCCCATCCGTCAGCTGCTACAAATATAACATATGAGCAGGAACGTATGGGTGAAAGAGTAGGCATCGATTTAACTAATAGAAAAAGTACGAAGTATGATGTTGAAGAAGTACAAACATTAAATGCTATACAAAAAGGTGATACTAGTTTAGAAACTATGATGAAGTATTTAGATATTCGTAAACAGGAAAATAGAGATTCTTCAAATGATACTAAACAGAAGGAAGAAGATATATTTAGAGCATCATTACAACCATATGAGGAGTTTATCACGTCTTTACAGCGCCTTAAAGGTATGGAAGGTGTAGGTTCAAAAGAAGGTAAAGATATTACTAGTGTAATGGAAAGCTTGGCAGATAATATGGCAAGAGCAACAGATATGATTACTGTAAAGCAAGCGAAGATAGAATTAAAAGATTCTTTTGGTTTTTTTGAACGTGGAAATAAAACGTATAAAGATGAAATGCAGCGATTAAAAGCTATGGACCCATATGATACTGTGAGAAGAGGTATGCCAGTAAAAGAGATGGAAAAATTTAAAAAAGGTGGAGAGTATGATGAATTACTTACTAAATCTCTATTAGAGATTCCTTCTTTAGATATGAAAGAAATGACTCTCGCAGTAGCGGATCCTATTACTGAAAAATTAGATATTAGTAATAAGTTACTTAGTGCACTAGTTAAAGAATCAGGCGGAATGTCCCGTTTAGATATTAAAGATTTATTTAATCCTGAAAAAAAGGCCAGCGGTGGTCGTATTTTTGGAGCAGGAGGTCCGAGAGATGATAAAGTTCCTGCATATCTAAGTCCTGGAGAGTTTGTAATTAGACAAAGTGCTGCAGTCGACATAGGTTACGCTAATTTAGAGCATATGAATCAAGCCGGTTCTATACCAAAATTTGGAGCAGGCGGAAAATTGACTAAACAGCATATATCCGGGGCAATATCTTATTTTAATGATGAGGATGGTTCTTTACCAGACGTATTTAATCCAGAATCAAAACTGTTTAATAAAGGTATAACGAAACGATATCTTAAATACTATAAAGAAACACTACCACAAAAAGTTCAAGAAAGAGACGATATTAAATCTATTAAATCATTAAAAGATCTTTATAATACATTATTAGATGTAAGTGATGGGGGTATTTATACCCAAAATGATTTATTTTTAGAAGACTACTCCCCTCTGTTTAAAAGACTAAAAGAGGATAATAAGCCAGCCCTAACTAAGTGGGTAGAGAAAAATCTAAGAGGAACTAAAAGTACTGCTACTAAAGGTACTAGAGGTATTATAGGTATGAATATAGAGGAAGCTTTAAAAGAAAAAGATGGAGGATTAATACCTAGATTAGCATCTGGAGGATTTTTAGAATCTATAGCTTCAGGAAAAGGTTTTAGACATGTTTCAGATAAAATGCGCGGGGCTCAAAATTGGTTAGAAAAGAAGAGATTAGACTCTGTTTATACTGAAAATTTTAGTATAGGGAATTTACTAAAACAAGGAGCTTTTGCCACAGCGGAATTAGGAACTCGTTTAGGTAAAATGCCAATGGATATGTTTTCTATGATTGAAGGTACTTCAGATTTAGGAATAAGTGGTCTGAAAGATGTAGGTTCTCAGTTGTATACTGCAGCATCTGGTAAGATTAAAAATGATGGAGTGGTTGGTACATTAAAAGATATTGGAACTGCTGGAATGGATGCTTTAAAAGACTCTATTTCTAAAGGTGGATTGGGTATTACATCAGAGGTTTTAGCTGCTGTTACTGGAATAGGTGTAACTAAACAATTAGCTAAATTAGATAAAGCTTCTATACCAAAATTATTTTTAAACGAGCGTGGCTCATTAAATTTTCCAGTTCCAAAAATGCTGCAATCAAAAATAGATGGTGTAACAAAATCATCTGGGCATTATTCAAATAAAGATATATTAGATGTGTATAGACGTCAAGCAGGTACCCCTAGTGAATTAGTAGATGAAGAGCTTGTTAATATTACAGAGGACAATATAGGTACTTTAATAAATTTAACTAGGCCTAAGATAGGATCATCAGTAAAAGAACTTAAAGAGGCAGAATTATTACATAAACAACTAAGAGCTTCTATGGTTAAAGTTAAAACCTATTCAGACTCTGATTTAATATCTATGTTAAGGTCAGAGGCTAAAGAGAAATTATCTAATGAATTATGGCAGAAAAGATTAAATTTAATTACTGATTCACACATAAAAACTAAAAATATACAAAAATCTAATATAACTAAAGAGGCTTTAAATTCATTAGAGAATAAAGCCTTTGGAAAATTAAAGAAGATAGAAAAACAACCATTATTAAGTACGAATGATTATATTAAACAGGCCGGTTTTCCAGCTGATATGCCAAGCAGTGAGTTAAACGCACTTAAAAATCAAGTCAGACAAGCTAAAAGTTTTGCAAAAGCTAATAATGTTCAATTTAATGGTTTACAACGTACTCATAACCCAGACCCAGAAAAAAGCGCAGCTTTTTTCTATACTTTATCTGATAAAGCTGAGTACACTAAAGGAGTTGATTTAGGACTAACATGGCAAGGGTATGGAGGACAAGATCCAATAAAAGTAATGGAAAAAGCTAAAGTTTTAAATTTACAAAAACTTCAAGATATTTCTACTAGTGATATGAAGAAAAAAGTAGAAATGGTAAAACAATCGGAAGTTAAATTGACTCCAGCTCAGGAATTAACAAAGAAATTAGAAGCAAAAGCTTTTGGTCTTAAAGAAGGGGGTATTGTAAACTGGATTAATAATTTTGGAACCTCAAATGAGATAAGTAAGGGTATTGATACTCTTCAAAATCAAAAAAATAAATATGGCAAATTTAATAAAGGTATTACTAAAGATTTAGATACTAAAGATTCTAAATTTAATTGGCAAAAACTTAAAGAGAGATTTTTCGGTGGAGGGACTACTGGAGTAGAGTTTCAAGATACTATTGACAAATGGCAAAAAGGCGAATTAAAAAAATCAGATGGCGGTTTAATCCAAAAATTTGAAAATGGAGGTTTGTTATCAGGCCCAGGGTGGTTAGAATCTTTTAAAAAAGAGTCAGATGAGTTTGAAAAAGTAAGTTACTTAGGTAAAGCTGCTAAAAAACAATCTACTTATAAAAGTTTTACCGGAGATAGTTCTGACGCACAAGAGGTTTCAAGCACTGATTATGCTAAATCTATTACGAATAGCCAACTTCCAACTAGTAATGTTGAAGATTTACCATTCGAATCAAAGTCACTGGATGAAGCAGTTTCTAGTAGTAATGAGTCATCTAATAAATTAAAATTTTTTGATAGACATAAGAATAATTTTAATACTTATAGAGGAATTACCAGTAGTTTAGAAGTTAAAGCAGCACCAACTACGTTTCATGCAGATCAATTAAAATCTACAATTGATATTGCTAAAAAAAGAAATGATTTTATTCCATATACTAATAGTGAATTAGATAATTTAGTACAATTGGGGAATGTGGATCAATTAAATAAAAGAATAAAAGCTTATGATGGCACAGATACTGTAGCTCCTGTAGCTCTTTTTAATTCATTGGCAAAAGCTAGAAGGAAGACTACTAATGTTGATGACCCGTCTTTGACTAATACAGTTGATAAGACTATAAAAGATCCATCACAGCCTAATTCTTTTAAGACTATTGAAGATTTCTTGGCAGCAGGATTTTCTGAACAAGAAGCTAACTCTATAATAGTTCCAGATTTTAAAAAAGAAGATGGATTATTTGGGTTTAAAGGTACTCATCGTGATTTAATGAAAATAAAATCTGAGTTTAGAGAGGAAAGATTATCAGGTAAGCATGGTCCTCAAAAAGAAGTAGATTTTTATATGGCTGAACTAGGAACAACATTATTATCTACATTAACAGGCTTAATGGCTATGGCAGAGTCTCCTATAGAGACTACAAAAAATTTAAAATCATCTTTGGATAGTATAGCTGGTTTAGCACAGGATAAGATACTGAATGATGGAGTATATCAGACAGGAAAAGATACAGCAAAAGCAGCAGGAACTATGTTATGGGATGACTTAAAAACAGGTGGAGTAGGTACTTTAGCTACTTTAATAGATCTTTTTGTTGGAAGTAAAGTTAGTACTATTAGGAAAATCCCAAGTTCTATGGGTACTGCACGCTCTACTGTTCCTAAAATACTTAAGCCTCAAGCAGGAATGTCAAGTAATACTATAAAATATTTTAAAAAGCCAGTAGATGTCGATACTATGATTACTCCTTCTGAATTAAAAGAATTAGATCGTATGTTAAAACCTCAAGCTGGTGCTTCAACATCTGTAATAAAGGATTATTTTAAAAATAAAAAACCATCTATGTTTACTAATATTGGAGATAAATTTTCTAATGTTAAATCTAAAATGAAATCTTATTTACCTTCTTTTTCTAAGAGTAAGAAGGATTTGTCTTTGAATAATAGAAGAAAAAACCAAATACTCATGGATTTGGAGAATAATCCATCACTTATGTCACGATTACAGGGTAGAGTTACTACAGATAAAAATATATACGATGTGATGGAGCAGTACGCAAGTAATAAAGTAAGATCAGAAGATTTTATGCAAATGGTAGGTTCTGCTGTTAGAAAACCTAAAGATATTATTAACAAATATTCTCCTATAATGGGTAATAAATTTTCTAATTTTGGTGATATAATAGCGTCTAAATTTTCAAAAACTACACGAGATAAACGAAAATTTGAACGAGCAAAGAAAAATGCTAAACGTGGAAAAACTAATATAGATAAGCAGCGAAAATTTGCAAAAGATCAAGCGATATATAATAGAACTATTAAACAGCAGCTTCATTCAGAGCCTACTACTTCACGCAATCAATTTTTAGATGGTATTTATAGTTCTTTTGATGATTTGACTTCTGCACCTTCTAGAGTTACTAATATTAAGGAAACGCTAGGATTAAAAACAATAAAAGAAAATTTAAATAAATTTAAAAGTTCTAAAATTGATATAAATTCAGCAGATTATTTTGAGCTACAAAAAATACCTGGGGTTGGGCCAGTTCGTGCAGAAGCTATAATGGATTATAGAGAAAAGATTGGAGCATTTGAAAATATATCAGCTCTAGGAGATGTTCCTGGAGTTCCTTTAAGTGTTTTTAATAAAAATAAAGATATTATTACATCAGTACAGAGGCCTACTATTGATACTACCCCTATTACAAAACCTATGTATTCTGTGTACGATATGTTTGCAAATGTTAAATCAAAAGCTGAGGCGGCAAAACCTTTTGTAGAAGATTTAGTCCCAAATAAGTTATCAAAATCAAGAGTAGCTGCTGCTGCCACAGGTTCGGAAAAAATAAATAAAAATGAAATAAAAAAAGTATTAAAAAAGATACAAAAGGCAGTAGATAAAGGTAAAATGGAAAAAGCAAATAAAATACTTAATGCTGCTGAAAAAAAATACGGAGTAGCCTATGAAAAATTCGCACAAGGTGGAACAGTAGGGTTTAAAACACCTCAATACTTTAATACAGGTACGACCGATTTAATAAAAGATCTTGAAAAAGAAAAAGAATTACCACTTTGGGGATATAATACATGGAAAGATGTGTCTACTATTTTTACTGAAGAGGAACGTAACAAGGCTATTAACAGACAACTATTTGGTGTAGAATTTGGAAAAAAATCAGATGAAGAAGTGAGACTGTTAAAAAATGATCGTTTAGTAGCTAAAGCAATAACTTCTGGAACGATTAAACAATACTTGGCCTCAGCATCTAGAGTAAGGGATGGAGTAGTAAAACTTCAAGGCAAAGACGGATTTCATGATATAGATATAAATGGCCGTATACTAGCTGGAAAGGTAGGAATAGGAGCATACAGAGCGGATACGCCAGAAGAGCGCAAAAAACTAGAATCATATAAAGTTCCAAAATCAGAAATATTGGAGCAACAAAAAAATTATTTCGACAAAAAAGAAAAAATAGCTACTTTACGTAATGATTTTTTTAGTTCAAATGATTTTTCTAGAGAACTTCCTAAAGAACTTAGAGGAACTTCTTCTGCAAAATATTATAATTATTTAAAAAATATACATAATTTAAGGGCTATTAATAAAAAGAAGCACTTAGATTTAGATGGAAAATTTTTTAAGAAAGATGAACGCGCAGCTTTAGAGAAAGACTCAGAATATATGGATTGGGCAGCTCAATTTACAGGACCTATAATGGAGAAATTAGCTAAAGGAGAGCGCCCAGAAAGTCTAATAATGAAGATTAAGACCGGTAATAGTTTACGCCCTTATGAAAATTTATCTCTTTCAGAGGCAGTAAATGCTGCAGGAAGAGTTGCAGGGGCAAAATTACAAGGATTTCAATCGAAAGACTTTGAAGATAAATACGGATTTGATGAAACATCTGCATTTTTTGTAAGTCCTAGTTTATTAGAAGCTGCTAAAAGTGGAGATGAAGAAGCAGCTAATAGACTAAGATTAATGACCACCGATAAAAAAGAGTATTTAAAATTAATAAGTAATAAAAAAGAAGATCAAGCTTCGGCTGTTGAATTTTATAAAAAATTCTTTGTAGTTAATAGCGGACAAAAATATTACGGAGAAGGTAGTATTAAAGAATTACTTAAACAATTAACTGAAATGAAAGGGTCCGGTATAGCTTCAGTAACACCCCAGAAAGCTGCATGGGGAGGACGTATTTTTGGGGCAGGCGGACCGATGGATGATAAAGTGCCTGCTTATGTGAGTCCAGGAGAGTTTGTTGTAAGAGCACCTGCTGCAAAGAAACTAGGTTATGCCACACTTGATTTTATGAATCAAAGTGGTAATGTGCCTAAATTTAGTACTGGTAGTGAACAAAAAACAGATTTTAGTAACCTTAGTATGAATCCATTAGCTTCAAGTGCTATGAATAAAACAACTAATGTAAAAGCCACATTAGAAAATAATATTGTAAAGTTAGAAAATGACGTTGTAAAATTAGACAAAGATACAATAAAAGCAAAACTGGATGGTCCTATAGAAGTTAAATTAGAAAATGACACGGTTAAATTAGAAAGTGATACCGTTAAATTAGAAGATAATATTGTTAAATTAGAAAGTAATACTATCACTGCAGTCATGGACGGTCCAGTAGCTGCTGAACTTAAAGATAACATTGTACAATTAGAGAGTAATATTGTTAGGTTAGAAAATGATTCTATTACAGCTGTTATAGATAGTCCAGTGGAAGCAATACTTAGTGATAATGTAGTTAAATTGGATGTATCGGCTTTAGGAAATATAGGAACTGATATTGCGTCTGCAATAACAAGTGCTTTAAGTAACTTAGATTTAGGAAGTACAGTTGGAGCCGCACAAACTAATTTAGATGATTTTATGAATAAATGGAATGATAGAATACCCACTTTAATTATAGAAGGTATAGATAAAGAAATTGAAGTTTTAGCTGGTAATACACAACAAGTAGCACCACAATATAATAATGACTTAATTGAAAAAGTTAATTATCTAACTAATGTAATAGATAGTACTCAAGAAGATTTGAGAACACTGAGAATTAGTTATGACCAAAGGATAGGAGATGCAGAATATAATGCTAAAGAAGCAAGAAATATTAATACTTAAAAGGACATTTAAAATATGGCAGAGTCAATAAATTCACCGGATGGGTTGGAAGATGTGTGGGAAATGTACGGAGATGACTCAGGCTTTGTAGAAATAGAGTGTGAAGAATCTTCAGATTTAATAGGAGATATTTTAAATACTTATAGTATTCCGTATGATTCTACTACTAGTTTAGGGGGCTCATTAACTACGTTAGATATAAAACATATGGACGCCATAACAGTCATTAACTTATCATTACTAGAAGGCTCCATTAAGGCTGGCGGCATATTAGAATATTTTATAAATGAAGAAGGTGAATTCGAAGTAATGGAAATAGGACATCGTAATGGTAGTTTATCTCCTATCTATTATGAATTACAAACAAGTTCATATAAAGAAATGTGTGCAGGAGTAATGATTACTGGTGGAAAACCATTGATTAATAGAAAAAACTTAATATGGAAAAATATTTGGGGAAATTCGAAGACAATATATGATTCTACTAATATTATAGCTAATTGTTCTTTGGATAACTTCAGTACAAATGCTTTAATAGTTTTTAATGACCCCCATTTGGATTCTGCATATGAAGATGGGATAAATAATTTTTATGAATTAACACAAGATAACCCATGGGATAGGATAGTTGGCTACGCTACATATATAACTGTGCCAGGATATTCAAAGGATCAGTTATTAGACACAAAAATTGCCTATCATAAAACTTCAAAATTACCTATAATATGTGGAGTGGCCGAGGGTACAGAGGATGGTCCGGGATTAGGTACATTATTAGAACGTCCTATATACTCTGGCAATGATTCACCATCCTCATCAGTAGATAATTGCTGGAAGAATAATGGAAAAACAGTAGGCTCATATAAAGATGGAATTAAAATCCCATTAGATAAAAGTTTTTTTTATGAAAATGTTCGTGGGGAATTAGTAAGTAAGTTTGTAAATGTAGAAGCAGTTTATGTAGTAGGATACAAATTTGATTGGGTACACTCCATTCCGAAATCAGATGTTTATGCTAGACAAGAGCAGACAGAGGCTACTACTGATTTGATAGCTTCTATTTCGGATACAGTTAAAAATACCTATAAATTAGAGGAAGGTACACATTATTCTATAATGTTCTCCCCGAAAGATGAGGAAATTTCTAAATTTAAAGAACCTTATATAGTATTTGCTAAGAATACACGACCAAATGAGCCACAACAATTTAAACCATCACAAGAATACTATTTGGGAGCAGATTATTGCCATGGTAAATATCGACACCCCATCTATTTCAGTGTACGATCCTGAATTAAATGATGACCCAGGGGAACCTACTACTAAAGCTATAGATATAGCCAATGTTTTAGAGTATAAGATGGCGCCTATTGTTATAACAGAGCCCCCTGCTCCGATATCTTTTTGTGAAGGAGGAAGAGCACGTATAATAGATCAATCTTCTACACTTAAAGATAGCGACCCTACTACTAAACAAAACTTTACTGATACTGAATTGGAACTAGCTAATGATGTGATGTCTAGTGGGCCTGGTATTAATCTAACCTTATCATTTATAGAGGAAGAAAATGATTTACTTGATTTGGCAGAAAGTCTTTATGATTATATGAACTCTGCAGGAAATGGTGCTATAGAAAAGACATATATATGTGGTCCTGAGGCGGACCCAAAATTAGGAGCATTAGGGGATGATGGTATAATTAACGAAATTACTTATGCTTATTCTGATAGCGGATCTTATACTATTTCAGTAAATGAGGGAGCTTGGTTGGTAGGGAACTTAACTTCTGTAAATACCAGCACTTCTTTTAAAATTTCAGAGAGTGTATCTGCAAGAGGTACCGTTATAGAAGGTATTGGTGATGGAATATTTTTTAAAGTAAAATTAGATGGCTATGGAGAAAGAATTGCTATTAATACAGCTACTTCTATTTTAAGAGTAGGGGATGTTGTAACTTGTACAGTACATAACAACCCAGTGGAGACATAAATATGGCACAAATTGAAAAAGTTGAGATCAGAGCACAAATAACTATTGGTAATTTAACTGTAAGAACACCTTACATACAATCATTTAATGTGAGAAAGGCTAGAGGTCAAGTATCTTCTTTTGACGCCTCTTTAAAGGTTGAATATGAAAAAATGCAAGGAAGTGGAGTAGGTGGAGATATAGTAATCAAAGCAGGAACTTCTTCAACCATAAAAAAAATTTTTACAGGCATAATAAAGAAAGCTACCATATCTCCTTGTTGGAATGACCCAGGATTTGTTTTTCTTAATGTAAATGGTATTGATGCTTTAGGTATGTTACAAGGGAAGAAGTATTCTAGAAGATGTAGGGCAACTAAAGGGGTCTGGGTTAGTATTGACAGTGTTGTTAGATCAGGGCTAAGGGATGGCAAATTTGCATACAATACTGATACCGTAATAGTAGATCCAGCACTATCCCATGATCAAATTAATGAGTTAAATGAAACTAAACAACAGGGAAAAAACGTAGGAAAAGCGCCTAGGAGTAAAAAAGAAAAAACTCCTTTAGTAGAAATTTCAAGAAATATAGATACAGGGGTAGCTCCATAATGGCAGATATTACAAATATACAGATGTCAGGACTATCTCCTGGGAATACATATAAAATTAAAGTACCTATCAAAAAAGATCTTGGAACAGGGTATTCTCCAAAAACAGGTAATGTTGAGTTAGATAACAAAACATATGAATTAAAAGTCGGATTTTTATTAGTAAATGAGGAGAGTGGTATAGGTGAACTATTAGATAATTATCCAAACGAGGTGGCGATAGATTATAAACCGTTATTATATGGGGAGTCAACTATATATTTTTATGCTAGTACAGGAGAAATCATACGTTTTGGAATTATGCCTACAGAAGTACATGATCATTCTAGTATAGTGACAGGTGGACCAGCATATGGTACATACTTCACTGATTTAACTGAGGAGACTTAATTATGTCGGAAGTATGTTGTAATTTAGTAGGAAATTTTGATGATGTGGGGTTTAATCTTCCAGGAGGTTGTTTTATATCAGTAAATAATAATATAAATACTGAATATGGTAATTTCCAATGTGATAATTTAGATACTAGTGGTTACACGGTTGGTTCTTTAAATTTGTCAGCCTATATAGACCCACCAGACGTATACTCAGGCTGTGGTGGAAGGGCAGGAGTACAAATACTTTGGTTACGTAAATATAATTGTAGTATAGATAGGCTTCATTTTATATACGCTGGAGAAGGTCGTTCGTTTAGATCTACAGGTGCGGAAAATTTTGTCACACTAAATACAGAGTTTACTAAACGTACTAAGATAATAAATGCATCTTCCCAATCAGGACCAGGTGCTTTATATACTGATAATGAACAAATAGAAGGATTAGGTATGACCTTCAGTAAAGGACCTATTACATTTGATACTTCTTCATCAGAAGGCTGTACTTTAGCTAATATGGGAATAGGAACAGGGAGTTATTATTTACAGAATTTTAATATGGAATTAGTTCCAGGGTCAATTCCAGTAGTTAATTACACTTTTGCGTATTTACCATAAGGAGAAAATATAAATGGCACATTATCAAGGTAAAAATTATAAATTAAGAACTAGTAATCCTATGCCTACTTCTACACGAGGTCATTTTGTTTTACATACTTTTATGGCAGCTTTACAGGATTCTGATATAGAAACATGTACTGATGAATTACCATCTTCTAGTGATTTTGTTGGACAGGGTGGAAATTTAACTTCTGCTAACTTCTCCAGGCTTCCAATTGGAGGAGGAGGGTTATTCCAAGGAAAAACATCAGATGTGGAAACATATGATGAAGAAGGTGTGTGGGGGTTTAATTAATAATGACAGATTTTATTGAATGTGAATCATTAAGTATTAGTTATAATGAAATGGGTATAGCTACTATTACATACACTGTAGTTTCAGATAATAGCAGTATACCTTCATCGGTTGGAAATAGTATCAGTGTGGGGGGTCTTAATTTCAGTGGTTTTATAACAAATTTATATCAGCAACCTATTCCAAACACTGAAAATTGGTATACAACTAATGTAACTATGGTTGCAGTTTCATAAGGAGAAATATTATGGCATGTGGTGGATGTGGTAGGAGAAGAGTACCTCCAAATACTAATGTAACTTCGTCAAAAGATTATGATTTGGCAGGAGGAATGGATATAAGAAGTCTTAATGATAGACAAATAAGAGCTAGATTAGAAGTATTTAAACGCAAGTTTTGTAATGGGTGTAATATTAGGTATGAATGTGATTATACATCCTATTTAAATTGTAAGGGGTTACATAAAAAATAATAATGTAATCTATTAATAACTAGGAGGAATTTATTATGTCAATGACAGTTGTTATAGGTGCTGGTACTACAGCATCATTAGATGGAGGTACTGGTTACTGTATATTGTCCGCACAATGGGGCTTCAATCCAGGTAGACAAGACGCTTTCTGTTTAGGTGAATGGGAACCAAGTCCAGATCATGTAGTGTATAAACCTACACAGACTTTAAGTTTAACTTTATACGCTCCAGGGCCATCAAACAAATCAATACCAGCGACTACTGATTGTAATGATGCAGACACTATTTCTGCTTCGGTTGCCCCAGCTGCTTGTGACGGTGCCATAGATAATATAGCTGGGGATTGGTTTATCCAATCATTTAGTTATACAAAAGAAAGTAGAGATCAAGCTGGACAGGAAAGTTGGTCCTTGATAAAATATAAAGGGGATGTTGCAACTTTTTTAACTTCTCAAGGAGTTCCATCTGAAAGAATTGCAACTCCTACTTTTATTTCTAGGGGAATCACAATGGGTGAAGCTACGGATGAAACACAAGCAGGTATAACTTTTTCAAGTACATTTGCAAGAGCACAAACTGGAAGTGTGTCTGCTGGAAGTATGGGCAAAGCATCAGAGGTAATATACGGGTCGGTATCTGAAGTAGGAGGAGGAAGTTCTGATTCTGGGTTTGTCGGAACAGGAAGTGCTTCAATACCTTACACACCTAATTATATTTAAAAAAAAGGGAAAAAAGCATATGACAGTGTTTTTATTATCAGAACAATTTAGATTAGAGCTACGATGGCAAGAAGTTTTGTATGAACGAGATGGGGAATGTAAATTAATAAACGCTTTTTTTACTGGACCTGTAATACAGATAGCTCAAAAGATTAATTCTAATGATTACATGTTATTGGATTTTTATTCACAGTATTTACATTTAGTGAATAATGTATATGTAGCAAATTTTTCTTGGAAAGAGGTTACTTACAGTGAAGATGGTAAAATAGTATTTTTAAAAAATGCCTTACTGAGTCATAGGAGTGAATTAAATACCGCTCCAAACTTAAAAAGTGATGATTATTTCGTAATAGATACTAGTGATCATGTAATTGAAAAACATAGTGCTAATTTAGTTTATAAAACTTATCTAATTAATAATGATAATATGAGGTATAATTTTAATAAATGAGTTGTAAAGACAAATATTGTATAACAGTTTCAGGAACTACTAATGAAGAGATCTGGAAAGAAATTAGATCTTTAGTAGGTGGAACTAATGTAGGTACAGATTCTGAAGTATTAATGAATTCTGAAATAAATGATTATAATTTATGGGTTGCAGATAATTGGCCCGTATCATTTGATAAATGGTTAATTTGGAGGATTAGAATAGGGACTACTAGTTATGGAAATCTTCCAAGGGACAAAAAACATGATGATAAAGTAGGGCACTGTTACGCCCCATGTCCTTATAGTATTCAAAGTACTGATTTGAGGACTAGACATTTATTAAACTTAACTGAAATAGAGGCTCTTCCCACTAAAGTAGATCATGAAATTGCAGGAACCACTTATTATATGAAAACATCTAGTAGAGGAAGTAAATGGGGATTTGAGTGTACTTATATAGGGTGTACACATTATATATTATATGGCAAAAAGTATTTTTATACTTAAAAGAAATAGATTTTAATTAAAGGAGGAAGTAATAAATGGCAATTAACATAGATACACAAAATTTAGAATTATATCCAGGAACAACAAAACGAGTATCAATAGATTTAGATAGTATGGTAATTATTGGTGCTGAAGGCGACGAAACCTTTACATTAAATGTCGCTACTAGTGCTTATAGTGATAATACTAATAGAACTAATATACCTGATTTATATATTACTAATATGAAAACAGGATGGATTAAGAGCTCTGGTTTTGCTGGTAGTTCAGGTAAATATTATTTGAATGCAACACACAACAGTTTAAAAGTAAAATTAGATGCGACTGTTAGTGGTAATGACGGTAATGGTTATTATACAATTAGCCTTACTCCGAATGACGATGATACTCCAGTACCTGGGGAAGTTGTAGCCGCAGAATTAGAAACAAAAATAAGAGCTCTTGCTCCTATTTTAGCAACTGCAGACACAGGATTTACTACTGCATATAGAAATGCATCTGTAGAATATAAGAATGGTAAATTTTGGGTGGTTTCTGGCAGTGTTGGAAACTATTATTCAGGTAATTTACGTTCATCTGTTGATATAATTCCAGCAACTGTTAATGATTGTTCTACAGAATTAGGTTTTGATTTACCAACATCTAGTCATTTTTTAGCAAACGTTGCAGTAAAAGAAACATTGTTAAATTCTAGTTACACTGCTGATACTGATACATTAAGTGTAAATACAGGCACAGGTGCTACTGCAGGAATGGCATTTATGATAACTGATGGAACAAATTCAGACTATTTTACAGCGTTGTCTGGAACAACTGATTCTAGTATAACAGTGGCTACAGAATCTACTAATGGGTTTATTGGTATAAATAATTCATATACTGGAGGGGCTGCTAGAATTCAATTATTGAAAGAACAAGACCCTGAAAGTATTCCTAATAGTTGGTATACTTCTATAGATCAATTAGTACGTTATGGTATTAAAGCAATGGTAAATCAAATAGATTACAGTAGTTAATATGACAAAAAGGATTATGAATGCAAGAAAAAGGGTTTTGGAATATATTATGTACCGAATTTAATTATAGGTTATATGCTGGTGTGCCGGTGCTAGGACATGGGAATTTATACGACACTATGGATTCAGAAATCATGCATTTTGTTCCAGCTATAAATGAATCCATAGCATTAGGAATAGTTACTGGAGGATTTTTATCTGGTTATAAAGGTTGTGTACTAATGGATGCTAATAATTTTGATTTGATATTACATCAATTCAAACAATTTAATATTATGTTTAATATACCTGTACTATTTATTGTAACTGGAGGTTATAATCCATTAAATTTACATAAATTCGAATTTAATAATGATTTAACTATTTTAAATAAAATAGATTTTTATATGAAAAAATATAATAAATCGTCCATTTTAGTGTATAATGAGATTGTATTATGAAAACAACTTTAAAGAAAGTATTAATGTATTATGATTCAATATTAACAGACAATGATATTGTATTTTATATAGGAAAAAATATTTATAATGAAGCGTCTAGCAATAAGTTAGTAGGTAGATATTATGTAGATAATGAATCGATAGATTATTTTTCAATAGTGTTGGGGTTGGCTATGACAACTACTAAAAGAGTAATTATTATATTTGAAGATTCTTATTTATTAAGATATTTTAATACACTTTTACAAGCTGGGGTCAGTAAACTTACAAATTTATTTTTTGTTGTACTTATTACAAATAAATATGTACACTCAATAAAACAATCTACTATATTTAGCTTTTTAAAGTCGAGTAAAGGAGTTTTATTTGAGGCTGGATTTTTAATTCATACTTATACAAAATTTTTTAATAATAAAAGTTCTTTGAAACAACTTAAAGACACTTATAATAGAATTAAAGGACCAGCAATAGGAATAATTTATATAGAGAACAATAAATTAAGTAAAATATCAAACGATCATGAATTTAAGTTTGATGAATTTATAAAATTTATTAGAACGGATAATGAAATTATTAATAAAATTAATACTGATGTAGTATTAGTATTAAAGGGAGAAAAATAATTATTATAATCAATGGCACATATATTTGTAAAAAATAGTTTAAATACTTCCAAAGCTGCTAAAGTAGATATAAATTTTCCAATATTTGTCACTACTGATTCGGATGGTGATCCTATATGGGTATTGGAAACTGCCACTACTTATCCTTCCGCAAGTGGGTCAGAGATACTACCTACATATATAAATAAAGCTACAGAGTTTGAAAATTTAGATGAGGCTGTAGCAGAAGCAGTTTCAGAAATTGCAAAACAGATAGATTGGTTACCTTTAGTAGACGACACTGCTCCTCCATATGTAACAGAAGTACGACCTACAGTGAGTGGTGTATCAATAGCTTCAAATATTTATATAGATATACAAGAAGATGCCCCATCAGCTGGCATAGATTTATCAGAAATGAAAGTGATACTTAATAATGGGACTATTGATATAGATATAACAGATGATTGTATTACTACTGGAAATCCTTTTATGTATAATATACATTGGGAACCATCGGAGCGATTAACTAGACACTATGAGGAGTAATTTTTATGGCAGATAAAGACAATTTAAATTTTAGAAAACCACACATGACTTTTGTAGAAGGATATTTTTATATGTTTGACGATGATTCAGACATGCTTCTTCAAAAAACGGACGATGGTGTAACATCTTTTTCGTACCCGTTTGACACATTAATGACTGGAGTAGCTTCAAGTATTGAACATGACGGTATAAATTTTTGGAGTATGGAAACGGGCGGGACAGCTAATACTAAATTAATTAAACGATGGAGAATTGAGAATTATACATGTAAGTTAAAGGATGAAATTACCTTAAGTAACCCTGTTCATTATTTTAATGCAAATACATTTACTGTAGAACATTACCATTGTACCATTAGTGGCGGATATTCTGCAGGAGATACAATTATAACTACTAATAATGTAGGGATTCTTCCTGGTGAATTGTTGGCCGGTATGGCTGTTACTATTGGTCCAAATTCTTCAGGTGAATTAGAAACAATTAATGTACAGCATGTAAGCGGAGAAATTATTACAATAGCAGATCCATTAGTTAATAATTATTCTAACGACGATCCATTATTATTTTATAATTATTTATGGGTATTTAACAATTCACATGGAACTGACTCCTCTACAGGGTGTTTATATAAACTTAATGCTTATTCTGGATCGATAATAGCACAGTACCCTGGCGGGGTATACAAAGGAATTATGGCATCAACTTTTGCTGAAATCACACATTTTACATCATTAGGGGTAGTAGATTCGTTGATGTATGTAAAAGCAAGTAACTTACTTTTTGTGGACATAAACTCTGCATCTTTAGACTACCATGGGTCAATGGCTATGGATACAATAGATGATAATGAAATAGATATTCTAGAAGTGTATGATTTGGCAGTATATAATAAAAATCTGTATAGATTACAAAGGTCTATGACATATTTTGGAAATACTTATTCTTTTAGTCAGTATAATTATCAAGCTGCAACATTTAATTCGATGGTGGCATCTATTAGTATGGTCACATCTCCTAATGTTATTGCTGCAAATGAAGTGAGTATATCAGAAATAACTGCTAGAGTAAGAGATCAATTTGCATTACCAGTAGTTGGAAGGTTAGTGTACTTTGAGGTAGAGGCTGGATCTGGAGGATCTATTGTTACCGGGCAAACCATTGTTAATACAGATTCTGATGGGAAAGCGTTATCATCATATAGGGCAGGGGATACAGCAGAACTGGTAGTTATTAAAGCAAGAGTTGACCAAGTGTAATAGGAGGAAGGGTTTTGTATGGGCAAAGAAAATATTAAATTTTCAAGAAAAAATATAGCTATACAGGATGGTTACTATTATTATTTTGATGAACGAAACGATACACTATATAAAAAAGTAAGTAATGGTAAAACAGCTTTTACCTACCCACTAGAACCACCGTTAGGGACTAAACAAGTTGAATCCCTTAATTATGATGGATACTATTTTTGGACTCTTCAAGAGGGAACTACTTCAGAAGATGTTGTTGTAAAAAAATGGAAAATAGAAAATTTTATTTGTATTTTGGCAGACACTTTTGACTTCATTCATGATTCTAGCAATAAATATGATTGCCCATCATTCTCGTTAGAATATTATAATACTACATTATCCTACGAGCTACCTTCTCATTCAACAGAATTAACAGTAAGTACTTTTGGGGATAAGATTGAATCAGGGACTGTTCTAACTTTAGGCCCGAACGCTGCAAATCAATACGAAGATGTTACTGTCACAGGAACTTTAGGTGTAAATGGCCGTTTTGGTTTGGATTTTTATACATCTCATTCTTATAATAGTGGCACACCTATTTATTTCTCTAAAAATTTATGGCTTGTTAATCACTTTATTTATACATCTACTGGAGGTGCTTTATATAAAATTAATTTACCAAATAAACACCAGGAATATGTATTAGAAGATTCTGATTTAGAATTAGCTGAAGCAAGTTGTTTTTATAATACTGTCGATAATCAGTATATACTTTTTCCAGTAGGAAATGTATTACGATTTTTTAATATTAACACTTTAGTTGTAGAAAAGTCAATGTTAATGGATAACATAAGAACTAATCAGTCGACTATTATTCCTATATATGCTTTAAAGGTAGTAGATGGATCTTTATATAGGCTACAAGAGGAAGCTACTTATTTTAGTCAGAATAATAGTTTTTCATCGTACAATTATCAATTATCGCCTTTACGTCCTTTTGTGGACTCTGTGACCATAGATGTCGCGCCAAAAATTCTACCTTCAAATGGAATGAATATAGCGGACGTGGTGGCTGTAGCAAGAGATCAATTTGATGACCCAATACAAATTAAACCTATGTTATTTTGGGATACAGATAGTACGGGCTTTATGACTATAATAAATACTTATACTAATTTATATGGGGTGGCCAGGTCATATTATAATGCAGGGGTTATACCTAGTACAGTAACTATAGCTGCTAAGGTTACTCAATATGATTAAAGGAGTTATTTATGACACTTGAAAATATTAGAGCTACTAGGTCCAATTTTTGTATAGGTCCTCAGTCAGGTACTTTTTGTACTGTGGATGATGAGGTATCTCCGGTGGTTATGCATGTTAAAAACGACACTGGGGTAATAATAAGAACTTACACTTTTTTTCCACACGACATACTACATACAGGCCCTGCACCAGCTGTAACTAATTACCAAACACTACCTGATCCTACATCTTATTCTTTTCATAAATTTGTGACAATTCAATATGTAGGACCTTATAATCAAACATCTTACTTTGATGGTGCCGTGTTTTATACACTAGAAAAAAGGGCTTTAGGTAGTCGTAGATACTATACTTATACAAATGAGAATGACCCAGAAGAGTGGAGAAATAGAATAGAATATAATAGCAATATTATTAGAAGATGGATACTCGACGCAGCCAATTTTAGATTAGAATTAGATCAAACATTTGTTAAGAATAGTTCTATTGATAACTGGTTTGATGCTAATGCTTTTGTAGTACAACATACACTTACTACATTTGATGATCATACTACAACAGGTACTGAGAGTATTGAAATTACTACAACATCTGGACTTAAGAAATATGATACATTATTTTTAGGCCCGTCTTCTGATACCAGTAACCAAGGGGAAGTTGAAGAGGTATATGTACATTCTATTACTGGAACTACAGTAGAAATTAGAACTTATGGTGGTACACTACCTACTAAATGGGAATATATGGCCGGCGATCCGATAACTATGTATCAAGATTTATTTTTATTTAGTAATCCACGTCCAGCAATTAATGAGCAGGAAATTGCTTATGGGATTAGTACTTTATCAGGTACACTATATAAGATGGATCAGACTAACTATGCATCTATAACAGATATAGATTATTCAGGAATGTATAGTGATATAGTTGCTGCCACTTGGAATAATTATTTTTCTACATTAAGTTTTGTAAAAGGAACTAATTTAGTACATTTAGATATATCTGATTATGAAATAAGTCGTTCGCAAAATATAAACCTAGAGAATCCGAATAGTCAAACTATAATTCCTATATATGACATCGATATAAAAGATGCGTCTGTTTATAAATTACAAGAAAGTATATTACAGCATGACGATGATGGGGTTTATTTTGAAGTGACCTGGGACTCATATAATTATCATGTTGATACATTTATTCCTTATTCAAGCGTCATTACTTTAAGTGTTTCTGAAAGAGTACTAGTTAGGGAAGGTCAATCATTTATAACTGTGGGGGTAAAAGACCAGTTTGGTGTCGGGTTATTGGCAAAAGATGTATGGTTTACAGCAGAGGGGGATATATACGGGGAATTAACACCGTCTGATGGATATATGGTAACAGATGCAGACGGCAACGCTACTGTTCAATATGATGCAGGAAATTTTTACACTGGATTTGAGGATATTAAAGTAAGGGTTGGTGGGGGAAATAATGCTCATGGTAGTGCATTTTTAACAGCTATTACTATTTTAACACAGTATCATGAGCATCTTCAAGAAGCTAAAGTATTTTTAAAAACGTTAGATAAATTTTCTACTTCATTAATAACTAATGATGCTATTAATGCTACAGGGTCTGTTTGTGGTAAAGTAGCATATGTTTTTCCAAACAATGATTTGACTGATAATTCTATGGCCGGCTGGCCCAATAGGACAAGGTCTTCTTCTCCATTGATACGTCAAGTACTTCAGCCTAATTTAAGTGCCTATGTCTCTGGATCAGATGAGTATGATACTCTAGTATCTGTAAAGGTATTACAGACCGATTTAATGTTAAATAGAGCTGTCAATAATAGTAATCAAGAGTCAGCATCTATTTACAGTAAAAGTGTTATTCAAAATGAGCAACAAATAAGCTCTAATTATATAAGTAGGCATCTTTTATTCGGCCATATTGACAACGTAACATTAGATCAGTATATTTTTGTTCAAGATGCAAGGCCAGTTATGTGGTCATTAAAAAATAATATAAATACGGATTATTGGATCAGACTACGTCCATTTGCAGCATCATTAAATCCAGCTACGTTAATAGTTAAATTAAAAGAAGAGTCTTATGCGGGAGTACCTGAGTGGGAAGATGTTACTTCATTAGGCACTATTACCATGTTTGATGCTGGTGGTGGCATTTTGGGTATAGACTTTCTGTATGTCCCAGGTAATATTTTTCATCACAATTCGATTGTATACGTAGATATAGAAGTATATGATTCAGCAACAATACCTAATAAAATAGTATTAACTTATTGGTTCAAGATAATTCAAGATTATAAAGCCCCTTATTTGGCGAATCAGATACCTATGGTGGAAGCATGCCATGTACCTATAAATTCTTCGATTACTTTTGATTTGATAGATGAAGGTGAGGGTGTTGATATAGCTACATTAGAAATATTTGTTAATCAAAGGGCTACTGACTTCTCATATGATGAGTATGAGCCTGGAAATTATCATGTAATTTGTAATTTAAATCATCAGTTTCATTTTGGAGAAGAAGTATCAGTTGATGTAATAGTGTCTGATCGATCAGATAGTGACAATAAGTTATTAGATGGTTGGGTATTTTATTGTAATGATAGTACTGGACCTTGGATTAATTTAGATAATACAGAGCCAGATTTATGTATAGAGGGAGCAAAAAGAACCCAACCAGTTTCAGCGCAGGTTTATGGAATTAATGATACGGGAATTGAGTATGACAGTATTAGGTTGGAAGCAGGCGGTAAGTATAGAAATTTAAAAATAATTCCAATAGTCTACAGATTAAGTTAATAAAGTAACCTAATTATAAGTAGGAGTTAAGGAGAAAAAACATGTCAGAACCAAATTTAACATTTTTATATAATTATTCAGAAGTGGATAGCCCTTATTCTGGCAGTGGAGGGCCTTCTGGAACTTGGAAAGAAATATATTTAGCAACAGGGTCTGGGATTAGTCCAGATAAAAAAATATATACTGGTGGAGGTATTCATCAATCATTACCTGTACCTATAGCTACATATGGTAGTAGAGAAGCTACTATTAGGCCCGTTACGGGGCAATATCCAGTACCACAGATTTATATAGAATCAGAATTAAATAATGTAATGTATCATGTCCCACTTGCTAGTGGACAGCCTAATACCAATAGATATGTATTTGGGGTGTATATTGATGGATTAATAACGAGCGACCTATATTTAGAAATGTGGGACGATTTAACTTTTTCTTCACACTCATTACCTACTTTATCTGGGTCAGAAGAGTATCCTTACTCTGTATTTAATGCTATTAGAACTACTAATACAGCACCCTTAACTGGGTGGAATGGTTCAACTGCGTCTGGTATTGCTAATGGAGGGGTTTGTTTAGCGGGCTATACAAACAGGTTAAGATTAAAGGGTGTAGATAATATACAAAATGAAGCTGTATATTACAGCATGTACGCAACTATTCCATGGGATTTAGTATTTACCCATGACCAACCGGTAGAAACATATAGGTATTTATATATATAGAAAGGATTAATATGGACAAAAGAATAAAACCAATAAGTAATTTAGACGCTGTAGATGGCACAATCTATGGTAAGTATAATAAAGTGCACATGGTAAATCCATATAAATCGTACTTTATTGTTCACTACAGTGATGGTACTTTACAGAAAGGGAACAACTTATTTGATACTGGTTGGTCTGGTGTTAGACAAGGAGTTAGCTTATTACAATATAAACTTTCAACTGGTCATCTAATTACAATACCCAAATCTAAAGGATATTTACCAACTATTGAAGTAAGTGAGTCTATTGAGGGGTTTAAATTATTTCATGCTATACATGTAAATTGTATGGGTTTTGATAAGTTAATTAAATATAAAATAATATTAAAAGAAGATAATATAAATAGATATAAAATAGGAGATATAATAATTTCAGAAACTGCTAAGAGGATAGAATCTTCACAATGGAAAATGGCAGCTTAAAAGGAGTGAATCGATGGCGGTAACAATAACAAAAAAATTTTGGGAAGGTTCTGAGTATAAAAGTCTTGCAAAAATTGTCTTCACGAGTCCTAATTTTACAAGTCCAGCAGTAGCTGGAACAAGATCTCATATGCCCCCAGGTGGAATATACATGGGAACATGGTTTGAAGCCGTTGATTGGATGTACAGACAAAAACAAAATCAAAACTACACAGAGCTTCCTACAGAAATGGAAAGTTTTTTTGGTAAATTAACTTTAAGTGGCACTTTTGATTTAGATAACGACACCTCCGCTTTATTTACTCATGAATATGGAGAAGATTATGATGTAGTAGGGACAGGAATTTATCCTAATATACTATATAAGGATAAAGATAATTACGCCGTGATAGCTACATGTATTTCTGGAACAATTAGTGGTACATCTCCAATATATACTTCAGCTGTTACTTTTAGTAATGTAGAGGGTACTGGGGTTTTAAATGGATGGATTGGTTGTACTACTAGTGGTGTGTTAAACACGTTAATAAGCGGAAATGCTAACCCAGTTGGGACTACTACTGTAGTGGATGTTAGTGAGATTATAACAACACAAGCTAATAATGAAAATAATACTATTCTCACAGGCACTATTGGAGGAGGTATTACTGGAATTTTAAGTAGTATTGGAACAGAAACTGTCAGTGGGACACTAACTAGTAACATTTCGGGTAGAGCCTTTAAGAATGTTCCCGGCAAGATAGATGAAATATATAGTAATATTTCTGATAGTGTTTCAGTTATAATGACAGGGCATGATTATGGTACTGCAAGTGGGGTCATGCTCACTACTTTTTCTGGTTTTGTAGGGGAAGCTGGTGAAACTCTAGATGTATTTGTGAGTGACGAAGTTACAGCGCAAACAGACGATTCTAGAAATGTGACTGTGACTGGTACTGTTGATGGGGTTGTGTCTTGTACTATAAATAGTTCCGGCGGCAACTTTGTTAATGGTACTCTTACAGGGGTAGTTTCTGGAGAGCTAATTGGAGATGACGATGGGGATCTTGTTAGAAGTACCGTTTCTGGCACCCCTTCAATTTATTTTTTTGGCACAAAAAATACTATAATAGTTGATACTGATGATACTTGTCAAGTATCAGGACCAGCTACAGGGGTCATACGTGGTACATTAGATAGTAGTTTTAGTGGTAACTATGTAGAACCGTCAGTGGTAATGAATCATCAATATTCAAATACAGTTGTGGATGCTAGTACATCTAGTCCGAGACCTAGACGGCATCATGGTAGTAATTCTATTATTTTTACCGTAACTTTTGGAGAGGCTTATAATTGTAGACTAACTGCCTGGGATGACGACACACACTCTACTACTACAAATAAAGTAATAGATGAAGAACATTATAGGGTTGACGCTGTAGCTTATAGATCTAATATAATTGACACCGCCCATACACCTATTTTTAGGACAACTAATAATTTAATATATCCTCAAGTATATGATATAGCATTGAAGGGAAACGAAAGATATTATGGAGATTTTGATTTGGTATTTGCTATCGAGACTGATAATTATGGAGAATATTTGGCTTTCATCCCACGATTAATTAATATGGATAGTTCTTTTGTAGCAGGAAGTTACGATTTTGTAACTACATTACATTACCAATATACTTAAGGGTTAGTAGATGACACTACAATCACATGAATTACCAACAGTAGTAATTATTAATGATTTAGATGCTTTTGACAAAGATATTTCTACAGGTGCAATATATAATACAATTACTAGTAGTGGAGTACAATTATTTACTGATTTGGCTATTTATAATATAGATTACTATGATTTAATTGACTCATTGTTAGAAATAGAAGTATTGGATTTAGATGATATTATTTTAGATATGATACATGAATTACGTATTAGTTTACTAAACCAATTAGATATTGATACAGCAGTAACGATGTTATTGGCTTTGAAAAACGGAACCGCTACTGATGTAGAGATAGAACTATTTTTTAGTTTATACTTACAGCAAGCAGTAAATGATTCAAAAGTAACATTTAGGATCAATATAGGAACCATTCCAACAGAGTATGATACGGATGTAGAGATGTATATCTCTGGAATAAAATACTATAATTGTAGTTCTGATATATATTGTAGTACCGCTACTATATCATCAGGCATTATTACTGATATAGTACAAGATTTTGGTAGGATAGGTTATTTAGATACTGATTTATATAGTAGTGGGCTATTAACTACTAATTTAAGTACATATATTTGTAATTCAGCTTTAGATACTAAAACAGCTCATACTGAATTAACTACTACTTCAGGTAGACTGGTTATAATGGATACAGATATATTTTCTACAGCATTAGGTTTGGCTGGCACTACCAGAGTAGATTTGAAAACAAGAAGTATTTTTACTAGTAATTTTTTTATTGAACGTGATAGATTTACTACAGCATCTTCAATAGCTTGGGTCGATATTATTGATTATTTATACCCTATAAATACAGAGAATACGTATTTATATGTTGAAGGCGCTGAGGCTAGTGGAATTTATTTTACAGATATAGTTAATGGCAAACGATTACATTATGATCCATTAGATGATTTTTATAACGTAGGGGTGATAACATATAGTTTACATGCTGAGAATAGTATTGGAGAAGTAGAAGAAAAAGATTTTTATTTATTATATGGGTATGATTTACAGTTAGATGAGGTTATAGATTGGGGTCCTCATAAGAGAGTAATAGTAAGAGTAGAAGCCAGCAATCTAGTTTTTTGTCCAAATATGGAGTCTATAGCTTATGACTTTATAACTGTGGATTTAAAATCATTTAATTTAAATTGCACTATTTATCCGGTAGGATTTGTTGATTTACCTGTATCTATATTTCCACAAAGTGCTGCATTTTTCTATGGAAAGACCTATACTGTTAAGTTACAAAATGTAAAGGATTTTGCAGGGAATATAATGGAAGATATAGAGTATACATTTACTATCGAAGATCCTTTGGTGAAGGATATTATTCCAGAAAAAGAAATTGATATTTATGAACAGACATCTGTTTTTGATGGTACCTTTCCAGATACTATTTGGAGAGACTACCATAATGGGTTTACTAAAACTATATCTTCAATGTTTCATAATGATGGATTATATCTTAATTTTTCAGAAGAAGATGCTGGAAGTGTAGTTTTTTTTACGGATTATACTTATGGAAATTGTGAGTGCGCTGTTAAATTTAGTTGTAATAATAATACTTTATTAGACAGGTTATATATAAAGTTGAAGATACATCTTGAAAATATAGGTACTTTTGATATTAGAAGGCACATGTATAGTTACAGACAGCAATGGGTTTGTTATAATGGGAAAACGTACACAAATTACGGGTCTGTGTATACTACTGATATAACAGGACTAAAAATTGTGAAATATAATAGCGTAATAACACTTTATTATATGCTTAATTCTGAATGGATAGAGACTGAAACATTTATTATTGAATTATCAGATGATACGTTTGAGTCATTAGATATAAAAACATATTTTGAGTTTAATGTAGAAAAATCTAAAGCATATCCAGCAATTAATGTGCTCTTAGAGAGTATTAGTCTTAAAAGTAATAAAGAATTTTTTAAATAAACATAGTAATTAAGGAGGAGTAATAATGGTGGCAATAACAAGATGGGTAAATTATCCAGTTGATGCAGAAGGAGAAGCGACAGATGGAAACGGTAGTGGCTGCAAAGGGGCTGGTGCTTACGCTAGAGCTACAGCTAGTGTTGGTGATACTTTTACAATAGGTTCAACTACTAATAGACTTTATTTAACAATTGATGGGGATAGTGGTCCTTACATTACGATGTATTCAGGTACTAATCTTGACCCTAGATTTTTAGCTAAAGATATAACAGAAAAAATGCATGATTTAGGAAAAAATAATGATAGATGGGACGCTGCTAGGTGTATATGGACTAATGATGGTAGTCAAGGTAACCATTTTAGGATTTATTCTGGCACTTTAGGATCTTCTGCCAGTGTTACTGTAGATGGTGGAGGGACTAATAATGGTCGGTCTATTTTAGGTTTTGGTACTCAAACAAATCAGGGCGGAGTAGCCTCTACAAATGGGTTTAGTGGAGATATATCTGTTTCAGGAACTTATTATGGTTTTGTAGATGAAAAATATAAAATCGTAATCACAAACGATTCTTACGGAGAAGCTACAGTAGCTCCTAGAGGAATAGGTACTCCTATAAAAGATGGGTCTAATAGTTATGATGGTATTTTTATAACTGGAGGTACATTCAATGGGGTATCAGATATTACATATGTTATATCTGTTGATGTAACAAATGGAACAACAATGGGAGGAGGTACTGGTAATGTGCCTAGAATTACTTGGACATCTACTGGAGGGGATTCTTCTACTACAGAAACTGAACTTCTTTTTCCAAAGTATTGGCAAAAAATAGGTGACTACGGGCTCATGGTAAAATTTTCTGATGCTGTATTTAACCAAGCAAGCCCTGCTTGGACAATTGTATGTAAAAAACCAGACTATGTAGGAGGAACAAATGCTACAGGTCCTGTAGGGACTGCAGAGTATGTATGGTCGTCCGAAAGAGGGGAAATGAGCACTGCCCCTGTTGTAACTTCGTCAGGCACATTTACTCAATTAGGTTCCAGAGGACTATCCATTAGATTCAACCCTTCAGGATCTCCCGACAATTTTGCGGCTGGCGATGAATTTTTTGTTATATGTAAAGCCCCAAAACCTGCCAGCTATAATATTACAAGTTTAAATTATGGTAATGTTACTGTCAGTACTGAATCAGATGTTAAGTGTGTTACGTTTGAAGTAGAGAGTGGCGCGGTCGAAGTTTCCACTATTAAATTTGGTTTACAAAATCATGGTACATTTAATCACCATGAGGCAGGTAACAATGATACTAAATTTAGATTTGGAACTGTTGGGCCAGAAAATAATGCAGGTATTAATCCAAATAATGGTATAGAATGGTGGCCTAATGTAACGGCAGGAGATATTGATTCAAATACTCCTCCGTCCTACTTGTATAACACTAACGAAAATTTGGCAGTAGTAGGTACTGCTGATGCTAGTGAAGCTATAGGTAATATCGATTTAATGAGCGATCCTATGTGGGTCAATATACGACTTGGAACAAGTGAGGTTGGAGCTAATAGTACGATTAATATGCGATTATATTTTGATTATAGTTGACAATTAGTATTTTAATTACTATATTATATTAGATATAGTTTATTTATTATAGGAGAATTATATGAAATCAAAAATTTATTTAGAAGAGTTAGTAGATAATAAGGATAGAAAATTTGGCTCAACTTTAGAGTACTACCCTGTTAGAATTGAAAGTAATGATGGGCATATAGTAAATGCTTTATTTACAAATAGTCAATTAGATAAAGCAATTTTTCGAGCTAATAAAAATCCAGAGGATGTCCCAGAATTAACTATTTGGGAAAGTATCTTTGGTTAGAAAGGGGGCTAGATAATGCCAGTATATGAATTTAATTGTGAGTGTGGTCAGGAAAATGAGGCTTTAGTTCCAATGGGAACTAAAACAATTAGATGTAAAAAATGCGGAAAAGATATGAAAAAAATAATTTCACAAAGTACTTTTCATCTAAAAGGGAAAGGTTGGTATGCGACCGATTATGGCGATAAGTCGGAAAAAGTAAAACAAAAAAATTAAGGTCTAAAGGAGGATAGTATGCGTAGAGGGTGGGAAGTTACACTTAAAGATGATACAGTATTAAATGAAGACAATACCGAATGGAAAGATGTTCCAAAAGTAAAAATAAAGGTATTGTCTTTGTTGTATGATGGTAGACGCTGGGATTTATCAGATAAACAAGCTTATTTTATTCGTAATAAAGCTTCTATGGTCCCAGGCATAGCAGAATCTTTTAAAGTAGAACGTAGATGTATAGGTTATTATGAAGGGGCAAAAAAGATTCATTATACTGTAGAAGAAGATACTGGAAAATTTAATATGGAAGTAATTGATAATGGAGCTAGTTAATGAAAGAGGACTCTATAAATAAGTGTCAATATTGGAACCAATACGAGCCTAATATATGTAGATTTTGGGATGTAGAAAATACCATATGTAAATACATTGTAATAAGATCAGCGGAAGTTAATGACATAATTAATCAAGCAGAAAAGGGGCCATATTGTAATATATTAGGTACTAGTTTAAGTTGTGGTCAATATGAATCAATCACTCCAGGAAAACCTTTAGCTAGGTGTATACTGCCTGACTCTAGGCGTCATGTATGTAATAGAGATTCTGGTAATAAATGGGTAACTGTGTTAAGTGGAACTGATTCATATGTAGAAGGAATTCCAATATATGATTGGTCTTTTGACGAAATAAATGGGTATAACGAAGGACAATGCGATACTTATGGAACTACTGTAACTTGTTCTGGTTATTCTCCCTATCATTTAGGGTTTGGTGTACTAAAACCTTCAGATGAAGAGGGGCTATATGATACCTTTATAGAAAATAGATATTCTACTGAAGAAGAATTTGGTTATAGACTTCCTACTAATTTTGTTATATATAATATAAGAGCAATTTTATCCAAATGTTACTGGTGGAAAGAGCCCTATTCAGAATTTGTAGTAGATGACACTGGGCGTGTTGAATTATCAAATATATGGGCATGTTCGTGTACAGAAGATACAAGTGCCTATAGCGAGTTCACACTAGAAAACGGCCCGCCTTGTAATGGTTGTAAACCAGAATGTTCTAATTATACCGGAATTTGCTGGAAATACTGTATTGATGCTAAAATGGAATCTGGCGATCCCATTCTGGCCGAACAGATTCATGAATTAAGGTATTATCATAGAGAACATAAATGGACTACGGAAGATATACAATCTATTTTTATAGATGACGGACATATTTTTACTTGGCAGGGGGCAAAAACCTCCAATCAGTCCGAGGACATTGAAAATACTGAAGAGGGGCCTACCTATACAAATTCATCCACATTACAAGGAAACCTTTCTGTCACTATTGGCCCAAACAATTATGTAGAAGAGTACCAAATTCCTGTGGTAGAGGTGTTTATGCCAAAATTTGATAAATTTACATTGGAAACAAAACTAGTGCTATTAACCGCTGGAACTGAAGTAACTAGAAAATTAAAAGATTATCCTACCTTAATAAGACATATTCAACAACTTCCCTTGTCTCCTATAATAAAAACTAAATTAGCGAAATATAACAGTACCGACGGCAAGAGTATAAATTTTTTTGATACTCCTTATTTAAATAAGAACGTGGATATTCTTATATATGGAAAAACTTTTTATACACAGGATACATATGCTGTTAATATTAGTAGTAAAGATATAAATGCTATTCTACCACAAGAAATTTTTTTGTTCGATTCCATTTATGATGCAGAACAAGCCTTGTCAGAAGATCACTTTATATATTTTAATACTAGATTAGAAGCAGTACTTAATGGTATTAGTAGTATAATGCCAGAAATGGTCTCTAATAATACATTACCTAATGAAGATCATACTTTTATAATGCCTGTAAAAACTTTGTTTAGTGATAAAACATATAATACTACAAATGAAAATATAATATTAGTATGGCAAAAAGTTAATGGGTATATTACGTATGATAAGATATCTTTTACACTTAGAGTTATAGGTGGAATATTATCTCAAACTGATTTTTCTTTATTGGGTGATGAAGGAGATACAGACGCCCCCCAAGATTTTGAAAATGATTATTTTGCACAATTTAATAATAATGGAAATTTTAGTTTTGATTTCATTCCTTTTATAGTATCAGGAATAAGATCTAAAGCTTCATTTGTTTATAATGCGTCAGTTATGGCTGATTCTGTAAAACTTCTAACATTCAAAGGACACAAGACTTTTAAATTACTAGCAGAAACATATATTTTATCTGACAATGATCATATTATTACTATTGGGTCTAATGGCTATATGTTAATCGATATTGACCACCCATATTTAAATAGTGTTTTAAAACCTTGGGAAGTATCTGAAATAAATATAACATACACAATAGATAACCCAAATGCAGACGAAGAAGGAGAATCTAATACAATTTCAAGAGATTGTGAGATGGAGATTGTATATCACGGCTCTAATTTTCAAATTGGAAGCCAACAACTTATTATTAAACCAAAGAATTTAAATAATTTTAGTTCTATATGTGAGGATAATGTAGTAATAACTCTAAAAAATTTAACATATTGGGAAAAAAGAAGTTACGATCAAACCCCTATTGAGGTAGATTTTGAATCATCTCAAGAATATGAAGTAGACACGTTTTATACGCTGGATGACGGAGAAATAACATTAGATGGGAACGAAGGCGATATTAGAGGAGTTTCTTTGACTGCTTTTGGATCTGCTAATACTCCAACAATTATTATTTTAAACTCTGAAGGAAAACCGTTTACGCAATATAGAACTAAAGCATTAGGCATGATAAAACAACCATCATGCCCAGATGTTGAAGTATTTTATAATTGGCAAGCAAACTATATAGACTCTCAGAATAAGCCTATATGTAGATGTTGTGGAAAATGGACTCAAATCAATCCAGTAGAAGGTAAAGGGGATCTTGCCCCGTTCTGTGGGGATCATTTCCAAAGCCCATGGCAAAAAAAAGGACCAATGTGGTGGCCATACAATGCTTGTAGAGAGTGGGATGTTTATGGTAAATTAACTAATTTAAATAATTACAATATAAATGTGATAGGACTATTTCAATTAAAAAATAATGAAGGGCAATGGGCACATGGATCTTTTGATATGAGAATGATGGGCCCTTATAATTATTATGGAAGGACTGGGATAGGTTGTAACCCATTAATGCCGTGTTCTTGTGGTATGAGGACATATAATTCTAAACGGGTTAGTGATGCTGTTTTTACTGGGTATGCTAAAATACGTGGCGGAATTTCTTCATCTCAAATAGACGCATGGGTAAGTATTGGAGGTACTGCTCCGAAATTTGGAAACGCTGTCAGACCTTTACTACGTTCTTATCGTACTCTTGGTATGGTTATGTACCCGGACCCAATGCAAGAGAAGATATTAAGAAAATTAATGCCGGCTACAATGGTTTTTTCTAATGCTGATTTTACGTCAGTAGAAGATGAAATGTGGGATTTTCAATGTGACACTTCTAGCACATCCACTATAAATCCGTTAGGATTTTTACTGGCAGGTTCATTTGATAATGTAGATGTAAATGAAACTATTGACAATGATAATAGATTTACACACGATCAGGTTTTTAGATGTAAATGGACGGTAGATATAGCATATCAAAAGACTGTAGGGAAATATGTTAGACCTAGAGGAGAAAAAATAATTGTTCCGTGGTATGAGTTTAAACGATACCCATTAGGAGATGGTTTTATACAATGGGCTTGGCAGGAGATATGGAAACCTATTGAGAGAAACTATATAGTGGACGATAATAAGTCCTTATTAGATGATTTTATTATGGAATATATTGATGCGGGGAGTACAGGTGTAATTAAGGGCCCCTATATAGATTTACCAGAGGAAGGTCCTTTAGGAAGACATTTATGTTTAGAGGTGCAGTATCCTTCATATGAGTATGATTGGAAAAATCAAGAATTTAGCTTAGTACTGGCTGAGGGGGAGTATGAGTTAATATTTAAAGCTCCAATTAAAGATGAGTATACTGGCGAGTACATCAGTTATCCATCTTTTAGTATTGGCAAAGGTCCAAAAAGAGGAATAAATTGGGCAGGTCAATGGCTTACAAAAGATAATCAGGATAGTAATTTAGCTGAAGAAGATTTAGATGATTTTAATATTGATTTATATAAAAACTGTATTGGAGATACTAGTAAAACAATAGGAATAGATGAAAATTTTGGCTATTCAGCGGATTTAATTTGGTCAGAAGAAGTAACTTTGTTTGGCCCTGGGTATGACAATGAAAGTACTAAAGTTGCTCAAGATGATGGTAGAATGATTACTGTTTATACAGCATCAGATCCAGGCGAAAAGCCTAAGGCTATACAGACTCATTTTCAACGTGGGCTGAATGTACAGATAGGAGATCTTTCTACTTTACCCTTACGTGTTAGTAGTATTGATCAATTAGATACATTAGGAACTGATGAGGCTTTTGAAGTTATTTGTGGCATTACTGAAACAGTAGTAGTTAGATATACTTTTGACCAGATTAAACGGACTATCGGAAGGTTTGATTTTTCTGCTAAGTTTGGTCGTGAAATAATTACTGAGGCTACAAAGGGAGTTACGGCGGTATATAAATACTATCATATACCTCAAATATCCATTTATAAAACTTCTGACGGATATACAAAAGAAGAATTACTATATCAAACTAACAGTATGGAAATGTATAAAGTTCAAGCACAGGATGATGTATCTATTGTAAATAAAGTTTTTGACTGGCGGAATGACTGGGAATATATAAGTAACGGAAGCTATGGAGCTATAGTTGAATATAGAGTCAATCCTACATTAGCTGAAATAGAAGCATTTGAGTCTGAAAGTAATGTGATAGGTAGATATAATATGTCCATTAATAGCGTACAAGTAATAAATTCTACTATTTTTGAAGAAGTTTTAGTAGACGCTATAGAGAATTTGAATGTACATGAACGTAAATATTTTGTTTCCTATGGCGGAACAGGTGTACTTCCTCCACAAGGAGAGGATGATGACGAGTCAAAAAGGGTTTTAGGAAAACGTAGAGGAAATGATGGATCTACAGTATGGCAAACCGATACATCGGAAGGAGTTTATGACGTACCAGAGTCATCAGGGGAGATGTCTTTTATGAATAAAGTTAGAGGCAGGCATGTTTTTGATCTTTACGAGGATAATACTTTATTAACTGATGATTTAATAACAATTGAAGGTAAACAAAAAGAAATGTATGATAAGGCGATAAGTAAGATAGAACGCTCATCGACTATGGAAGGGGTATTACCATTATGTACTAAAGAGTTATTAATAAATAAAGGGGTTACTTTTCAAGGTCCGAGAAATTTGAGTTTAACTAATAGCATGGTCACACCATTGGCAGAAATAAACCAACCGCCTCCAATGTATCCTGAAGGAAATATGTATAGGCCAGGCCCAGCAGAACAAGAAGAATGTAATGCAGGAAGCGCGTGTAACGATGATGACAGGTTCCCTTATGTTTATATGTCAATGGATTATAAGTTGGCAGAATACATAGAAATTTTTCAGGTTAGTAATACGGGGGTAGCAGCCGCAGGGTTCAATTATCATGAGGTCGATGACTCATTTGTACAGTTTTATGGCGGAGCGGCTTTTCAGGTAGATCGTACTATGGCTTTTGAGGAACTAATGGATTATCATTTTCCATTAAAATACGATAGATCCACATCCAGTAGTATTTGGAGAAATAAAAATTCTATTACTAAATTACGATATGTACCTTTAGGTTTAATTTCGTATGGAGGAACTATTAACGACAGTTATAAGCCAGGTGGTGGCTACAGTGGGCAGTATTCATTTGCTCCGTCATGGACAACTCCCGTGTTTTGGTTTTTTGGAAGTATATAATAGTAAGGAGGTAATGATGATAGAAACTAAATGTAAAAAATGTGGCTTTAGATTAGCTTTAGATATATTCCATACGGCAAAAAAATATAATTTAGATGTCGATATTCTAATAAATGAAGATGGTAAATTAGCATTGGAAAATTTACCAGATTATTATATATTTGTTTGTGGTAAATGTGGAAATACCAAAAAATACTCTTTTGAAGAAGTTCAGTTAAAGTTTAAAACAATTGTTATAGAGACAATATTAAATTCTAGACAGCAAGATTCATATATGTATTTGGACAGTTCAAAAATACAGGAAGAGAATGGAATCAGTTATTGTGGTATGTGTTTAGGTCCGTTTGATGAAAATGGATATTGTTATAACGATATAAAATTACAGTGTTCTGTTAGGAAAGATTATTTAAAAAAATGAATACTTTTAATCTTTTAAAAGACGCTTATAGTATAAAAAATACTACTACCTGTAGATATGACTCTTTAAATGGATATACTAGTTTATTTGAAGTAAATGGTGATGTAGATGGTTGGGATATTTATAGTTCTGTGTGTTTATACGGTGTGTGGAATTCGGTGCTTTTTGGGACTACTACAGAAAAAAGTTGTTTTATAGGAAGGACTAATCCATTTGTTAGAATACAGGCAGAAAAATATTATATGTTAAAACTGACAATGAAGATAACATTGCCAGATGATATAAAAAAACACGAAGTGCCGACTAAAGGTAAGGTAATGTGGCAAACAGTGGCAGATCCTACTTGGTATGATGGCGCTTCAAAAGAATTTGACTTAGTATTAGCAGACCAGTGGCATACTTATATCATTAATATGGGAGAAGCTAAAGATTGGATAGGGTACATAAATAATTTACGTATTTTTCCAATAATAGATGGTTTTTCAGGTATCAATTTTATTATAAAATCCATAGTTATTGATTCACTAAGTGATTTTGTATGTAACAATACTCAGTGTTCGTTTTATACACAATATTCTCACCCTTGTGAGGGTGTAGGTACAAGAGCATCTATTACTTCAGCGCCAACGTCTCAATTTTTTACCACTATTTCAGGGGTATCAGATAAATTAATTGTAAACATAGACGGTTACGGTAATGAGCAGGTAGCGTTGGGCAATAATATTAATATAACTGGTCATGAAATGGCAAAAGTTATAGTTGATAGAATAAGTAGAGTGAGTTACGGTCAATATGCTTATGCAGAAGTTGTTTTTCAAGAAGAGCAGAAAAAATTAACTATCTTTTCAGGTGCCCAGTCACTTGACTCTAATATAACTATTTCTGGGACTGCTGCAACAGTATTAGGTTTTGTTGACGATTTAGGCAACAATATATCTACTTATAGCAGTGGGAAAATAGCAGCGACAGGTTTTGATTTTGGGTCATCTAGAAGATTGAAGGGGTTCGAACTAAATGCCTTGGTAGACTCTGATGATGATAAAATTGCGTACTATCATGATCCAAATCAATATAGTGTAGAAGCAGGAAGAAGAGACTTTTTTGAATCTATGGACTCAGGTCACATAGCTAATGCTGATCATGTTGAGTATTATAAAACCATAGATGGAGCTCAAAAATTAATTATAGACGCATCCCATCCAGTAAATGATTCTGGAAGATTATCAGTTATATGGGTAAATGGTGATTACATTGAATATCGAAATAAAAATTCAACTACTACAAGTACTTTTATTCCAAAAGTATTTATACTACGTCCTGATAAATATAATAATTTAACTATAATACATGAAGTTGTCATTGACTTAGAAGATATAGATTTACGTTATACTGTGGATCATGTTACTTATAAAGTGGAGTGTGATTTATTAGTTAACAAGGGAGATTTAGTAGGGTTTTATAATTTAAATGTTTTGGTTCCCTGTTCTTCAAAAAATGGAAATCCTAATGCTGTATATTTTCAAGTCATGGGAGGATTAACTGGGCCTTTAACAACTAAATTTGATATGGGTCCTCCAATGGCACAAGGGGTGGTAGGAATATCTTTTTACGCACGTAGTAATCGTATCCAAGATAGCATACAATTAGATATCGATATCGGAAAACGTACCAATATCGAATATTTATCTGTATATGGAAGAGAGAATAGTGACTCATTTGAGTACAATATAGCTTCTTGTTTAGATGTAAGTTGGACGTGTGATTGTCATAACAATACCCATTGGCATAGAGCATCTACATCAATTTGCCTGACAGTGGGAGTAGTAGCTTATTTTGAGCATAGGAATAAGTATTATGGTATAGAATGTTTAAGTGATTGTATTAGAACGCCAGATGGAGGCAAAGAAGGGGATAGCTACGTTATTGCAACGATAGGCGGGCCACCAACTAGTTTACCTAACTCGTTTAGCCATATATATAATTCAGATCCGGATACTTATTCAGGAATAGAAACTGCAGGGGGACACGCTTATTTTTATGTAAATGGAGATGCTGAATGGTTAAATGGCGGATGTAAAAATTCACCAAATAATCAGTTATTTGAACAAGCGGAATTTAAAGGTCCTTGGGTAGCAACATCTACGTTTAGTTATGAAATGGACCCAATATCTTTTTATTTAATTTTCCCGGAAAATATGGAATTATCTGTTTATAGAAGTATTATGTATTTTAAGGAATCTCAAAATTTTAAACGGTACTCGTTATCTTATTTTATGGGAGAAACGGGTCCACAAGGTAATGCTGAGGAAAAACACTTTAATTATGTTCCAAAGTATAATAGTATTACGCTCGATGGATTAAAATTAACAAAAGAGAATGTAACCTCCGGAGATGATCTTACCCAGGTGTATGATAAAACACTATTTTCGAATCCTACCCCCTGGGCATACCCTGAATATGTAAATGGGAAATGTATTAATTGGGATATATTTCAGACAGTAATGGCAACTGAAATGAATATTCTACAGCATGATTTTGATGCTATAAAGTGTAGAGGCTTTAAAATACACACTACTTGGCATAAAAGTACCAAACTTACCGAATTAGAGTTATATAGTAGTGTTCCAGTGAGGCCTACTTTATTAGATAATGTAAGGATTCAAGCATCAGTATATGGAGAACTATGGAATGAGTTATCATTTTTAGAAGATGAAATAAATAGCGAAAAAATAAATTCTCGTGTGGCAGGGAGTCCTAGATATTTTAAATTACAATTACAATCACAAGATATTTTTGAATTGAAGGAAATTTCAGCGGTTATTTCTAAACAACCTTTAAAGTCATTAGGCTGCCAAGACGTTGTTTCTGCAATTAATGCCCCACGAGGAAAGACCACCGAGGCCCAAAAGATTGAAATAGAAAATACTAGAGATATTAATTTAGATTTGTCTGTAACTATACCAACACAATTATTTAAACAAAATTACTTACTGTCCTGGATCAAATTTGACTCAGAAGCTACTTCTATAAATGGAGAAGTTGGACCTGGCGCACTTATAAAAAAGGCTGATGACTTTCCATTATTATTAGATGAAGGTCAAGTAGCTATTAATACTCCAGCCTATTATCTTAAAAATTTAATTGATAATAAACACGCGTATTTTTTTACAAATGAACATTCTTGGACAGACTTTGGAGTACTTGAACATGGAGTAGATGTTGAATGTACTAATGTTCCTAATGGCAAAGTAACTACTGTTGGTTTTGCTCCTATTTCTAGTAAGTATTGGAAATTAAATACACATTCTCCAATAAGTTATAGTATATATAATTTAACCCCGTTTTTTAATTCTAATACTACTATAACTCCAGTTTCACCTAATGAAATATTTAATTTATATTCAGAAGGTAGCTATTTAAATTCTGATCTTTGGCATCAACAACAAGTAATAGAAAATGGAAAACTAGTTATCAGTGCACAAGGCGGATATTCATATCAGAGGAGTAAATTTTTTATAGATGGAAATTTTGACATAGAAATTGATTATGACTACAAAACTTTTCCAGGTTCAACAATAAATTATTTTAACGCTCCGTTGATTAAAATTTTATCAGCAAATGATACTGGAAAACAGGTTGAATTTAATAGACATATAAATCACCGTTATAGATTACAATATAGAACAAGCGATGGTACATGGACTATTGTAGAGACAAGGTCAACATCTATTAATGGGGGAAAAATGCGCTTGGTACGTATCGGGGACACATTTACTGCCTCATTTAAGAACAGTACTTCTTATTATGAAGTTGCTAGTTATACATATACAGGTTTTGGAAATAAAGTGTATGTTGATCTAGCTGCTTACTCTGGTGGATCGACAAATCCATTAGTCGAAGTTTATTTTTACTATTTTTCTTTATTTTCTGGTCTATGTTACATAGGGGATTTAGATTCAGAATTTTTAGTAGTTACCCCTCTTATACCTCATAAAGTATATATACAAGCACCTCCGGGGCAAAGTAGTGGGGTGTACGAAGCTGCTTTTAATAGTAGTACTAATGACTTAGCACCAGTTACATTAATAGATGATTCTTTTTCAAGTTCTGATTGGTATACTAATTGGGAATACAATTTAGGTACTACTGACAGTAATAATACTTTTTTAGAGAAGGATGGGGAGCTCCACCCATTTATCGGGCCTTGGGAAACGATTTACATTGAAAAACAATTTCCTCCTGGAATTATAAGTTTTGATTTAGAGGTACATTTTAGACTTGATTTTCCTAATACTATGGAATATGCAATAGAGTTACTTAATTCTAGTGATGAAGTCGTTTTACAAATGATATTAACAGGGTATGGGAACAACACTGCAAAATTAAATATAGAGTCTCCTGTGCCATTAGATCAAGAAATTTTACGTGAAATTGGGTCTGTTAATTATAATGATCTTATTTTTAAAGATGGCACATTTACAAAAGAGACTAGTAAGTATACAGAGGGGTTTAAGTTTATTGTTAAAAAAAACTATAATACATTAAACACTATTAAATTACAAAATACTAGTGGTAGTACTAATTATTATAATAGTACAAATAGAGGAGGTTTTGTTGACAGAGTAAGTAAATTAAAAATTTCTTATACAAACCTATCAAGTGACTCTATTTTTGATCAGAAAATGAATTTTAGTACAAACTATGTGGGTCTTACATTACTACCAAAATTTAGTGATAAAGAGTCCATTGTGTTAGAGTTTTTAGATAGTCAACCGGTAGATGCTATTAAAATAGTACAACCTGTTGGGGATATTACACACATGTCGGTCGCCATAAGCAATTTTAATGATAATGATTTTATTATGTGGGCCAGAAATTTTATAAAATCGAGTAATTTAACTATACCTCATTATAAAATATATGCTAATTGTGGGTATTACCAACAATACGCTCTTTATTCTAGACCATGGTATATTTTTGATAGTGATTCCACTTTGTTTACTGGAGCTAATGAGACTACAGTACACACAATTTATGATTTTGGTGAAGGAAATCATCGTGTACTTTCAGCAATGAGGTATCAAATTTATTATTCTAATCCTAGCTACACTGAATATACAACAATGCAGATATACGGATCAAACGAGTATAAGGCTGGCTACGACACAACAGCCTCCTATTTTTCCACAGTCAGGTTCGATTTTTCTGTCGCTACTTTGTTATCAGAATTTACTGTTCAATATAACTACGATTCTTATATGTATGGCAGAGAAGAAATATTTAATAATAATAATGCTTATAGATATTATATAATAAATTTTCCGGCAATAGATGATGAAAATCACACAATAAAAATACGTTTTATGCAATTGTATGAGTACTTACCACGTATTTTCAATGGGCTTATTATTACAAATGAAAATTATATAAATTCTTTAGCTATTGATTTAGAGCAAATACATAATTTAGAATTTTTAAGAAATTATGGACCAATTGGTTCTCCAGGTCTATTAGATTTATTAAATGAAAACTATCTACATTATTCTTCAACTGAAACGTCTAATATAAATGATGTAGTTTGGAAGTCTAACATTCCTACTTTATTATTACATTTTAATAAGTATGAAGATGAAGTTACCGCTACTAGAGAAATAAGTACTGCTGGAGCAGTTAGTTTATATTCAGGCGGAGGAGTATTTGCCGGACAGGCGGTTTTTGGTAATTTGAATTTAACAACTTTAACCCCCCATATGACTGCTGGACATGGAACCGCTTATAATTATGCAATAGCAAATAGAGTATTTAATCCAGTAAACGTTCCATCATTAACTCTTGAAAATAAAGATTCTGCGTTTTTGGAAATTGAACTAAAAGTATCAGTAATAAATAATATAGATTGGGGACAGGTAGAAATAACATCTAATTCAAGTAGTTATAACACTAATGAATGGTGCTACCCATTCAATAGTAACGGGGATGATCCTTTGAATCTTATTGAGATATTAAATACTGCTGGTGCTAATAATTGGGTAAAAGTACTTCTTCCACTTTCTGATTTCAACACTGTGGGGGCTGATCCGGATCCAGCAAGTTGGAGACGTGTTCGTTTTTATACTAAATTGAAGAGTCAAGCTATGGACGTTTATTATAGGAATCCAAAAATTGGCTTTATAGTTCCTATGCAAGGCCAATTAAATATTATGTATGATCAATCTTTAGCATTAGCTAATAATGATTTTACTATAGATTTTTGGTTTAAAAGGTCAATTACAGATGTAGATTATGAATGGCGCATTAGTGAAATAACAGGGGATAATTTTACTGGAAGTACTGGAGAAGTAGACCCAGATTTATGGACTATATCAAAATCTGTTTCAGCTTCAGCAGAAATTTATAATAATAAAGCAAGGGTCACTATCCCTGTCAGTAGTGCTGATGAGTCAGTTACGTTACAATTTAAGTATAGTTTACATGGAGACTTTGATATTCAAGTTGATTATGATGAGATTTTCGAAGATTTGCCCTCATCTTCTATATCATATCCTGCACAATTACAAGTTTATTATGGGGATAGTCGTGCACAGATTGGAACTACATGGACTTCTTCTTTAAGAAGGATGCTAGTTACTAGTACTCCTACAAATCCTTTTATTCAAATTTCTACTCATTATCCAACAGGCAAACTAAGAATTACTAGAGTAGGTTCAACACTTAAAGGTTATTATTGGACTGGTTCTCAATGGGAATGGAACGGAAACGTTTCAGGATACCAATTTCCTGATACAGGTACGGAGCCTGTGTCGGTTTGTATAACATCTTCAGCGGATTTTAATGGAGGTTGCACAATAGATTGGGACAATTTTAAAGTAAATTCAGGTGATCTGGCCTATCAAGTTCCTATAGGCACAGCTGGAATTTTGGGGCAGGTTTCCTCTCATCCCACAACATCTGCTTTTTCTTTCATGTTTTCTTCTACAAATAATTTAGTAGCGTCACTGCACGTTCTTGGGGGAGTATTTGTTTTTTCTTCTATACTTCCTGTGCTCGACTCTGATTGGCATCATGTGGCATTAAATAGAAATCAAACTAGCGTATCTTTTTATTTAGATGGTCTGGCACAAGATGGAAGAAATATTGGGAAAGATACTATAATAAATATATCTACAGAAGATATTGTAATTGGAACTGTAGATTCTAATAATTTTTGTGGGACAATATCAGAATTTCGTATGTTAATAGGAGAAAGTGATTTAAAGTCGGGGTTCGTTCCTCCAATTGTTGAATATAGTATAGATACTACTTTAGGTGATAAGACCAACGCTAGATGGGTTAAGATAGATCTTTTGTGTGGTGATGGGAATGATAGAGCTTTACAATATGTGGGAATTTACCCAGATATAAGGTATCCATTTATACTTTCTGGAGGAAATAATTGTGAATGGATTTCACTAGGCAATAGGTTGTCAGATTATGAAAATATTAGTAGAAATTTAGCCATAAATGCAAGTATTATCGGAGACGATTATATCAAAGAGAATTTTGAAAACGATTTGTCAGATGAGTGGTCAAATTTAATTAATACTACTAGTAATATTAATGTCTCACATACAGACTTTGGTGGTACTCATCCAGACTCATTCTGGGCTAGTTATTATAATAATTTTAATACTTCAGGTTCATTTATAAAACATGAAAACAATAAGCTTAAAGTGTATTTTTCAGATACTGAAAACAATGACTGCGGGTTTAATACCCCATCTTTTATATCAACAGATTGTACTTGTGAAGTTCGTTTTAAACTTTCACATACTTCTAGAGTAGCTAGATTTTGGGTAGGATTAAGGGTCTATGCTGAGAATGGTGATTGGCTTGATGTAAGATTACATATTTATGCAGGAATACAGTGGAGAGTAGACTATGGTAACGTAGGAGGAGGCTCTAGTTATTATTCCTATGGGAGTTTTGCTGGTGAATTGATAGGATTGAAACTTAAAAGGGTTAATTCAACAATATATTCCTATTATTTAGACGATAACGGCTGGCATCAAGTACCTACTACAAGAACAGTAGATCATTTTTCAGCACAAGAAATTTATTTCATGTTGTGGTTAAGTAAGGAGCAAGCGTATCCAGAAATTGAAGTTGAAGTAGATTATATAAGAGTAACAGAAGTTATCGATGAGACTATTACTACTATTTGGGATACCACTGTGTCTGGTTTTGAAGGTAATGCTTTAAGTTATCATACTCCAGAGTTTATGCTAGATGAGGGTCCTATTTTTAGTCCTGAAATATTGTCAGCCGGCACACAAATACAATTTTTTGAGTATTATTACTATAATACTGGTGTTGGAGGAGCAGGGTTTTCTATAGAAGATAATGAGGGTAATGAAATAATAGGAGTCGCTACTACATCTCCAGGTTGGGCAATTAGTAGTGCAAATATTGGGTGGGAGAATGTTAATAGTGCTCCAGTTAGTGGAAACTCAGGCTGGTACAGGGTAAAACTTACATTTGATTGGCAAAATGGGCTTTGTGATATTGACTGGGAGGATATATCAGGCGGGTATACTAATACTTATTCTAAGGAATTGAAGTATAATACCAATGTAAAAAGTTTTCATATAAGATCTACATTTGGTAATGCATGGGGGCTTGATTTTATAAATGTTATATTTGATAAAATAACAATTATGCCATTATTGACTCATTTACTAGATTTTGAAAGATCAAATTGTATATCAGGAAATATTGAAGCCACTGGATTAGAGAGTTCTTGGGGCTGGCCTTCTTCAGAAAAATCTCCTACATTACTTCTAGATTTAGGAGAAATTTATTCTGTAGATAATTTTAAAATATACCATAGACCTGAACCAAGTGATTTTAGTTCTTACATGAATTATAACTACACAATCTCCAGCGCAACATCTATTTCAGGAACATTTGAAACTTTATTTAATATTACTGGGCATAGTGAATCAGAGTGGTCCCCATATCAAACCAGTTATGTTTTAGATGAGCCAAAAGATATGCGTATTGTACGGTTAGTTATAACTAGTTATAAAGTGCCTGATAATATACCAGTTATACGAAAATATAATAGAGATGGTACTTCTGAATTGATAAAGGTAGATGGTGGGTTTTTAAGAGAATTCGAAGTATGGACCAGTGTTGGACAAGATCCAGTAAATAGTGAAGATCACCCTATAATTTGTATGGATTTATTAGATCAATTTAATTTAACTAACCATGCATTAGTAGGTCCTCAGGAGGCTAGAAAAGATGCCGATCGAGACGCTAAATTATGGTCTAATAATAATGATTTTTTTCAATATGCTGATTCTAATACTTTAGACCCGCACCAAGTCGCCTTTTCAGAAACTAACGACTACTCGTATCCTTTCCAGTATGTTGAAGAACTTATGATTGATGATGGATCAAATGGTCCATTTTCATTAGGGTCTACAACTTTTTTACCTAGTGGAAACTATGTTGTAAAATGGAATGTATTTAATTCTTTAGAGCCTGGAGATATAAGTATAAGTATAATAGGCCATACTATAATTAAAGTTTCTTCAGAGGGAGTTAGTACTTCTTGGATTCAGCAATCTAGCAATTTTAGATTAGAAACAGCTGGGTATTTTACTGTTCAGTTAGAGGCTAATAGAACAGGTACTGAAAATTGGGCAGTTAAAGAAATTTACTTCCAATCATATATGACAACTTCTAGATGGGTGGCTTTACGTAGAAATACTGCAACAAATTTTGAATGGACTCAAGGAGCACCCTATGATACTTCTTTAGATAATCATGAGGGAGTTGATTATTTGAGTTATTTATCTCTATATTCAGCAGATAAACATCCTCCTACAGAATATAGCCATTGGTGGACATCTGTTATTAGTACATTAAGTACTGATTCTTTAAATCTAAAGAAATATAAACGTTCTCTGCGAATTGATTACCCAGATTCTTATACGGAAGATAACATTAGATTTTTAGAGGGAGACTGTTTTGGCTTAGATAGTTCATTTTCTATTAAAGATGCTTTACATGTATGGTTCTTTATAAATGATGTGAATAAATTAGATTTGGATTATGGAGGAATTGCTTTTGGAGTGTTTACTAGCTATGTTAAACCAAATTTACTTTGGGAAACCACCCATAATTCTGCTTCTTATTTTGCTCTTCCAGGAGAATTAGAAAAAAAACATGCAGGGTATGTAGATCATAGTGCAACTTCTCCAGGCGTTTATATGTGGTGGTTCAAAGATATGGATTTAAAAAGCGGATGGAATCAGTTGAAATTACGTTTTGATAAATACAACTCAGTGATTCCATTACCAGAAGAGAATACTGGAAAATTAAGTTCAGCTTTAAATTTTAGGAATCATTTAATGTCTTCATTCGGCATTGTATGTAGAGGTAAAGGAGAAGCTTTTTATATGTTACTAGATGATCTGAGGATCGAACGCAATTATTATTATGATGAGGTAATGTATGGTAATAAAGGGCTATGTTTAACTTGGGAGGATTATGCTGAAATACCGTTAAGTGGGATAGACACTATGAAAGGTACCATCTCTATGTGGTTGAAACTATATTCTAGTACTGCCGGTATAGACCATTTTAATGATTTGGCATCACGAACTCTATTTACTTTAATTGACACAGGGAATACTAGTATATCTCTAAGTATACGATCCGGAAGTTGGTTTGAAATAGGGGTTGGTAATACTAAATCAGGGTATGTACCATTACACATTGATACAACTAAGGTAGCTGTAGGGGAGGCTGCCTTTAACATAGATGAAAAAGTACACTTAGCTTTAACTTGGAGTAAAGACTCTTCTGGGTTCGATAATAAAGACACAATACGATTATATGTTAATGGAGAATTATATTTTAGAAGCAGCATATCTTGGGAACAAGGAGATAGTAAAAATGTATTACTAAGATTGGGGGGAGGAAATACATATTTAGCTAATAATGATGATACTGATGGTAGTGCCATCTTTAGTGACGTAAAATTTTATAATTATTGTAAAACCGAGTTCAATATTAATGAATTATCTCCAGAGAAAGAATTAAGTACAGTAGTTCCAAATGATCTTGTACAATTATCGATGAATAATGAAACCTTCTATAGTAGTAGAGACCAAGAATTACCTTTTGAGTTTAAAGAAGTAAATCCAGGAGAAATAATTCCTGTTTATGTGAGAGTAGATAAGAGTAATATGGATAAATTAGATAAAGTAACAGGATCAATAACTGTAGAATGGAAGGTACCTGTTTAAGGAGAATAAATGGCTCAATATAATTTAATAGACATTGGAACAATAGGTAGTAGTACTGTATCTGGCACCGGGAATAAAGCCCTATCTGTAGATGAATTACGGTTATTGTATGATAATAATACTACTACGTCTGGTATAGTTTTAGGACCATCTGATGTATTATACCTGGATATTGATATTGGTTATAGAATAAAAATGGACGACATTAAATTATTTATATCTGTTTCAGGAGATAGAGAGGTTGCTCTTACTAATGTAGATTTTTATTATAAAAATGATGAATTAGATTCGTTTACACTGTGTGCTAAGGAACAAGATAGCACTACTTTTTACCCAATAGATACTCCAGATCTATTTGCTCCTAGATATTTTAGAGTGGTAATTAATAATATTCAGGCAGATATCTATGAACTACAGTTAATGAATGATGATACCCAAGTATCTTTTGGCACAAGTGGGAATGATACTTTAGTTTTAGTGGATCAATTAAATGGGGGTTATACTTCGCTAGGTATATTTAATAATAGTGATATTGATACCGATCCAGTAACAGCTTATGTAATAGTAGATTACCAGAGGAACGCCTCTGATTTTTATATAAAATTGGCTAGCTCTTTTGATGGGGAGTACTATGGTTTAAATGATGGTTTAATTCTTCAAGATAATGATTTAACTTCAATTGTAAGATGGAATAATGGTATATTTAATAACACAATGGTATACCCTGAAAATGAGAGTATTATTACTACCAACTATGAAATAGGGTATTATACTACTCCAATATTTTCTATAGGGGACGTATTTGAAGCTACTTTTTTATTGTCTGATGTAACTACTATAAGTGGGTCTTCCATAACTTGGGATGAAGCTGCTCCTAGTGGCACAATAAAAGTTAGAAGCAGTAATACTTCTCCATTATCGTTTACTAAGTTATTTTGGCTGCATAAACGAAGCGATAATCGGATAGTGATACTTGAAGGAGATATGACAACTGGCAATAAAATTGATACAAAAAAAGACTGTTTCGATGGGTCAACTCGTTACACCCCAAAGCGTGTCATATTTGATCGAGAGAGGGCTCATTATATTGTTTTATGTAAATATCAGTATAGTAGTACTTTGGAATGGAGATTACGAAAGTATGATTATAATACTGGAACAAATTTGTATAGTTCCACTAGTTCTACATTTAATGATATAAGTACAAATATGGATGTTGATAAGCAAGGTAATGTGTGGGGAAGTGCTACTGGTAATAGATATTCTTTAGTGTGTTTTAACTATACTCTTGCCACTAGAACAACAATAAGGACAGAGGATTTAGCTTTTGTAACCGATTTATCTGCAAATAAAATCAGCTCTAGTTGTTGGTATACTGATAATGAAAAAAGTCAAGTATCTCATGTAGCTTCTGATGGTTCAGTTATGACTTCATTTAGTATGGCAAGCCCTACTTATATATGTTCAATATTAGATGGAGGTTGTTTTGTTGTGAACGCATCAGAAGCCGTTATAGTTAGATTTGATATTAATGGAGATCAGCTAAGTTATTTTCATTTTGATGCAGAAAAAACAATTAATGCTATTAGTTATGGCTTTAATAGTGCTAACGTTTTATTTAATATTGAAAGACTATGGTTAATTATTAACGCTTCATATGTAGTTCAATTGGATTTTTCAGGAAGAGAAATAACTGAGACTATAGTACCATCTCCTACTGGAATTGAAGCCTTTCCAGGGGGATGTTTAGTGTATTCTTCTTATAATCATATAACTTATCAATTAGATACCAATGGGGAGATAGTAAGAATATGGAATTTTAGTTCGTATCCTACTAAGGGTGGTATGCCTTTTCCAGTTATAATTGATTATAACGAGTTTTTAACTATGGAAGAGATTGGTAATATTTTACCTGTTTCACACGATCCGTATTGGGGCACAGATTTAAATTGGGTAGAAGTTGTAAGATCTGGGTATAAGTTACCTCATAAGAAGTACCACCAAGCTATGTTTAAAATTTTTCCTCAAATGTGTAAATTACCTCTAATTAATCCAGACGCAGAGACTGGAGATATTACAGGGTGGGATAAGAATTACTCTCGCTATGGGGATGATGATTTTAAAGCAGTAACCTCACCAATATGGGAAGGACAATATGTTTTTTCTATGATCCCTTTATCGACTATTTTTAATTACTACGTTTATCAAAAGATAGATATACAGTCAATAGATATAGATTATGAAGAACAAGAACGAGAGAAACTTGAATTTTATTTTAGATATGTTATGAAGGCGAGTAATACATACCAAAATTATTTAATTATAAAAGTAGTGCAACAAAATCAAGGTTATGATGATATTAAGACTACTACTTCTGCTGAACATAGTCATACAAATTGGCAAACACATTATTTAAAAGATACTATATTATCAGAAACTAAGTATATTGAAATTAGGTTAGGTGGAAATCATTATTATAACAATAATTTTATTTATTTGGATGCAATGGAGATATATATATTTCGTTCTCCTACTTTAAATAGAGTAGTTATTCCAAAACCTATAAAAATTACAGAGTTACGACCACAAGAATATAAAAATATCTATATAAAAACAGAATTTCCAGAAGAAGCTGCTTATACAGAATATGAAACAAGATTAAGATGTTGGTGGGGAAATGAGGAGGAAAATTAATGGAAGCAACTTATATAAGTACTAATTCATTTAGTATTACAGGACAAAAAACAGAAGAATTTTTACCTAATAGAAGATTGAGATTAGATTGTGGAGTAGACGGTATAAAATATGCCTCCATTATATCTGCGGTATTCACTTCTGTAACTATTGTAGTAATAGATGAAAATATACTTACTTCTAATCTTACTGACGTACTATATAGTGTAGTTAAAACAGGTACACAAGGTAATTTAGCTGATCATTTTCATTCTAGTACTGAAGGTGATGGTGGGTATATAGCCCCTCCTACATTTGAATTTACTGGACTGACAGACACGCCTACTACATACTCCGGCACTGAAGGATTGTATGCTCAATCTACTGGTTCTGGGATTATTTGGACAGAAGTAACAACTTCTGGCGGAGAAGGAGGTTCGTCTGATGTACAAACCTTCTTAGATTTAACAGATACACCTACGAGTTATCCGGCTGATGGTGATTACATAAGTATTTTAGTTGACGGTAGTAATCTTACAGAACCAATATCTAACTATCCATTAACTTTAAAGTTATCTGATTCAGCAGGAACAAATTCAAAAGATCTTACAGCATTTTTTAACGAACTAACTGTGAGTCCTGATGATGCCTTTATTGGAGAAGATGGTGATTTACCTAATTCTGACTTATGGAATTTAGAATATCTACAAGATAATGCTATAATACAAGATAATAGATTAAGAGTAAGTAGTTCTTATAATACTCCAATTCCTTCTATGTATCAAATTTCTGGAGATTTTGATATCCAGATAGATTTGATCATGATTGTGTTACCTTCCACAGCTGCTTGGACAATGGGATTTTATGTTGAATGGGAAGGTAGTACTACTGATTTAGTTCGAATGTCAAGACGTTATGACGTAGCTGTAAATCAATGTTATCAAGCAGATCGAAGAATTTCAGGCACTTGGACATCAATATCAGATGTAGCTACTTCAGACACGAATCTTAGCTTAAGAATTACTCGGTCAGGCACTACTTTTACGTGCTATTATTGGAATGGTTCATGGGTATCAATGGGAACATACAACGGTGTAGCAGATGATGTTCGTGTTGTGTTGGATCATGGCCCCTGGAGTACACCACCTGCTATTACCGGAGATTTTGATAATTTTAAGATAAATTCAGGAACAGTTGTTTGGCCTAATGGGTATCCTACTAATAAAAGATTTTCAATACAAGATACAAACGGAAATCAATGCTATACTGCTGTAGAAAAATGGGACATAGATAATAAAGAAGTTGTGTTACATACTAAAGTCCCCCTAATTTCTACAAATACTACAGAGTACAGATTGTTTTATGACGCATCTATGGAAGATAATATAATATATGTTAGTGATAGTCATGAGCACTTAGACAAAGGATTTACAGGGGAAACTTTTACATATCCAGACGGCCATATAATGGATAAGCATTCATGGTACACTAACTATGATTTATTTGCAACAGATGATCTGAGTAATGTACTTACTAATATACAAGATAATAAATTACAAATTGATATTACTGTTGCTGCAACTTCACGCGGTAATTTAATCACTAAAGGTAAATTGTCCGGAGATTTTGATATTCAAATTGATTGGGAAATGGTCGGCAGTGAAGAATTAGCTATGTACTTATGGAAAGATTTAACTAGTCTAGATGATAGATGTTATATAGGAATAAATCCTGCTAATGAAGATATACGAACTAGATCTAAAATCGGTACTACCTGGGATACTGAAGTTAATGTTTCTCGTACAAATGACTTTGGAAGATTTCGAGTTCAACGTGTAGGATCAGCTATGACTTGGCAATATCAAGATGGAGAGCAGAGTTGGCAAACACTTGGTACCAGTACCTGGATTTCAGATGATTGTCATATAGTTTTATATGGTAAATGTACTAATATTACACTTACTACACTAATATTTGATAATTTGATATTAAACTCAGGGTCTTTAATAGAGCCAGGGGCATATACAAGAGTCTGGGATGATCATTTTACTGCTGTGTATGATTTAAATCAAGTACCTGTAGTGGATCAAGCAACAATATTAGATGCTACCACTAATTTTCAACATGCAATAGCTCGCGGCACTTTGAATTCATCTAATCTTGTAGATAGTTTTTTAACCACAGGAATACAATTTGATATAGACGATGATTCGATACATATTCCAGATGGGGTGTTTAGTAATTTAAGCCATACTACTGAAATTTTTGCCAAATTTGAAACAGGCTTTGCTGATGGAAACATATTATGTAAAGGCGGAAGTGGAGAATCTGTACCAACAAACATTTATAGATGGAATTGGAAAACATACGGTTTAGGTTATTATTATGAATATGACAATGGGACTAATAGTACTGAGCATGTAACCACCTTACCTATTAATCCTAGAGATTTAGAGTATCATACATTTTCAACTATTCAAGGCACAGACTGTTATAAAGCTGGTATAGATAATTATGTAAGTCAATGGGCAACTGGTGTAGGTAACACAGATTCTACCGCCGGGACTGCTTTAGGCCCTTGTTATAATGATAATAATGGTGTACGTACATATTCTAATTGGCATGGAGTAGTAGAGTTAGTTAGAATTTCCGATATTATAAGATCAGACTCTTGGGTTAAAGCGACCAACTTAGCCATACGCGATGAATTTGTGAGTTTTGAATTTGGAACGGTTTCTAAGTATTTAGCACCTTCAAGTACAGCTAATAAATTAGAGTTTAAAGATTTCTCTGTACTAAAAGATACTAATTTTACTGACTTATTAGACACACCAGAGTCCTATATAAATAATGAAGGAAAGCTATTACAAACAACTACTTCTGGGATTGAATTTGTGCCTAGAAATAAGATATTAAGTCAAATCTCTACTGTTACATCTACAGGTACTTTGACTCCAGGAGATTACTACACATTTAGGATAGATGATACTTCGTATAATTATTATATTAGTTCTCAAGATAATTTTTTATCTATGAGAGATAATGTTTGGGTAATAAACACATTATCAGATCTTAAAGTAATGACCGAAACACACCCAGGAGTGGAGTTCAAGATTACAGATGCTTATATTACTGGCGATACTTATAACTATATGGTAAATAAAATATGGCTGACAGGCGATTACTCTGTAACTGTATATGGTGAAGTTATTAATACTAACTATAATGGAAGTGGGCTAGAGATAAAAATTGATGATTCCTCGCAAGCAATACAAGGATACATGAAAGCAGGATATGACTATGGTGATAAGTTTATATCTAATATTGGAGGCTTATCTACTGCTGCCCGCAGCGATGATAGTTTTGCTATTAGAATGATAAGGACAGGAACTTCATTAACATCTCACTATAGTGATGGGCAAACAGGAGCGTATACTTTATTACGTACAGGAACTGTTGATACTGGAGTACATAGTGTGACATTAGGCCTCTGGTGTTCTGGTTCAATATCGAGTGATCAAATAGTACGAGTAGATGAAGTGATTATAGACTACGCTGGAGGGTATGAATTAAATGAGGCTTTTTCAATGCCCACTATTTCTGGGATGATGTCTGAGTTATCTTCGGATGTTACTTATTATAATAGTCTATCTACTTTTAATGATTCTATTAGTTTAACAATTAGCGGAGCTTCTACGTTCGATGTTACTAATTTAGAAGCAACAAATAATTTTAATTTGAACACTAAGTATCAATATTTAGGAAGTATTGAGAACTTCCCAGATATACCTAATGACCCAGAACCTTGTGAGGTGCTAAGACGTAACGAACAAGGTACAGCATATGAATGGGCAGATGTTATATTACCAGAAGGTAGACAACAAATTATATTTGATAGTCAAGCTTATGGAGATTATTCATTACAGATAAACAATGATGTTTTTAACAATAGAGGGTTATCTATAGATCCACTTTATTCATTCTCAGTTAGGAATGGTTTATTTTTGGAAGACAGGGATAGATTGACCATAATAAATGGAGGCACTGGCACAGAATTAATTACAGGACAGGTTAATTCTTTTGCTAAGAAGTGGGATAATACTGGAAGCTCTTATACTCAAATTAATGGTATGAAGGCTGATATATTTGCTTCTAATGCTTCGTTAAGTTTTTGGTACTATGTAGATTTTGTAGCTAACTGGTTACCTTTTATAGGTAAATCAGATGCGTCTAATTCTGAGTGGCGTTGTTGGTTAGGTAATGATGAAAATTTTGATCTCTTTGGTTCAGTTCCTGCTGTTTGGGATCTAACTTCTTTATCTTTATCAACTAATTGGCATCACTTTGTAATAACATACAATGGAATTAATGCAGAACTATTCGTTGATGATACCTCTCAAGGAACTAGGGCTTTTACTGCGGGCTCTTCTACAGATAAAATTTTTTATATAAATAGGGACGGATCTGGCGCCAACTATGCTGATGGTGCAGTAGAGTCTATAAAAATATTCGAAGATATTTTAACTGCCGCTGATATAACTAAATTGTATAATGAAATTCCAGTATCAAATTACATGAGTTTAATTTCTTCAGATATTAATACTCATATTAAATATACAGCAGAAATTGCTGATGGAAAAATATATGCTCGTACTATGTATCCAATTGATGTAAGTGTTACTACTGGTGCTGGATTAAACTATGAAATGCCGTTGAGAGAGATTTCTATCGAGTCTTTAACTAACACTAGTTCTCCTGAGCCTGGACAATTTGTTCGAAAAGATTACACAGGTACTGCTTATGAGTGGGTAAGTGGACAGATAGCTGATGGCAGACAACAAACTGTATTTTCACTTCCTGATACTATTAGTGGTACAGAGATATCTATAGAATTAGATGGTACTACATTTTCAGGAACATTTGGTAAGCTACCTGATATAGATCCAATACAAGAATTTTTATTTGAAGGAGTAGGGACTGAAGATACATCAGCTTATAGCAACAACTTAACTTTGTCTTCTGCCAGTATTACTACCGGTAAATTTTCTTCTTCTAATGCTATTTCGTTCACAACAAATGGAGAGGCTAATGCCAGTATAGATCTTTCAGGCGACCAGTCTCATTCTGTTTCTGCATTTTTATATATACCTAGCACATTACCTGATACAAGAGATGGTGTTATGATGTTAGGTCCACAAACTACTGGTGGGCTTCATTGGCTTTTACAGGCTTCAGGCAGTTTACAAATTGGAAGATATAATGGGGAAAGTGTTAGTGTAGATGTGTCCTCGTATACAGGGCAATGGGTACATATAGTTTCAGTTTATGATAAAGACGCTGAAACGTTAACATCATATCTTAATGGTAATTTTGTAAGTTCCGTTAATATGTCTTCTTTTTCTTTAAATGGCAGTACTATATTGGGTGAAGGTGTTCAAGCTGAACCTAGTTTTGGTGGTAAAATAGATCAATTTAGAGTGTATAATTTTCCATTATCCACAAATCAAATAGCTATTTTGGCTCATGAGCATACTGACTATAATACAGATTATAAGATTCTTTCTCATTTGGCAACACAGATCCAAGCACATGCCGATTATACTGCTGAAGTTGTTGACGATAAGCTATACGTCAAAGGTGTTCAGAGTAATACATATACTGTTGATACTACTAAAATAAACTATGAGATAATTCCTAGAGAAATTTCTTTAGAAATTATGACAGGCACAGAAGCCCCAGGCCCAAATCAAATTTTACACAGAAATTCCACTAATACTGGGTATGAATGGAAGGATATTCCAGACGTACAAGTACCAGTTATAAAAGAGCTGTTTGATTCATTTGACACAGATATCTGGGAATTAGTAGGGGATGCTAGTTATGATGCCACAAATGATTTGGTTATACTAGTTCCTAATGCGTATAGTAGTGCTGGTCAGTTGCTATATAAACCTGGAATAACTGCAGATAATTTCACTATTGTGACAAACTGTGAAGCAAGTGGCGGAACTGCAGATACCCATAGAATATTTATTTTTTCTGAGGTAGGTACAGGATCAATTATGGATCCACAATACGGGATAGTGTTGGAAATGGATTCTTATAATCGGGAACTGCAGATATTTTATAGAGGCGGACCAATAGTAGCAACTGTTGATTTACCAACTCAATTACAAGAAAAGTTTGTTCTTACTTTAGACGTTCAAGATAACATATTAACTGGGACGTTACAATCTGAAAATTATTATTATCGTGTTGAAGCCGACATAAGTGATTTTGACAGAAATTACACAGGTTGTTGGTTTTCAGCAAATACTGGAGGCGCAAAATCTCTACGTACAGTAACAAGTATAAGTATATATGAGAATAAAGGTTTAACTGAACTTATAAGTAATTTACCTGAAAGTATATTAGACTTTGATGATACTCCTGATGGTTTTTCCGATGGACAATATCTACAGTCTACTGCATCTGGTACTGTCTGGGCTACGGTTTCAGGGGGTAGTGGAGGTTCTTCAGATGTAGAAACATTTCTAGATTTAACCGATACTCCAGCCACTTATTTAGGCACCGAAGACATGTATCTTAAATCAACTGGAAGTGAAGCTGTATGGGCTACAGTTTCTGGAAGTTCTGATGTCAATTTGGAAGATTATGTACCTTGGAATTTCGGGTCAGGAACTATTTCCGGCACTGGTGATATTTATTGTAATGATATTTATACTGCCAGCGGAACTGTTTATATAGGAGATTTGAAATTATCCACTGACGGAGAGAATCTGTTAGTTAATGGTGAGGAAATCACTTCTTCTGGAAGTGGAGGATCTTCAGATGTTCAATCTTTTCTAGATCTAAATGATACACCAACAGAATATCCTCTTGGCGGTAAATACATAGGTCTTACTATTTCAAATAGTAAAGTAGATGCGTCATTAACAGATTTTCCAATCATGCTAAATATCTCAGAGGACTCTGGTATTGGCTCAGAAGATTTATCTAGTTTTTTTACTGAACTAGAAGCACAAGATGTAGATGATAATTTTACTGGAGAGGATGGTGATTCTCCTAGTACTGACTTGTGGCAGGTTGTTGCTGCTCCAGCAGCTACTTCAGGAGAGATAGATGACAATAAATTAAAAATCACAATTCCTGATTCAGCAAATGATGAGACTTGGAGAATGTCATCAAAATTCTATGTTTCTGGAGACTTTGACATCCAAGTTGATTATGAGGAAACTTCTGACACCCCATCATCATCACAGTCATATCCTGCAGAGATGCGACTAGAGTTTATGAATTCTGATCACACATATCTACGTACACGCAGAAATAGTGATACTTCAAATGCTATGCATGTTAGTGGTACAAACACAACAAGTACCTCAGTTAGTGATTATGTTGCTTCGGGTAAATTTCGTGTTACACGTGTAGGTACTGTCATTAAATGGTATTATTGGGATTCTAGTCAATGGGAATGGAGTGGTAGTACTGTTGGATTTACAACTGGAGAAACTACTCTTACTGACACACGGGTATCTTTAGCTGGACATGCCGACTTTGATGCGGGTACCGTTACAGAATTTGACAATTTCAAAGTTAATTCTGGAACAATAATTTGGCCGGAAGGAACTCATCCAAATAGAAAGAAAATTCAAATTAAAGATGCTGTTGGAACTCAATGTTATACTGAAATTGAAACTTGGGATCACTTTAATAAAAAAGTAGTTCTTCATGTTAAGGCTCCATTTATTAGTTCTGTAGTCGACACACAATTAAATTTGATGTACGATTCAACTATGGAAAATAATACCAGCTTTGTAGGAGATACTACTGATAGCGGCGTTGTTAGTAATGTTTGGGATGATAATTTTAAAGCTGTATATCACATGGCTCAAGATCCTAGTGACGGAACAGATGCTATTTTAGATTCTACTGTCAATTCAACACACGCGTCCCCTGTAAACATGGACTCCAGTAATTTAGTTGATACAGATTTTGGAAAAGCACTAAGTTTTGATGGTTCTGCTGAATATATTGATCTCGGTACAGATAAATTGGTGGATATACATGCTGATACATACACAATAGAAGCTTTTGTAAATATCTCAGGAACTGATAATAATACACACTATACGATATTCGGAAGCTATGATACCGGCACCGGTGTAATTTTCCGTTGTTCGAGAGATGCTGAAGGTGATGGATATGTATCTAATACGGCTGATTACACAAGTACCTCAGCAAGTGAGAGGGGATATGCAGAAATAGATGGCGTAAATTATTATTCAATGACTGGGCGACCTACTGACTATATAACTAATACAAAAAATGGAGTAGTTTTACCTGGTGATATACAGCATATTGCAGGTATCGGATCAGCAACCAGTGATGCCACAGTTAATAAGGAAATAGGTAGAATTCCACATGCTGGAGGAATTCAATACTTTAAAGGTACCATTAATTCATTAAGAGTTTCAGAGGTAATTAGATCAGCGACTTGGTTAAAGGCCTCTAGCTTGTCGATGCAAGACCAGTTAATAACTTATCAATTTAATTACCCTTCAAAATATTTATCAGTAAATAGTACAGCTGATGCTTTAGTTTTCAAAGATTTTGATTTAGTAACTAATTCAACTCTTCTAAGTTTAGACGATACTCCAACTACTTATTCAGGAACTGAAGGATTGTACGCTAAATCTACAGGTGATGGGATAGTGTTTGCCGAGACTATATCTTCTTGGAACTTCGGAGATAATACTATTTCAGGCACTGGTGACATTTACTGTAATGACCTTTTTACTGCCAGTGGTACTGTTTATATAGGAGATTTAAAATTATCCTCTGACGGAGAAAATTTACTTATAGGTGATTCTCAAGAAATAGTTTCTACAGGAGTTTCAAATGCACAAACATTGTTAGATTTGGACGATACATCAGTTACCTATTCAGGAACTGAAAATCAGTATCTAAAATCTACAGGATCGGGCACAGCTTGGGATTATGTTTCAGAGATTAATACAGGAGATATAGATCCTACGTATGATTCTTTAGGAACATTAAATTCATTATATGTAAGTTCTGAATCTAACTCTATCTTTGAAAAAAATAGAGAAGCAGTTATTGAAGAACTTCCATATACTGCAAAATCTATAATTATAGATGTTTTGGACAATTACGGAGAAGAAAATCTTAATATCAGGTCCGTTGAATTTTATAATGGAGACTCACTCTTAACATTTGGTTATGATGACTATACTTCAGATGCTACCAGTTCACATGGAGCTCTACCAGATAGTCAAAGACATATGTTCAATACGTCATTATCCAAAACTGGAACAAGGAACAACACATCGTGGCTTACACCTTATGGAGTTGTTACTAATCAAAGAGCCATTGTGGTTTTTGATACAGCCATTACATTCACAAAGATAGTAATAAATAATGGACATAATGGTGGAGGAATGACTACCGGAGCAAAGAATACAAAAATTTATACATCTTCAAATGAAATTACCAGTACAGTATTTAATGAAGTAGTACCGAACTCTTTATTAATTTTTGATGGTATATTCACTGAACATGTAGCTGAAGATACTATAGATGATGAGCTACTTAGTTTAATTCCTAATGTAGCAGTAGAAAATTCTGGTTGGGACATAGTTTTAGAAACAAAAAATAATTTAATTGAGTTAAATGACACACCAACTACGTATTCGGGTACAGAGGATATGTACCTACAATCAACTGGTTCTGGTACAGTTTGGTCTACAATTGTAGAGGAAGGAACTTCAAACGTTCAATCCTTTTTAGATTTAGACGATACTCCAACAACGTATACTGAAGGACAAGTTCTAGTATCTACAGTTTCTGGAATAGAATTCGCGGGTAACAGTGAGACAAAAACGTTTGTAAAAGCTGGACCTTCAACTAATCAATTAATAACTGATGATGTAACTTTAGCATTGGATTCAGTTTTTGATGGTAATACAGCATTGGTTTCAGGAACCAATATTATTATCCCTGAAGACGGTAGATATAATATTAAGTATCAAATTATGTATACAGATAGTGAGCCTGATAACGCCACATTACAAGAAGTGTATGTAGAAACAAGAGTCAATACCTCAGTTATTAATAAGTATAGAAATGCTGCTGGGCATAGTACTGGGTGGAATGGTATGGGTATATATGGAGAAGTTCCATCATTAGAACTAGACGCTGGTGATTTAGTTGATTTTACTGTAGGACAATGGACACAGGTAGAGAGGGTATTGGTATCTAACTCTGCTAAGACTTGGGTACATATAGAAAAAACTCATGATCCTATAGTGAATGTAATTAACAACTCTGCGTTTACTTCTTTAGTCGACACACCATCTTCGTACACTGAAGGACAGTATTTAAGAACCACTGCTTCTGGAATTAATGCTATAGATGGTATTATATTAAAAGCACCGGATGATAGTGAATGGTTATTAGGAGTTACAAATTCGGGAACCCTTACTGTAACGGAGGTATAGTATGTCAGATTGTCAAGATCTGTATACATGGGTAGATGAAATATTTTATGAGTGGATAGATGAAGCCTACTTCGAGTTCGGCGAGTGTCCTACTGGCGTACTTTATCAAGTATGGAAAGATGCCGATTATGCTTATGCTGTGACTTCTTCTGGATTAGATATGTATGATATTAATTCTGCTAATAAAGTATCCTATATAAATAATAGAGGCGGTTTTACAACTATTTGGGGTAATGATTCTACAATTTATTTAGGTACTTCAGATGAAGGTATAAAGTATATAGATAAAACTACGTTTTCAGGCGGAGATTTAACCATTAATTTACAAGAGTACGATTACACTTATAATACAGCCTCCAATAGCATTAAATATTTACATGGGTACACAGATACTTTAGTTGCGATCACTGAGGATGCTATAGATATATTAAATAATAGTAGACATAGTTTTAAAAGTACAACGAGCGGTACTAATTTTACTAAATGCTTTATGACTTCTAAAGGTGAGTTATATTACATTACACAAGACTCACCAACAGATGGAATATCAAAAATTAATTCTGTATTATGTGATTGGATAGCTCCTGATACTTTTTATGGGTCCGGTACTTCCTTTTTACCAGCTGAACAGGGAGTAAATGATATATTTATAACAGAAAATACTTCTTCTACTGGAGAAGATAATACAATTTTTGTTGCTACAACTAATGGAGCAGTTATACTAGATGAGGGTACCACAGAGTTTGATACATATTACAGTAAGGATGGATAATTTATGTCACAATTAGCACTATCAGTAGAGTTTATTGATCTAGAGATGGCCGGAACCACTGAAGCTACCACTTCAGGTATGTTAACTAAGGGCCAGGATATATCGAACTGTGTTCCTTTTATGTCTCACTATTGTGAGAACGAAAGTTGGGATGGTCAGATGACAGATTACTGGTTTACTGATGTGGGAGGCCCAGCAATAAATGCTCGCCGAACTACACCAAGAGACAATACAATATATATAAAAGGGTATGTTGTAGAATTTGATCCAGAAAAAGTTAAAGTATATCAGGGAGATATACCTACTACTATAAATTATAATTCGGAGACTTCGGTAACTGTAACAACAGCAAGCGGGGCTTATGATACGTCGCGTACGGCCATGAAGTTTTATTATAGAGTTGATGGGTCTTCTAATCCTACATATCCTGGCCAGTTTTTGGTTAGGGGGCAAGTGGTTGACGGTACTTCTATTTCTTTTAATAAACATGTTAACGTCGCAAATACACATTATGGGCATTATTTTATGTTTGAGTCTATTGATGATGATTTTACTGTAGAACATAACTCTGGTACATTTACTGGAGGAATAGGTATTGAAGTACCTGTGTATGATTGGCACAATTCATTTCTTATTTGTTCTAATTCTACTAGTTGGAATGGCACAGGTACTGATTACGCTACTATGCGTGCCTATTTATGGGGAAATTCTCGTATCCACATGAACAGACAAAGTTCCTCTTACACTTGTTATTATAATACGCAACTTATTGAATTTAGTAATGAAGCAACTTTATCTGGAGTAAGGTATTGTCCTAAAATAACTAATTATCATAGTATGAATACTACAACTACAGAGCGTACTCTTACACATAGAGAGAACCATATACAAAATTCTGATACTCTTATGATGTCAGTAACTCAAAATCCTACAAGAAATGCGTCTACAACTCAAAACAACCAAGAAGGTGCTTTTCATGCTATATGGTGTACCAATAGTGGGACTCAATATATAATTAAACGGGCTGTATCGACTTTTTATGCGTATCCTACTTATTATTTAATAGATTGGAATGGGCAATACCCTCAGTATCCTGATTTGGGAACAAATCCTGCACCAATAGCTTCAGGCACATCTCCAGTTAAATCGGTGGAGAATATAGTTACTAATATAGCAGAACATGTAGAGGTTGTACATCTATCTAAAGGACAAGATGTAGCAAACTGTATTGTATTCGAATCTGGATTTTCTAATAAAACTAGTTCTTACGAACAATACTACCAGCATGAAGCTATGACATACTTTAGGGGTAATGAGTTATACATAGAACGTGGTAATGAGGGTTGGGATAGGCATACCGATTTATCTGTAGTTGAGTTTTACCCTGATCAAGTCAGAGTTCAACAAGGGCAATTTATTATAGACAGAAACGCTACAGAAACTACGGTAACTCTTGATTATGAGATAGACATCGAAAAAACTTTTTTAGTTTTCGGTCATTTTATGGGGGGTAGTGAAGGTCAGTGGGGTTATCATCAAGTTCTAGGTTATACTCAAAACACAACTACTCTTCATTTTTCTCGTGGAACGGCATCTACATATCCTATAATGGGTTCTTGGTATATAGCTGAAGATTTAGGGGATAATTGGGACGTTAAACGTGTTAATACTGGATTTTCTTCTTTTAGTTCGTATTCGTATGAATGGCCGTGGCACGCTTCTATATATAATACATTTGTACTAATTTCTAATAAAATAGACACTACAAATGGTGCACCTATCTATTCTACTTGGAGAACCTTTAACCATGGCCCATTAGATTCTGGTAGAGTAGATAGATATAGTAATTCATATAATACTCAAGTAGGTATACAAGTAATTAAGTTTACCAATGATGATCGTATTAGAACTCATTACTCAGCAAGGAATTTAACTGGTACAGAAGAAAGTGAAACTTATACACCTTATACAGCCATGTCTGGTATGAATGTTACTGCTGTATTAAGTAGTTTAAATGGACAATACAGAACTAATTCGACTAGTTCTAGTAGAAGTGTCTGCGCTTTTGCTAGAATACATTATGATGAAGATACAAATCAAGTAACTTTATCTAGAAATAATGGATCTAATTATAGTGTAACTTCTGAGGCTACAATTTATACAGTAGCTTGGGAAGGATTCGAGTCAAATACTGGCGATAAAGAGATTGATAATTATGGATATTTCATAAAATCAATAGATAGACATACATACACCGGAAGTACTAGGCGTTGGCAAACACGGATAGAGAACGGACAAGATTTAAATAATTGTATTCCTATAACTACGTGTGGTATAGGTGAAACAGCGGCAGCAGATTTGGAGCGTATGTTTTTTACTCCGTGGATATATCCTGACTTAGGGAGAATACATTATGAAGCTTATTGGACACCAAATAATCCAGGCATAGATATGGCACTACAGTTATTAGAATTTGACCCAGAACAAGTTAAGGTACAAAGAGGCTATACTTACTTATGGAATGGGGCAGCTACTGCTACGAATGTGATTGAAGAAGTAGATATTACAAAAACCTTTATGATGCATTATGTGTATGTAAGTGATAATGTCGGCACAACTTTTGGTGGAGCGTCTATAGCAGGTAAGATTAATACATCTACTGAATTACATTTTGAGCGCGGTAATACAACTGGTAGTACTATGATTACCTGGTATGTAGTTGAGTGTCTTCAAGATCAATGGGTAGTTCAACATGGGGAGATTAATAATTCTAATACGACTTATTATACTTGGGACTGCATTGATATGCCAGAGCATAGATCAATTACTTGGATGTCTTACGCACAAGAACAGACTCAGTTTTATCCCTCTTATTGTATGTTTAGAACATATGCGAATCACGATCAACGCGGTATATATCAAGTAAGGGGAAATAGACAATCTTCTGGCTCAGAAGTTGAACGAATGAATTTTTCTGGTATTACTTTTAATGAAAATTTAGGGATATATGTAGACCATGTACATTTTTATTTCGGCACTTCGGCTACATCTGTTACTGTTGATTTAAATAGAGAGTATGATATGAACCGTACTGTATTTTGGGCAGGGCAGGCACAATCGATGATGCGCACTAATACTACCAGTACTTCAGTTGGGCCACAACATGGTTATTTTAAAGCTGAATTTCAAGATTCAACTACGTTATTGGTTACAAGAAATGTGTCTTCTCCAGCGTATGAGTCTTGGGGGCACGTATATTTAATAGAGATACCTTTACCTACTTATAAAGTAGCTGGCGTGGTAAGAGAAAAAGGTAGTTTTGTTGAGAGAACCCTCCATTTACATAGGTCTGACACTGGAGAATTTATGGCCAAAACTACTTCCAGTGGTATCGATGGTACGTATGAGTTTCTTACTACATATAGTGGGTCTACTTATGTAGTTTGTTTTGATGATGTTGAGGGAACACAATATAATGGGTTAATAGAAACAGAAGTATTTCCTACAGTCCTTACAGGAACATGGGCAGCTGACCAAGGATGGGTGTAATGCCAGATTTTGATTTTATACAAGATAGGAATACTTTTCCAATATCTACAGAACTCGATTTTAATTTTGGAGCAGGACAAATAAATGTTTTAGCAGGAAACTCTAATGTAATTACAGCGATTTGGGCAGAACCAGATGCAGGCAGGTCTTCAGGAAAGATGCATGTTACTTCTTATGGAGAAGGAGCAGCATTTTCTATATTAGATTTAAAAACTAAAATATTATATGACAGATATACTGTTACAGTAAAAGGCAGAGCTAACGAGACATTGAAGCAAGAAGATCCAAAAGATTTAGTTGGGGGAAGTGAATAAAATGACAGATAAAGTTTCTTATAGAATAGATTATACGAAAGTAGATTCTGATTTAGAAGATTTTCCAGTAGATATATGGATAACCACTGATACAGTACCTGCATCTATGTTTAATTCTTTTTTTACTAATGATACTTTTGATCCTACAGAGTTTAAAGTAATAAATCCAGAGACTGATGCAGAGTTGTATACTGAAATATCTTATTACGATTATAGTTCTAAAGAAATGATGTTACATGTAAAGGTTCCTGATGTATATTCAGATAAATATTCTTATGTGGATATTGTACCTACTATTACTGGTTCTAATATATATGTAAGTGAAACTGACACTTGGCAAGAAACTACAACTGTTTCTGGGGATGATTTTACTGGAGACGACATAGATTTTGATCACACACTGTGGTTTATGAGAAAAGCCTTTTACCGTGACGAAGACTACATTAGGATATATAATAATAAATTAAAATTTAATATAGAAAACACAACAGACGATCAAGGGATGTGGTTTTATTCTACTTTACGTTTCTTTGGTAATTTTGATGTACGAGTAGATTTTGAATTTATTGGTGCAGGGTCTAGATGGGCACAGAGAATGGATATGTTTACTACAGAAATGAATGCCTATATAGGGAGATATAATATCTTTGCTGATGGGTATTATAGATCCGAGATAACTGGAGAAACTTTGGTTCATGGGGGACCTAATGATAGTAGCGGTAAATTTAGAATAGCACGTGTAGGCACAACATTAACTACTTATTATTGGGGAGGCTCTAGTTGGGTTAACTATGTAGAGTCAACTAGTTGTCCTTTGACGGAATTTAGGGTATTATTATCAGTAAATACATGGCATAACGCTACTAGTTTAGGCTCTACTTTCGATAATTTTACATTTACTGCGGATACTGTTAAATATCAACCTTCAAGCACAGTATGGGATGAGCACTATAAAGCTGTTTATCATATGTCACAAGACCCTTCTGCTGGAACTAATAGTATTTTAGACTCTACTTATAATGGATGGAACTCTTCTCCTTATGGTTCAATGACTTCATTAGATGTGGTGGATGGATCAATCGGAAAAGCTTTGGATTTTGATGGTTTAGATGATTACATAGATATAGGTTATCCTTTATATATGGGAAACCCTGATTTACACCAAACTATTGAGTTTGTTAGTAACAATGATGGTGTGATGGTGGGCACAGAGAGAACCTCATCTGCTACTGGAGATTCACAACTAAGTGTGGGTAGTAATGGGACTTTAGTCTATAGAATAGATAATTCAACTAGTGCTCCACATACTGAGTGGATAACTTCTAGTGGTGGGGCTGACATTTCAGAATTCAATTATTATGCGTTGAGCGCAGTCGGTGTCAGTAATTCTTATGATATGATAGTAAACGACATAAAAGAGAATGTTGTTTATGATTTTGATGAAGGTAATGAAGAACATTCAAATGTTATGGTAGCAAGACATCGTAATTACACTTACAGTGATGTTTACTATGATATGCAAGTACAGGAAATACGTTTTTCAGATATTACACGTTCAGATGCTTGGTTAAAGGCCTCCGGTCATTCTATTAAAGGTAGTTTAGTAGAGATTGTGTACCCTACAGTATGCGAAGGGACTGTTAGAGATGGAAGCGGAACAACTCTATCTGGCACAGAGGTGAATTTACATAGACGTGTTGATGGTACTTTGGTAGGAAGAACAACTACTACCTCCTCTGGTACTTTTTCTGTAGGTTCTATATACGCAGAAGATCATTATATAGTAGCGTTACCTTTGGATGATTCTTTTAATGCACTTATTTATGATTATATTAATCCTACGTATAGTGGGGAGCTTAATGTATAAAGCAAGACCTCCAATTAATAATATACCGTTTAAATTTGGCTCTTCTGGGTATAGTCCGCCGGATTTTAATGCCGTAAATTTTTCTTTCCCTGCTAGGTTTAGTGATTTAAAGGCAGCTATTGTAGGCAGTAATTTACAAAGAGATTATCTAAAGCACTGCGAAACTTATGTATTAGGATATAATAGTAATAATGTACAAATATTAAGACATAGTTGCCTTTATGGAGGAATACGAGATTTACAAGTTAATTTAGATGTTATAGCTAATTTTTTTAATTTATCCGGATATATTAAATCAACTTTATATGGATATATCGATTTAAATGAGTCTTTACGCGGTTGGGGGGAAGGTACTTTAGATTTACAGGGGGTGTTGAAGTCATGGAATCGAGAAGTGGTAAAGAATCTACCTGTTTATATGAAGCAAGGGGAAACTTCTCAATTAGATTTATCTAAATATGTAGATATATTTCAATCTTCATATACAGACCTGAATAAATTAATTAAAGGGTGGTCAACAGGTAATATAAGAGATTTAGTTAATACTGTAAAACCATGGTATTCTGCTAATACAGATCTTTCTGAATATTTGAGGCCGACCACACAACAAACATCTGATTTAATTTTAGATATATTTAAAATCTGGCAAACTAAACAATATAATATCAATGCGATGTTGCACGGCTGGCAAGAGATGCAGTTACAAAAGATTATACAGGTATTGCATACAAAAGATTTGCCGGCGAGTATAAGGGCAACTTATTTAAACAATTTAGGAGTGTGGTTATATGCAATACAGCCTGTGGATATTTCTGCTAATTTAATGGCTTGGGCAGCTATGAATCTACCAGTATATATTGAAGATGGACCATATGCGGGAGACTTGCCTAAGTATATCTATGGTATTGACTCTGTAGATCTTAGGGCTAGATTACTAGTTAGAAAAGCTTTTGAAGTGGCCAAAGATTTAAATTTTAGATTGACAAATTTACAAGAAAGAAATTTATCTATACATTTAAATACAATTCAATATACTGATTTAAATATATATTTACTTTCTTCAAGACAGTTAGTGGATCTACAAGTTAAAATATATCCAAAAATAGTTCATATTAAACATCGTATTAATATAGATTTTTTAGAACATAGGGATCTAGCAGCGGTAATAAATTTTTCTTGTTTTAGTTCGATGTTTCGTAATTTAGCTTTTACTATAGATGTAAAACAAAGTAAGGATTTATCTATGTATATCTACGGAACTGATGAAGCGAATATAAGTAATTTAAGATTTAGTATCAACACTTCTGATTATATGACACAGAATACGGTTGTATCACAATATTTAAATATAAAAAGTCCTACGTCATACACTACCTTAAAATATAAAAAGAAATCCACTGTGTGTACTATTAATACTATTTCTGTACTTAGTGCTAATATAGGTAGAAGTTATCTTGATTTATCTTTAAATATAGATGGCCAGTATATACATAAAGATCTAGGTATTATTATTCGACCATATATAAACAGGCATTATGAATCTCCTTCTGTTTTGCAAAAATTCATTATATTGAAATTAAAAAATAATCAAGAAGATTTTAGACGTTATGTGGAACTAACTTTTAATAGTTATGTAAACACTTATTATTATTTTTCTGGAAATCGGAAAGTGTATAGGATGTATAGAGATGACCATTGGGTGGTACAAGTAGAAGGAAGTAAGTTGTTACCTGTAGGGCAAGGCTTTGAAAAAACAAAAGTACGAAGAAAATATATTTTTAATTTGAAAAATTATACTTCTATTGATGAAGCAATACGAGACATGGTAGACAGGGTTACTCAACTTAAGAGTGTCGATTTATCAGCTTATATAGTCGGTGTTAATGATAGATTAAAAAACTTACCTATAAATATATTTGCGAGAAGAGTTTATAAATCTAATAGGATATTATCAGCGCTGATAAAAGGTGGAACCACGCAATATAGAACCTTATCTTCGCGAATTAATGCTGTATTGACCACCGCTACTTATAATCTATCTTCTACTATTATAGCAGTTAGTTATAAAAGTACCGTAGGTCGAGCAGATTTTAATTTTATAGGTACAGGGGATGTAATGCCGCCAGCCGAGGATGCAGATTTTATTTTTAAATTGGAGAATGATTAATGGAAATATTGAGAGTAGGAAAAATACGGAAATACACTACTATTATGTCAGCAGTTGATGCAGCTTCTGTAGGAGATGTAGTATTAATCGATGAAGGGATATATACAGAGAGTATCAAAATAACTAAAGCAATACATATAGTCGGAAATACTTTGTACCCTGGAAAAGGGCAAGTAATTTTAGCAGGGTTTGATGATGCGAGTAACGGCTGGGATACTACATTATATTTTCAAAATATATCAGGCTCATATACTATGTATTTTGAAAATATACACATTAGTCCAATGAATTGGCCGGTAGGTGATATAGATGAGTGTTTTTTTATCGTAAACTCATGGGATATTGATTTTGTATTTAACAGGTGTATCTTTGATAGTGGCCGCAATAATGTATTTTTGTTCAAAGGGTACAATTCCTCGGTAAACTCAATAACTATGAATAATTGTAGAGGTATATTTAAAGAGGTTATAGATTACCCCTCATCAGGACCGCAGCACTTTAATAATGGTTTGAGATACGTTCTTCAATATTTTAATAAATGTATATTTAATACTCAAATAGATTTTTCTCATCAATATGTTCCTGTGCCAAGTGTTAGCGACTATGTAATTGACAGAGATCAATATGGGTATGGACCTCATTATGGCACAAACGCAAATTTGTTCAATTTATACTATTTTAAAGGAACAGTTACTTCTGAAGTTCCTTCTTCTACTCTTGTAGATAATGTTGTATTAGATAAGTTTATAAAGCTACCAGAGATTGTCGTTTCTAATAATGATTTAACTGCCACGGTGTCTAAGAATAATGCCTACGTTGATTATGCTGTAAGAACTACTGTTGGAAGATCTGATGGTAAATGGTATTGGGAAGTTATTATGAATAGTGTATATCAATATAGTAAGGATAGATGTGGTATAAGTTTAGTCACAGCCTCTATCAATCAATCTATAGGAGATACTGTATATAGTTGGGGGTTTGCCCCTACGACTGGAAAATTCTATTATAATGGGGTTTGTATAAGCACTGTAGACCCATGTTTTCCTGGAGATATTATAGGAATCGCTTTAGATATGTTTAATGGTAATGTGTGGTTTTCAAAAAATGGAACTTGGATGTTAAATGGAGATCCTAGTTTGGGAGTCAATCCGGTATTTACAGATATAAAAGGGGTAGTTTATCCTTCTATTTCATTATATAGTAATGAATTTTATGATTCTTCGGCAGATATAGTATTTGCCATACCTGATTTAACTTATACTATTCCGACTGGGTTTAATTTCTATGGCACAAGTACGATTTGGAGAGTTAAATGTATAAGTGCAGTAACAAATGAAGTGTTAGGTAGTACACTTTCTGATGCTTTAACTCAAGAGTATTTTTTAGAAACAACATATAGTGGGGAACACTTTGTTATATGTGAGGACGTAACTGAGGTGCCTGAGTATAATGATCTAATCTTAGGAAGAATGATTCCAAAGGAGTTAATTTAGATGGCAGTATTTAGAGTTGGGCCAACCAGAGCAATTTCTTCAATAATGGAAGCTTACTATATAGTAGATAATGGGGATACGTTATTTATAGATGAAGGAGAGTACCCAGAACTGCTTCATTTTGAAAATAAAGTAGTCAATCTGATAGGAAATACTAATTTTCCGGAAGAAGGTAGGATTTTAATTAATCCCTTGTCTCGTTCATCTTTAGGCTCAGTTAAGTACGATGTTCCATTAAAAATAAAGTACCCTGCAGCTAATCCGGCAATAACTATGCTTGTAGAAGGAATAAAATTTATAGGGGATCCTGATACTTGGACATATTCTCTTGTTTATTTTTCTGATAATGAGCCTGGAGATTTATCTCTATTAAATTTAATATTTAATAGATGTATATTAGATGCAGAAATCAACGGGGTTAGATATCGTGTAATAGAGTATGCTAATAGTAGTAATAGATCAGTTAATAGTATCACATTTAAAAATTGTGATATATTATGGAGATCTAATGATGCTTTTGGAGCTGCAGATTGGCCAGCAATACCTACTAAAGTATTTAATAAATCAGTAGTAAATAGGACGCCTGAAACTTCTTTTAATGTAAAAGATTATATTTATACATATCAAGAAGAGAATGTAGTAGGTTATGGACCAAAATATGGAAAAACAATGGTAGAAAATCTCCCAAAACAATATTGTATCTCAGGGACAGTTTCAGTGAACGATGTTCCATCATCAAGAGAGATACGTATTTTTAATCATAGTAGCGATGCTTATATAGGTTCTACTGTTTCAAGCGGCACTACTGGTGAATACTATTTTGGTATGCCCTTCGGTGGTCTACATTATCTTATATGTCTTGATGATGTAGCAAACCCAAACTACAATGATTTAATAATGTCAAAAATCTCACCTGAAAACTTATCTGAATATATCTTTACACCTCTTACAGTGGTTAATCCAGGAGCAGAAACAGGTGATATGACAGGTTGGACTTCTGAACTTGGAGGTATAGAGATTAGGCAAAGTGGCTATGAATCATCAAATTATTTTAGTGGTGGTAACTACGCTGAATCAATAGTGTCGCAAAGAATTGATTTAATAGCTCAAGGAATAGATACTGACATAATAGATACTGCCTCAGATGCTTATGTTTTTTATTTATCTGCCATGACTAAAGTACATAATCAGAGTCCTACTGATCAGTGTTTTTTAGGTTTGAGATATTTGGATGCTTCTCAGACGATAATAGACACAGATATGTATTCGCCAGCTTTTAATAGTATTACGTGGCAAAGTCGAGGTATTATGCAGACTGTTGTTTCTGGTACTAGATATGTAGATATATTAATGAAAGGGTTTCGTAGAACAGGTACTTATTGTAATTCTGATTTTGACAATTTAAAATTAGGGTTATTATATTTACAATAATCTATTGACAAACTTAATACTTGTATTATATTACTCTCATTATGTTTTTATTGAACAGAAAGAAAAATAAATTTAAAATGCCTATTGACAAACGATAAAACTATGCTTATATTATATTATGTAAGTAATAAACTAACCTATATATAAGTAGAATACAGATAAATTTATTAATAATTAAACAAAGAGGTACAAATGGAATTTTTTATCAAAACTGACGCCGTTCAGCGTGCCGTCAAGCTGTTGAGTGTTACAGCCAAAGTAAACACTCTTTCGTTCGAAGGTCAAATTTTAATTAAAACACTAGATGATAAGGTATTGTTTTTGTCTAATAATGGAAAGTCAGGAATTTCTTGTGAGATTCCAGCAAAGATAATAACTTCTGGAGAAACTACTGTAACATACAGTAAAATGAAGTCTTTTATTATGACGTTCTCTCCTTGGGATGGAGAAACAGGTTCAAAAGATTTTCAGTTTGTAACTAAATCTCCAAGACTACATATTAATGTAATAACTTCACTAGAGAGTGGATTAGAGACTAGTAGTAGTTTAAAATTAGATCAAATTAAGTCTTCTGCTTTTGTTTCTCAAGTGAAACTTACAGAGCCAAATCTTATTATCAATTCAAGTCTTTTAAAATCAGCAATAGATAAAGCAATATATGCAATAGATCCTAGTAGTGGTATTGACTACGTCAAGGGTTTAAGAATGCTAGTTGAAGGAGAAACTATTAGATTTACTTCAACTAACGCAAGGGTTTTATCCGACTATGCTGTATCTGGTAATAATAAACTTAAAGATGGTGACTATTTTCTTTCTTATGAATTCCTTATGGGACTTAGGAGAGTATTAATAGACGATACTCAGTTATTTTTTGAAATAACTAATAAGAAAACTATTTTGTCTATTGATGATGTCATTTTCTGGTCTACAACACTATCTTATAAGGATTACCCAGAGTACATGGGCATATTTTCTAATTTTGATAAGACTGTGGAAGTAGATAGGGAAACTCTACTTAATGGTATTACTTCATTTGCTGATGTTTTAAATTCTGAAGATTATAATCGAGTAACAATATCCTTAAAAGACAATACTCTTTCTTTAATTGCCGATGATGCTTTATTTGAATACCCAGGAATATTGAGTAACGATGAGTTCTCGTTAGATGTTGATGGAGTAGACTTAAAAAATACTTTATTTTCTCTTGGAGATGATACGTTAAAACTTAAATGTATTGATGCAAATCATGGTATAATACTTGAATCTTCTGGTTTTGAAGATCATAAAGCCTATGTTGTTAATCTAAAAGTAAGATAGTATATATATATGTTTAAAGAAGATAAATATATTAAAGAATTAAATAATGCGTTAGTAAGTTTAAAAGATGACAATTCTTTGATTTCTGATAGAATAAAGTATGATAACTTATTAACTGCGTGTATATCTATTATAAAACACAATAATTACGCTGTTATTATGCGCCCTAAGGGAGCAAAAAATACTAAAGTAGCTAAAGATTTGGTGGCTTTGTACTACCATTTAGCACAGTTCCATTTAGGACAAATTACTTTATATAGAAATGATAAAGTTGACTTTCCTATTGCAAAACGTTTAGTAGAAAAAATGCAATTTAGTACTAAATTAGAGTATAAAGACGCTATTTCAAAGTGTGTACAGATAATAGAGGGGCTATTTAAGTATCGAAAAGAGTTAAATCTGCATCCTAAGACATTCACTTCATTTAGTTTGTTTGGTCAAGATAAATTAGGATGGATAACAGAACGTATTTTATCTCTAATTAATGACGAACTATATGATGATAGTGAGTGGATTACTCGTATAGACGCAGCAGCTGAATTATATGCTGAAAAAAATAATATTGAATTTGGGTTTCCAGATTTAGAAAAACTCGCTAATGAGATAAGGAAAAAAAATGAAAAAAAAGAAAATAGTTAAAAAAGAAAAATCTGCAGAAGAAAAAGCAGCCGCATTAGTATTTACTAATATAAAGAAAAAATACGGTAGCGTAATGACCCCTCTTTCTGAGGCAGCAAGTAAAATCAAAACAATAAGTACAGGGTCTTTAAGTTTAGACCTCGCATTGGGCCGTGGAGGAATGGCCCTAGGAAGAGTTTATGAGGTATTTGGTCCTAATAGTAGTGGTAAAAGTACCTTAGGGGTACATGTTGTAATACAAGCCCAAAGAAGGGGGCTAAAGTGCGCCTATCTTGATGCTGAACAAGCGGTTGACCCAAAACTTTTTGAGAATTACGGTGTAGAGTCTTCAAAATTAGACTTCGTTCAAGCTTATGGGGGAGAACCAAATCTAGATATTTTAGAACAGCTTGTAAGGACAGGCCAATACTCAGTTATAGTTATTGACAGCGTTAGTGCATTGATTCCTATGGTTGAAGCTAAAGCAGATATAGATAAAGATCATATAGCATTGCAAGCTAGACTTATGTCTAAAGCACTTAGAAAAATTACTCCATTAGCTGCAGCAAACGATACTTTATTGATTTTTGTAAATCAACTTCGTATGAAAGTTGGGGGCTATGGTAATCCAGAAACTACTACTGGTGGAGAATCATTAGGGTTTTGGTCTACTGGCCGTATAAGTATTAGAGGTCCAGAGGCTAAAGTAAGAAGATTGACAGATCTAGCTGGAGAAGTTTATGGACATATAGCAGCCCATGAAGTAACAAAAAATAAATTAGGAGAACCTTTTAAAAAAGCTAATCTTAATTTGATATATAATAAAGGGTATGATTTTTATAGTGAAATTTTAGAGATGGCGGTTAGTCTGGACATTATTGAGCAAGCAGGATCATGGTTTAAATATAACAATAAGAATTTAGCACAAGGGCAGATAAATACTTTAGAGGTTTTAAATACTGATGAAAAATTATTTAATGAGATTAGAACCAAAGTTATACAGACTGTAGGATTGGAGGAAGCTTATGAGTTACATAGCAACCCAGGTCCAAAATATTCTTGAAGAATTATTTCCAACAAATCCATTTAAACAAATTTTTTGTGAATACTATATAAATTATAAAGGACAAAAATTATTTTTTGATTTCCATATAAAAAAGTTAAATGTAGTAATAGAAGTACAAGGGCAACAACATACTAAATTTGTTAAACATTTTCATGGTACTAGAAAGAATTTTTTAAAACAAAGAGAGCGTGATAATTTAAAAAGAATTTGGGCGGAAGAAAACGATGTAAGCTTAGTACGGTTTAATTATGACGAAAAATTAACAAAGAAATTGGTATTATATAAAATAGATAAAGCAATGAAGGACGGTTTCTATGAGTAATGAAAATCAAAAAAAGATGTATACAGAAGATGCAATTAAGTATAACAAGGACTGCCGTGATTTTACTTGTCTTAATGATGGAACTATTTATAGGGAGTGTAAATACTGTAATTTAAGTTTACAGTGTAAACAGGTAGGTATGCTAGGAATAAACCCAATATCTATGGAGTCACATTATTGTCCAGTGGTCGATCCTACAACGCAAGAGATAGTAGAATGGGAGTATTATTGTACTGGAAAGTATGATACTAGGCCATTAAATGAACGTCAAGATGGTGATGACAAAATATCATAAGGAATTTTATGAATAACGGATTATACTCATTTAGAAAAATAGAAATTAATCAAGGATTTTTGGATAATATTTGGAAATTTGACCCTACTACTTTAGGGGCACTAGATGATTTAACTATTAGTAAATATTCTATTGCATTGGCACAGTATTTAATTTTTTTTAGGTCTGAATTAAATCAAACAAAAGCTACAATAGTTAAAAAGAAAAAACTATTGGACACTTCAATTTCGATGGCTACTACTACTACTTTACTAAAAAAATATAAAACTAAAGTGGCCACCACTGAATATTTAATTACTACCCTTCCTGAATTATCAAAACTTTCAGAAGAAATTTCTCAGTTACAGTCTGAGATTACTTATTTAGATGGTGTAGATAAGTCTATAAGTGAATATATAGCTACGTTTAAGAGAGAATTAGGAAGACGTGAGAAAGAAATATTTGCAATTAGAGCAGAGAGGAGAATGTAATGTCGATAGAGGAAGATAAACAACTTTTTTTACGCCCCGCGGATGAGAGAACTTTATTGTCTTATTGTTTTCAAAGTACAGACTATTTGTATGACTTGGCTACTAAAGTATCTGAAAAGGATTTTCTTGCCAAAGAACATCAGATGTTATTTATGACTATGAATGGGTTACTACGTACCGGAGTGAATAAGATTGATATGACAATGGTAATTAATCATGCCCAGGGTGGAGACATCATAGACACTATTGGTGGTGTAGGGTATGTACAATCTATAGGGAATATTGAGGCGTCACCTGAAAACTTTCAAACTTATGTTGATATCATTCTTGAGTCAAGCGCTAAATATCAAGCTTATAGGGCCTTAAAAAGACACATAGATAATATCAAAGGTAATGCTAAAGATGGAAAAACAAGTAAAGAATTAATTAGTAGCGTGGAAGCTGATATGTTAGATATGTCATCACTTTCAATGCTTAGCGAAGATCCTATACGTTTTGGAGATACTCTTGACGAGTATTTAGACGAAAGAAAAGATACAAAGATCGGAATGACTGGCATTTCAACAGGATATCCGGTTTTGGATAGACAAATAGATGGTATGATTCCTGGTACATTAATGATTATTGCCGCAAGAAAGAAAATGGGGAAGAGTGCTTTTCTAACAAATATAGCTATACATAATGCGATTAGAGCGCAAGTTCCTACATTATATATAGATACAGAATTAACATTTTTAGAGTGGCAGACTAGGGCTCTGGCAAGAATTTCAGGAATAAAAGAAAGAGATATTAAACATGGTGGGTACACTGATGAACAACAAATAAAATTGAATAATGCTAAGATGGTGATAAAGGATAAAAAACTGTTCCATAAATATATGCCAGGGTACAGTGTTGAAAAGGTGGTATCTTTATGTAAAAAATATAAGTTAAAAGAAGATGTAGGCTTGATCGTATTTGATTATCTAAAGGAGCCTGATTTATCTACTAATAATGATAATAGAAAAGAATATCAACTGCTGGGGGATATAACTACTAAACTTAAAGATTTGGCTGGTACATTAGATATACCGGTACTAACTGCTGTACAATTAAATAGACAAAATAATATTGCAGATAGTGATAGAATAGCTAGGTTTGGAGATATTGTTGCAATTTGGGGTGCAAGGACTGAAGAAGAACAAAAAGAAACTGGTGAAGGCGCTGGTGATTACAAACTTCATATTAAAGATACACGACGTGGTGGAAGCACACAGAAGGGTGGTATAGGTTTCAGGTTTTTTAAAACTAGATTGGATATTAGAGAGATTAATCCTGCAGATCAGTATTATATTAATTACAGTGAAAAGGTGAGTGTTGACGATTTTGATGACGAAGCGTATGAACAAATGGTAGGAGATGAACTTGCATAAAAATAACGACATTTCATTTAGGGAAAGAATAGACACTGTTAAACAGCTAGTGGACCCTTTATATGTGGTAGAAAATTTAGGGTTTAAGATAGAAAGCGAGACGGCTAAAGAAGTTAGATGCGCTTGTATAGTTCATGGAGGAGATAACAAAACGGCTTTTAAATTAAATAAAGATTTAAAAACTTGGTGCTGTTTTACGCATAAATGTAATGAACAATTTGGGAATGATATGTTTGGTCTTGTGAGATCGGTTAATAATTGTGGATTTATAGAAGCCCTTATTTATTTAGAAGAACTTACTGGCAGTGCAGGGGTTAGTAAAGACCAACTGATTGCGTATAAACGTAAAAGAGAAAGACAAGAGTTTATAAGATTGAATAGTACTAATGAAGATAAACCATCAATAGTTGATGAAGAACGTTTAAAATACTATAAACTATATAGATCATCTTTTTTTGTGGATGAGGGGTTCGATACAGCAACTCTGGACCATTTTGAAATTGCTGGTGGGTACTCTGGTAATGATGGGCTAGTAAGAGATATAATACCGATATATGATGATAAAGATAAACTGGTAGCGTACAGTTTAAGGGATATAAGGCGGGACGTAATCGATACGGATAAAAAATATATTTTAACTCCTGGATTTGATAAAAATTCAGTATTGTATAATTTAAATAAGGCAAAAGTTATTACACATTTACCATTGATAATAGTAGAAGGATTTAAAAGTGTTTGGAGATTATATGAGTTGGGAATACATAATGTAGTAGCTTGTATCGGTGCAGGAATTAGTAAAGGTGAGAAGATCATACGAATTATTAAAAAATAAAGTAGAAATATCTATGGAAATAATAACAGAAACAGATGAAAATGGTAAGGGGTTAGACCCTGCAGATTTATCAAAAGAGCAATTAATGTATTACTTAAATAACTATATAGAAAAGGAGAAAAATTAAAAATGAGCTGTGTATGTCAAAGATGTAAAAATAAATACAAAGTTGATATAATTATTCCTAATTTTTTATGGCAAAAAATAAAACCGCAAGATAAATCAAAAGAAGCAGGTTTATTATGTGGAAGATGTATATTTGATCGTATAGAATTATTAAATGAATATGCATCTTATAACTTGAAAAGAAATGAAAAGGAGAACTAAACATGAGTATCGTAGGCGAAAATTTTGTAACATTAGTAGGAAGTATTTCAAGAGGTACATATAAGGAAGTAGGGCAGTTTAATACTGGTTTATTTAAGGGGAGCATTTCAATTCCAACTGTAAAGGGGCATAACCAATATATTAAAATTGCAGGATGGCAAGAAATAGCAGAAGCTTTGCGTGATACAAGTAATCAAGCAGTCATTAAGATACATGGGCATATAGAAGAGAGTAGTTATGATGGTAAATGTAAACACTGCCAAGCTCCTGAGAAGAAATATTGGACGGAAGTAGTTGTTGATAACTTTGTACCGGTGACGGAGGAGTAGTATGGAAGAGAAAATTTTTAATGGCTTGCCGACGTTGTCATTGCTGCCGTTGGCAGAGACACAATTTAAGGTAGTAGATAAAATCAGTATAACTATCCCCAGAAGGGGAATATACGAAGATCTACAGCCTAAAGTATTTAGTGAAGGAGATGGGGGTTTTGATATAGTAAATGATGCAAATATAATATATTTACCTTCAATAACTAAAGTATTATTGGCCACAAATAAATATCCAACATTAAAACAAAACCAAGTATTTACCCCATTTTCTTTTGAATTTACTGATGACGAAGTAAAAATTCAAGGCAGTATACTAGAAATAATAAAAATAAAAGGAGTTTAGTATGGAAACTATTGAAAGTACAGAGAAGGGTTTGTTAGATACGCTGCATAAATGTATTATGTGTAACTCTACCGCATATAAAGTTGAGGATGGCAGGTACGAATGTAGTAAATGTAGTTTTGAATGGAGAGTATTAAGTTGTGAATAATAAAGACTATTATAAAATTCTAGGGGTGGGTAAAGATTCTTCTACAGGGGACATTAAAAAGGCTTACCGCAAACTTGCGATTAAATACCATCCAGATAAAAATCCAGATGATAGTAACGCTGAGGTTAAGTTTAAAGAGATTTCTGAAGCCTACGATGTATTAAGTGACGATGATAAGCGCAGTGCTTACGATAATCCTAATCCTCTTCATAATATGTTTGGCCACTCTGGATTTAATCCATTTGACATATTTTCAGGCGCAACTCGTAGAGGCCCACGTCCAGAAAATCCTCCTATGAGAGGGAAAGATATTCAATTAATAATAAATGTTTCTTTGTACACTTTACTGTGTGGAGGAAAAGAAAAATTTAAAATTTCTTACGATGATCCGTGCCAAACATGTAAAGGTAAGGGTGCTACAGAATTTGAAACCTGTTCTACTTGTAATGGCAAAGGTATGTTTGTACGTCAACAGAGGATAGGTAATATTGCCACATCTTCTACTGCGCCATGTTCTAATTGTAGTGGAACTGGAAAATCACCTACTAATAAATGTGAGGATTGTAATGGGGCTGGTGTATTAAAAGTTAAAGATAAGGAACTTACTTTCATAGTACCTAAAAATACAGTAGACGGCTCAATTCATACATTAGTAGGCAGAGGGACTAATGGTTTGAATGGAGGAAATCCAGGAAATGTAATTGTAAAAGTAGTTATGAAACGGCCCAATATAGATGAATTATCTGAGGAGGAAAAATCTGTATTAAAAAATATAAAATATTGAGTTTAGATATTTCAGCTATTTCTACTGGTTGGGCTGTAGTATCAAATAAAAATAATGATTATATATTTGGCACTATTAAAACTAAAACTGGGTTAGATACTTCTGAGAGGTTAAATGTATTTAGGATAAAACTATTAAGGTTGATGAAGAAATATAAACCAGCTGTAGTTATTTTAGAAGATACATTTGTAGGTAGGAATCCAAAAGTCAATAAATTATTATCTAAATTTGGAGGAGTAGCAGAACAGTTAGTATTTGAAATATTTGGGATGTCCCCTATTATAGTGAGTAATAAAACTGTTAAAGCCTTTTTTGGTACAAAGAAGAAAGAGAAATTATTTATAGTGATAGCTGATTTATTGGGGTGGGATACTAGTGAATGTACTTATAAAAAATATAATGACATGGCAGACGCATGTGCTCAAGCAATGTATGTGTGTGATGTATTACTGGAAATAAAATGTATAAGGGAAATAAAAGATTATGGCTACAAATTTAGATTATAATGTATCGTCGCTTGCTAATTATGAAAAATTTAAGATTACAGCATTAGACGCTATTATAGAACTTTTTAGTTCCGTTGGAATAGAGTTAAATAACGTTGTGAAACAATACACATTAGATTATATAGATACATTGGCAAAAGAGTATGAATTGACTAAAGGTTTACGTATAAGCACAGAGAGGTTCAAATTCGAAGAAGAAGACGAACCAGTAGAATATGTAAAATATGATGATGCAGTAAAAGTAATTAATGAAGTAATTGATAAACTTACACTATCTATAGTGCAATTAACGACTGTAGAAATAAGAAAATATTTGAATACAGAAGGAGTAAAATGAAGACTATAAAATTAAGTGCGACTAGAATTAGTACTTTTTTAAGATGTAAAAGAAAATATTGGTTTCAATACGCAGAACATTTACCAAAACTTTCTAATCCATCGTTTAAGCTTGGACTGGCTTGTCATGAGTCATTAGAATTAGCTGGCAAAATTTGGATAGAGAAAGGAAAATTTACAAAAGCTGATAGAAAGAAAATTTTTGACTACTACGATAAAATCTCAGTACAAGAAGGTATAGAAGAGATGGCTATCCATGCTGAGGGAAAGAGGTTGGTTAAAAATAGAATTGATAATTTTTCGTTAGGTACTAAAATTATCAGTCTTGAGGAAAAATTTGGATTCCCAAAAGGAAATTTTCCAAATTTAAAAACAGACCTTGGGATTCCATTAATTGGAGCTATGGATAAAGTTATAGAATTAGATGAGGACTCGTTATTAGTAGTTGATTATAAGACATCCAAGACTGCTCCTACCCCAGATCAATTAAAGGAAGATTTGCAGCTTTCTTTATATGATCTTGTTGCAAATATAATATGGCCACAGTATAAAAGGGTAGTATTATGTTTAGATATGCTTAGATCAGAGCCAGTATATACGTATAGAACTCCTGAGCAGAGGGAAGATTTTAATAAGTACCTTGCTGTTGTGCATAAAGAAATGTCAAGCCTCACGGAAAAGGGGGCCCATTCTTCATTGAATACCTTTTGTCCTTGGTGTGATTTTAAAGACTATTGCAAAACATACGAAGAAGCGTGTACTAAATCAGGGTATGATTTTCTTCCATCATCAAAACTAACTGACGATGAGTTGATAAAAGAGCATGAATTGGTAAAAGATACTGCTAAGATTCTAGACACACGAAAACGTGAATTAGCAATGTTGATAATGGAAAAGATAAAACGTGGTGGCACTAATCTTGAAGGTAAGGATATAGAAATGTATCTTAGACAAAATGCTCGCACTAATTATGATGCAATATCAGTAGCTAAGGTAATACCAAAAGATGATTTCGCTACTATGGTAACATTAAGGAAAAAAGATGTAGACGCCTATTGTGCTAGACATCCTAAAGTGAAGAAACAAGTTGAAAAAAGTTCAACTACAAATTATACATCGCCATTTTTGGCAACAAAAAAAATAAAAAAGGAGAAGTAAATGACTAAAAAAAAATTAAGTAAACAAATGAGGAATAAAAAAATTAAAGTATTGGCTTATTGTGATTCCCCAACATGTGCTACAGGGTTTGGTACAGTTTCAAGAAATATATTTGAAGCTTTATATAAAACTGGGAGATATGATATTGATGTGTTAGGTATTAATTATTGGGGAGACCCTCATCAATTTCCATATAGAATATGGCCTACAGGGACTAACGCTCAGAAAGACCCATATGGAAGAGAGAAAGTGATGGCAATGATTCCGCAAATGGAATATGATATATTGTTTCTATTACAGGATACTTTTATATTGAACTTTGTTCCTAGGCTTTTAGAGCAGCTCAAAAGTGCCGGAAAAACTTTTAAATCTATCTGCTATTTTCCAATTGATGGTACACCAAAAGAAGATTGGATTAAGACGGTGAATTCTGTGGATAATCTTGTAGCTTATTCTGAGTTTGGCAAAAGAATGGCTAAAGAAGCTTTTGTTGATGTACAAGAAATGCAAGTGATCCCGCATGGGGCCAATATAACTGATTTTAAAGTACTCCCTAGTGTTGAAGTAGATGACTTTAAAAGAATGTATTTTGGTAAACATTTTGAAAAATTTATAGTTACAAATTTGAATAGAAATCAGCATAGGAAAGACATCCCAAGAACTATTGCAGCATTTAAAGAATTTAGAAAAGAAGTTCCAGAGTCAATTTTATATCTACATATGGCAGCTCAAGACCAAGGATGGAATCTACTTGAGGTAATAAAATCATATGGGTTTAATACAAATGATGATGTAATATTTCCAGAAAATTTTGGGCCAAATCAAGGGTATCCACGTGCTGTTGTAAATATGATTTACAATGCGTCAGACTTGGTAGTAAGTACTGCTTTAGGCGAAGGTATGGGAATGAGTTGGTTGGAAGCTATGGCTACTAAAACACCAGTACTTATGCCTAACAATACAGCGATGACGGAATTTATTACTGAAGATAGAGGATACCTGTGTGATAGTGGTACTTCAGTAGGGCTTACTACAGTATTAGCTAACGATAATGAAGTTATACGCCCTCTCGTAGATGTAGATGACATGGCCAATAAAATGATAACTATTTATAATGATTATCCTGAAGCAGTAATTAGAGCGGAAAATGCGTATAAGTGGATAAAAAAATCAATGGATTGGCAAGGAAATATAGGCAGAGAATGGGTAAAATTATTCGATAAGGTATATAAAGAGTTAATGGTAGAAAAAGTAGAAGGTTCCATTAAAGATGGTAATTCGAAAAAAGTTATTAAATCTGAAAGTTTATAGTTTACAAACTAAAAATATGTATTATATTATGTAATAAAAGTAAAATAATACCATAGTTCACCGGCTTTGTCCGGTGCAACTGATTGGTTATAAGAAAGGAGTACTAGCATGTTACATATAGATTACAATGGAAATCCTATTGTAAAAACCCGTAAAGGGCGGTTTATGATTGATTATCATGTACAAAAGAAACACCCTATATTGTGTTTTATTCTTCGAATTGTAGTAAAACGGATTGGTAAAACTGCTCGTCACAGTCATCTACGATATATTTAGTATTAATTACTTTATAGGTTCGATGTTGTACTGGATTCTGGTGATAAATAATATCTCCTTCTTTCATTGGAGTATTAGAATTAATTGAGTTTGGTACTGGTTCAATGCCTTCAGTTTCGAAACGGATTTCCATTAGGTTCTCCTTTTAGTGCTGTAAAAAAATTAATTAATTAAAAATAATACCATAGTTCACCGGCTTTGTCCGGTGCAACTGATTGGTTATGAAAGGATTATTTATGCATAGAACCAACGTGAGAAGCAGCGTTAGATTTAGCGGAAAGTACAGCACTTTCTTCGTCGATACAGGGTTTGCTACTGCTGCCTGTCATACCACATTGGCATTTCCAATAACCAAAGAAACTGCCTTTGTTTTCTTCTACAGTAATTTTGAAAATAATACTCTGAAATTCATAGGAGGTGATTAGCATGTTTGAGCCCCTTTCTTATAACCCTTATAAAGAGTTTATTGGAAGAACAATTAAAGATATTAAATATTATGGCCAGTGGGCCGATTTAGAGTTTGAGGATGGTACCAAAGCTTCTATAGACATAGGTATACCTGGCACTCTGTCACAAGAACAGAAAGACCAGCTTTTTATTAGTGGAACTTTTTTTAATTAAGAAATATAACTTCCAAGTTGAGCGGTTTATCCGCTCCAGCTTGTGGTTATTGTTTAGAGTTAAACAAGGAAAGTGGAGTATTCAGAGAAGGTTCTCTCTTAGTACTCCACTTGGATTGCTACTGATTACCGCATAATTTGGTAAATGATGATTATCAAATTAATTACAGCAACTAGTAGTTTTAGGAGTACTATAAAATCTATCATATAGATTCTCCTCCTTATGTCTCGACATACTACAAATTTGAAGTACAAGGACAAAACATTTCAAATTTTATCGATGAAATAAAGGCAATCCATCCTTGTTTAATTAACTACTATATTACTATTAATACTTTGTACAGTAATATAGAAAATAACGCCAAAAGTAACTGGCAGCAGGGCTATAGTTACTTTGAAATAAAATAAATAATTTAATTAAAACATAACAATTAAAAACTGAGACCCCTGCTGTCCAGTTCACTTGATTGTTATATCAAAAATTTTTAAAGAGGTTAATAAGGATATTTATGGTTTCAATTATTTTACTTTGGGCACCTATAATAATGGCAATTAGTGCAATTATAGTACTATATATGGCGTACCATAATTGTCGGCGAGTCAATTTTTTGGCAGATTTAGCTATACGTAGAGTTGAAATTTCACGCGCATCTCGTTTGGAATCACGTTCTTCTTGCTTAATTGACTCTTTGTTTAAGAGCCAACTTAAACAGAAGTTATGAGAAGCACTGTCAAATTTATAACCAAGTTCTAAATGTAGAATTTTACTACGTGCTTTTTCATTTTGTTAGGTCAGTATGTTACTTATGTATTGTATATAATGGGAAGTGATATTAGATTGAGTAGTGATAAAAATAACACTATAGTTTACTTATTTAGTACAATTTGTGGTTATTTATGTAACCTATAAATATAAAGAAAGGAAAATAATCAATGAAAATAAAAATTTTAAGAGAATCAGGTTACGAAGAGGCTCTATTTGGTATCGGATTGAGTTTTGGGGTAACTGATTTTTCAAGACTTGAAAAAGTAGCTACTGTATTATTTAATAAAGACGGTGGTCATAATAAATTTTTGGAATCTATACAGCTTTGGATAGAAATAACTGCTCCAAGGTATTGGTGGCAAGAATTTGATACTTATAGAGTAGGAATAACAAAACAAAGTGAATCCACAATTCATACTATAATGAAATCAAAACTAAATCAATCTCATTTCGAAAGTCCTCTAAATGAAGATATATTAGAGTTTCTCAATATATGTATACAAGATTATAAAAATTCAAAATCTACAGAACAAAAAAAACAAAACTTTAAAATTCTAAAGAATCACTTGCCAGAAGGGTTTCTTCAAAAAAGAATTGTTAATACAAATTATAAAGTTTTAAGAAATATACTACAGCAAAGAAAGAATCATAAATTAGATGAATGGCGAGTTTTTAATAGTGAAATATACAATCAAGTATATCATGTAGAATTTTTAATGAAAGGCAAATAAATATGAAGATAAAAGGTATTAGATACACAGGACCGATTTTTGATAATTCTGGATATGCACGTGCATGTCGAGGTAATATCATGGCACTATATCATGCAGGAGTACCATTAAATTTAAACCCAATTTCATTTGAAAAAGCCTCTCCAGATTTTGGAGAAGATGGAAGAATACTTAAAAGCTTAGTTGATAATGGTGTAGAGTATAATGTTAATATAATACATTCAACTCCGGAATTTTGGGCCAAATATAAAATAAATGGAATGATTAATATAGGTTATACCATTTGGGAAACTACAAAGTTACATTCAGATTGGCCCAAATATATTAATAATAATGTAGATAAAGTTTTAGTAGGATGTTCTTGGAATGAAGACGTGTTTAAAGAAAGTGGGGTCACTATTCCTATTGGTGTGGTGCCTCATGGTATTAATATGAAGGAGTTTGATAATGTATCTCCATTCCAAATCAGTGGAGTAAAAGAAGATGATTTTATGTTCTATAGTATTTTTCAATGGTGTTACGATGAAGAGACTAGGGTCCTTACTTCAGACGGATATAAATACTTTAAGGACTTGAAGTATGAAGATGAGATAGCCACATTGAATCCTAAAACTGAAGAATTAGAATACCATAAACCAGACAAAATTGTTAAATTCCGAAGAAAAGATAAAATGTATACACTAAAAGGGGATTTTTTTGATGTATGTGTGACTCCGGATCATAAAATGGTAGTTAAAGAAAAAGACAAGATGGCTGAAGACTGGAAACTTATTCCCTTTAACGAATTAACTTCTAGAAGTAAGAAAGGTAGGCTTATAGTTTCTGAAAAGTATAGAGCAAAGAAAAATTGTAAATGGAGCGGCGAAGAGCAGGAAATTTTTGAAATTCCTCAAATAGAGGGTTCTAATTATCCGTTACGTAAGGACACAGCTATAGAAATAAATATGGACATCTTTTTGGAATTTTTAGGATGGTATTTATCAGAAGGTAGTACACATAAAGCAAAACGAGGCTATGTTACTACTATTTCACAAGTTAAGAGCGATTATAGAAAAGAAATAGTAAAATGTATCGAAGGGATGAAGTTTAATGTAATTGAGAAAAACGATTCTGCTATTATATTTAATTCTAGAGAAATGTATTATTACTTAAAGCAGTTTGGAACTGCTCAATATAAATTTATTCCTGCATTTGTAAAACAATTGAGTTCAAGACAAATTAAAATAATTTTGAACTCTTTATTTAAAGGGGATGGCTCATTATATGAAAATGGGGAATGGGTAAAGTACACTACTACTTCTAAACAATTGGCTGAAGATATTCAAGAATGTTTATTAAAAGTAGGAATGTCGGGAGCTGTATCTACAGAAGATCCTACTTTAAAAACTACAGGAAAGATAGATGGAAGAGAAATAAGAGGCAAATTATTACAGTATATTGTATCAGTTAATAGGAAACGAAATGAACCCAGTATGCATTACTCTGATCTACAAGAGATTGATTACGATGGGTATGTCCACTGTGCCACAGTAAAAAATCATATAATGTTGGTTGAGAGAAATGGAAAAGTTCTTTTTTCTGGAAATACTGAGCGGAAACATCCGATGGCATTATTGAAAGCTTATTTCAGTGCTTTTTCTGGCAAAGAAGACGTAGTTTTAGTACTTAAAACTTATAGAAGTGATTATAGCGACAGAGAAAAGGAAGCCATCCGAGAAACAATAAAACGTCTTAAAATAATTATGCCTATGGATCATTATCCAAAGATAGTTTTTCTTCCAGACATGTTGACCGAAGAAGAAATAACAGGCCTTCACGCTAGAGGAGATTGCTATGTCTCTTTTGATAGAGGAGAAGGATTTGGTTTAAGCCCATTTCAAAGCGGGGCTTGTGGTAATCCAATAATTGTTACAGGTTTTGGCGGATCTACTGAATATGCTAAAGAAGATAATAGTTATTTGATAGACTACCAACTTACTCCGGTCTTTGGTATGCCGTGGAGCCCATGGTATAAAGGAGATCAGAACTGGGCCGAGCCTAATGTTATTGATGGTGCTGATAAGATGATGCAAGTTTATAAAAATAAAGAAGAAGCGAAACAAAAAGGATTGAAACTTCAAAAGTATATTTCAGAAAACTTCTCATGGGAAGTTATCGCAAATAAAATAATAAAAGAAATTGAGGAGATTAAATGAAAAAAACTCTTAATGTAGGAGCAGGAGAACTTACTCATAAGTTCTACCCAACAAATAATTATCAGTGTACAAATTTCGATCAGCGAGCATTAAAAAATATCGATGCAGTAGGAGATGTAAGAGACTTACATGTGTTACCTTATGTAGATGAAAGCTATATAATGATTGATGATAGGACTACTGATGATACAAAAGCTATAGTAGAAGCTCGTGGGTGTAAAACTAAAATGTTTACATTTGAAAATTTTGCAAAAACAAAAAATTGTTTATTAAAATGGGTAAATGAAAAAACAGATTGGATTATAGGAATCGCCCCAGACGAGACTATTGACCCAGGGTTTGGTAAAATGTTACAAAAATTAATTTTAAAATTACATAATTCAGATGTTGATAGTGTAAAATTTCCTAGACGGCATTGGCATGACCTAGAAAAACTTAAAGAATATACTAAACAAAATTGGTATCCTGATTGGCAATCCAGATTACTACGTGCTGATTACCCTAGGATACATTTAGTACGTTATGTACACGAAGTAGTACAGGGTGTACGTAACTCATTACAGATAAAAGAATTCGATATACATCATTTTAATCTATATTGGAAACCTAGAGTTGATTATGATTGGGAGGCTATGAATACTTTTTATACTGAATTACAAATTAAACAACGAAAAGAAAATGGTAAGAACATTTGGCCATAAAGGAGAAACTCATGCAAGTTGTAGTGATTGGAGCGGGCTATTGGGGTAAGAATTTAATTAGAACATTTAATAATTTAGGCGTATTAACTGCTGTATTTGATCTTAATGAAGAGTTGTTAGAGAAGTATAGAAATGACCCTATGTATAGTGGAGTAGAGTTTGGAACAGATTATACTGAATGTTTAGAACGATGGAATATACAGGGATTTATTGTTGCTACGCCCCCTGATACGCATTATTCGATAGCTAAAACTATATTAAATGCAGATCGACATGTATTTATTGAGAAGCCTATGACTTTGGATGAAGAAACTTCTAAAGAATTAGTAACTTTAGCTAAAAATAAAAATAAAATACTTATGGTTGGGCACATTTTTCTTTATAGCCCAGAAATTATAAAATTGAAAGAAATTATATCTTCAAAAGATTTTGGTGAGATACAATACGCATACACACAGAGATTAAATTTAGGAAAAATTCAAGACTGTGGAGTAATTATGGATCTTGCTCCTCATGATGTCTCTATTTTAGATTATCTGTTCGAAGACATCTGTGAAGGTGTAAAAACTACTGCTGGTAGTAATATTGTTAATGGGATAGAAGATATTGCGTTTATTACTTTGCGGTATAGAAAAGGTATATTGGCACATTTACACCTTAGTTGGTTAGACCCATTAAAAGTACGTAATACTATAGTTGTAGGAACGAAACAGATGGTAGTGTGTGATTCAGGCACAAAAAAGATAGATATTTATAATACTTCTGTAGATATAGAAAAAAGAGCACATAAATCTAATTCATCTTATGCTGCTCATTTACTTAGTTATATTCATGGGGATGTAGTGTCACCTTTTATTAGTAATGGAGAACCTATGAAAACTGAAGCAGAGGAATTTCTTAAATGTATAAAAGAAGATAGGCAACCTCTTGCTGATGGGGAATTAGGACTAAGTGTAGTTAAAACTGTATCTGCAATGAGACAATCTATGTTATCTAATGGTGAGTGGGTGGAAATTAAATGAAGGTAGGTATAATAATTATATCATTTAATCATTATTTATTTACTAAATTTTGTTTAGATTCAATAATAAACAATACTCCTAGAGATTTGTATAGTATATGCTTGGTGGATAACGGTAGTACTGACTCCACAAAAGAGTGGGCAACAACACTTAAAAAAGATGGTAGGTTAGATCACTTTATAAGCAATGACACTAATTTAGGGGCATGTAAAGCGTCTAATCAAGGAGTATCTTGGGCCTTAGATCAATCAGAATTAACACATATATTAGTAATGGCGAATGATCATATAGTAACTAAAGGGTGGTTGCCTAACATGTTAAAGTCTCCATTTGACTGCGTTAACCCGTTTGTTTTCCATAGTATTAAACAAATAAGAGCCCTACACCCACCGATTGGAAGTGTTATAGATGGGTATAAAAAACTTAGACTACAATATCTTCAAGAAGATAATGAGGGCTTGATGAACCATGTGTTAACTACTACTTATAATGGGAAACTGGAAAAATTTGCTAAAACATTCACTAATTCTTTTGTATTGGATCCTTTTGTCAGTTCTACTTTTATTTTATGGCCAGGGCTCATCATGTATAAAAGGAAAGTTATTGAGACAGTAGGATTGAAAGACGAAGAATATTTAAAATTTGATTTGGCTTCCTATGCAGATATAGATTATTATGTACGTGTATATAAGGCTGGGTTTACTTCTGGGCTCACAAAGGGTGCTTATGTTCATCATTGGGGGTCTATAACTACTAGAAAATTAGGGTTAAAGCAAGAGCATTCGAATGGATATATAAATAATGAACGGGGGGCTTATAATTATTTTATAAAAAAATGGAAGTGTGATCCACATAATTTAGTACCCTTAGTTAAACAAAAAAATCAAAGGAAAAATAAATGATTATTGAAATTAAATTAGGCCAAGTTAATGCAGGAAAAAATGTTGTAGTATTACCAGGTACTGTAATTTGTAGACCTCCTATGGCTCCTGCAGGCGTTACTCAGATAGATTACAGTAAACTTATTCCAAAACCTGTTATTATTGGAGATAATACTATAATTGGAGCCAATACTGTTATATATAGTAATGTTACCATAGGAAAGAATTGTTTGATAGGGGATGGGGTACATATACGAGAAGATGTAGTTCTTGGTGATAATTGTATTATTGGAATAGGGTGTAAGATTGGAGCTCGTACTGAAATTGGAAATTTTACTAGGGTTATGGATATAACAAATGTAGCAAGTGATGCTTTTTTAGGAGAGCATGTGTTTATAGGCCCAGGAGTTATGATGGGTAATGATAATGCAATGGGGCGTGACAAAACAAAAGGTGGTTTAGATTTTACTGGTCCTTATATTGAGGATTGGGTTACTGTAGGGATGAATGCTAATTTATTACCTAGTGTTAAGATAGGGTTAGATTCCATAGTTGCTGCTGGGGCTACAGTTACAAGAGAAATACCTTCTGGGGTACTTGTTATGGGGTCCCCTGCAAAAATAAAAAGACATTTGAAAGAAGGGGAAAAACGATGTATAATATAATTGATATAGATGTAGAAATAGAAGATGGCGTACTTATAGGTTATTTCTGTGTTATAGCTAGAGGAGTTACTGTAGGTAAAGGCTCTACGGTTGGAAGTTATTGTGAGTTAGAGGAATTCACGGTTATAGGAAATAATTGCACTTTGCAAGGTCGTATACGTACTGGCCCTGGTGTTACTATAAAGGATGATGTAGTTATTAAATATGGAACTATATTAACTGATACTGCTTTGATAAAAAAGGATGCTTTTATTGGTCCTAATGTTATAACTTTGGGCGGAGGACATAATAGACAACGTGTAAATGGTACTATTATAGGGGAAAGTTGTTATATAGGAGCAGGTACTAAAATTGCTGGTGGGATAAAGATATGCGATAATACTGTTGTCGGGGCAAATTCTTTTGTGAATAAAGATATAACATCTCCTGGTATTTATGCAGGAACACCGGCCAGATTTATAAAGGAAATTAGTATATGAAAGTAGTTGGGGTAGTTAAAGATGATTATGCTTATGCAGCTTGGAATTTATTCCAGGCCTTGCGTTTCTATGGAGTAGACGCTACTTTAATAAATATAGCTAAGAGAAATCCTCAAATAGTAGCAAATCCCGAGTATTATGATGTTAAGTTGTGGAACCCATCTGAGAGAGCACGTGTGTTAGATTTAATAAACACTGCCGATGTATATCACATATTTGAAAGTGGCAATACTTTTAATTTTTTACATAAATTACCTTGTAGTTTAAATAAAACTACTCCAGTAATAGTATCGCTGAATGACAGAAGATTTTATTTATCTAACGCTGATTTAGAGATAGAGAAAGTATTAAATAAGGCTTCTATAGTTACCTCTCTAACTCTAGGTATACAACATAAAGATGTAGTACTGGGTTTACAATGTTTAAATGAATCGGATTACTGTGATATTCCTAGCTATTCATTCAAAACAGGAACATTTTTAATAGGTAGCGCGCCAGGATATGCAGAAGCTGCAAGAGTAAAGAAAATTAAAGTTATTGCCAAACATATTAAAAATATAGATAACGTAAAGTTTGAGATTCTTATTAAGAAGAAAAGAACTTTTGTAAAAAATGCTATGTTAAATAGTTATGACGCTTTTACTCATGGTATTAGTTTTAGTGGAGGTTATGGATTTTCTATGTTAGAGGCTGCTATGTTAGGTGTTCCTTGCTTTACTTATATAAATGAGAGACAGAGTCATTTAATAGAATTAGATGGAAAATTACCGATTCTAAATTTAAAACCTGATTGTTCTAATATGTTAAAGATAATAGAGGCTTTACGGGATACTGATACTAGACAATACTATGGAGAATTGATTCGAGAATGGGCAAGAAAATTTCATAGTAGAAAAGCAAGTTATACTACCTATACTAAATTATATAGAGAATTAATTTAAGGAGACCATCTTAATGACTAAATTACTTTACATAGTACATAGAGTAGAGTTAAATTGCCATCAACATATAGTGGATTTATTAAGGCTTAATGGGATCATAGTGGATTTAGAGCTAGTGGGACCGGCAATTGTAGGTTCTGGGATAAGTGTCTGGAAAAAATTAAATGATAACGAATATTTAGCATTAATATATAAAAATAATTATGATTTTGTAATTAGTTGTACACACTCTAGTTGTATAACTAAGTTAAGAACTAAGTTAAAACATTCTTTTTTTATAGATATAGAACACGACTTGTTTAGTAATAAACCTGAACATTTCAAAGAATCTACTGTCTTCACTACGCAAAAGAAGCATACTGATTACTGTAAGTATAATAGCATTCCTTTTGTGGAGTGTATGTTTCCTAAATTCTCTGCGACATATAAAAAGATAGATCTAGACATTGATAAATTTAATGAGGCAATTATAATAGGTACTATTGCATTTAATCAAAAAATAAAGGAAGATTCCCCTGTAATTAAACGGGGATTTAGTAAAATTTGGTATAAGAAATATATCAATAATTGGAAAATTTTAAAGGGTACTACAGCACTTCCTGAGGAATTTACTGGCCCACTTGGTATATTAAATTGCGCAGATAATTTTAATTTTTTATTTACAATCGAAAGTAGTAGTTTTGTAGAGTTTATATTGCTTGGTAAGATACCAATTCTTTTGGGCAAAAAAAATAAAATATATGGAAGCATCTTTGATAAGATTGACGCTAGTCATTTACAACCACTAGTAAAAGAACTAGAGCATGATCCTAAACTTTTTATACAGGTCAACACAGATATGTTGAAACATTGGGCAGACACTAACTATTTTGAGTTACCTAGTGCTGCAGAAGCATTATTAACTTTTATAAAGGATAGCAAATGATAAATAAAATAGTATTTTTTCCAGGTAAATTCCACCCTCCTCATTTAGGACATGCTAAAACTATATTAACTTTAATTTCACAATATAAAAACGTTGTAGTAGGAGTTAGTGGTGATACACCATCTGATAAAATTACTGATGTTGATAATATATACAACATATTAACAGACTTATTCTCTCCATTTAATAGTGTAGTAGTAGTTAAAATTACAGGAATTCTTGTAGACAAGTCAGATCTTACAGGTTTACCTGTTTTTGATGTGTTAGCTTCAGGGAATCCTAAAGTGTTGGCATGGGTAGAGCACATGGGATTAGAAGGGAAGTATACTGAGCGTGCAGAAGGGTATTTATTTAGCGGTACAGAGATAAGAAAAGAACTACTTGATAAAGAAGGTTATAATATATAATGAAAACATTAGGTATATTAGGTGGAATGGGGCCACTAGCTACGGCATATTTTTATAAAGACATAGTTACTAACACAAAAGCAACTAAAGATTGGGAACATATAAGAGTATTTATAGATAGTAATGTGAACATACCTAGTAGAACACGGGCTTTATTATATAATGAAGAAAGCCCTACACGAGCGATGAAGGAAGCTTGTCTAGATTTAATGTCTATAGGGTGTGACGTAATAGCTGTACCATGTAATTCGGCCCACGCTTTTTTTAAAGATTGTAGCAAGACACTTGACAAACTTTAAAAATGTATTAATATTAGGTGGGTATAGTACTATTACGAGAAAACTTTACGATGACTTTTTAGATAATACTGTTTATCTAGATGATAATAAAATAGTTTATGATATAATAGAAGATATAAAACTAAATAATATTAATTATAATAATATTGATGATTTATTTATACTTATAAATACTTTAGATATAGACAGTGTTTTGCTTGGATGTACTGAATTGCCAATAGTTTTTGAAGCAAAACTTAGAGATAATTTATTTTATGAAGTATTAGATGGAAACGAATTATATATTAAAGAGTTAATAAAAATGTGCGGAGGAGAAATTAAAGATGAATAACGTCGTTGAAACTTTTTGGAAGTCTAGGGAGGTTTACCCACCAGTAATACATAATTATCAGCGAAGATACATAGATTTGGGCATGGTGCTTAAGTATACAGATGGGGTCAGTTCTATATCAGATTTAGGTTGTGGTGAAGGACAACTTATCTTAATGTTAAGGGAGTTAACCAACATCAGCAAATTTTATGCTTATGATTTGTCTATTACTTTTATAGGTAATTTGCTAAAAAGATGGGGAGCTGCTCCTGGTTTAGCTACTAGTGTTGCTAATTTTATAGAATCACCTAAAGAAAAAACTGACTTAAGTGTGTGTATGGGAGCAATACTTTATGTATTGAAGGATGAAGACTTAAGAACTATGTTATCTACTATAGATTCAGAAGTATTTTTATGTCGTATACCATGTAATCTAGAGAATAGAGTAGAAATTGATAAATTTTCTGAAGAGTTCAACTCAAATTATGCTGCAGTGTATAGAACAGTTTCAGAATATATAACTATATTATCTGAATTTTTTAGTATCGAATCAGTAGATAGGTGTTATCCAGATGAAATAGAGAGTGTTTATGGAACTAAACATTACTTTTTTATATGTAAAAATAGGAGATAGTTATATGAAAAAAACAATATGTAAAAATTGGGAAGTAAACTACAAGTGTGTTAGTTGTGGCCAAAGTATAATGAATGCCACTAAAGTTGAAGTTATTTGTGATACATGTGGTAATAAATTTAAATAAGTACATCAATTAAACAGTAGAGGAAAAAATGACAATAAATTTTCTAGATTTAAAAAAACAATACAGTACATTAGACATTCAAGATATTATGGGGAATATAGAAGAAGTAATTAGGTCAGCATCTTTTGTAGGAGGTAAACACTTAGATGATTTTGAAAAGAATTTTGGTCTATTTAACGGTTCTCCTCACACAGTAGGAGTAGGTTCTGGAACAGATGCTTTAATTCTTTCTCTCTTGGCGCTAGGAATAGGTAAGGGTGACGAAGTAATAGTACCCGCTAATACTTTTATAGCCACAGCACTAGCAGTGACTCATGTGGGAGCAACTCCTGTGTTTGTAGATGTATGTCCAATTTCTTATTTAATTGATATAGATAAATTGGAAGAAGTAGTTACGACTAAAACTGCTGCTATTATCCCTGTACATTTATATGGTAATGCGGTATATATGCCAGATATTATTAAATTTGCTGACAAACACTCATTGTATGTAATAGAGGATTGTGCTCAAGCAATTGGAGCTAGAGTTAATGGCAAGCGTGTTGGAACTTGGGGCGATGTAGGATGCTTTAGTTTTTACCCAGCTAAAAATTTAGGAGGTTTAGGTCAAGGAGGAGCAGTTCTTACTTCTGATACGACCCTCGCTAATAAAATTAGAAGTTTAGGCAATGTAGGTCGCAAAGAAGATTCTTGGTATGTGTATGATAAGGTTGGATACAACTCTAGATTAGATTCTATTAATGCGTTGTTTCTTGGGATGTGTTTAGAAAAGGTAGAGCACTGGAATACATTACGCAAAGAAGTAGCAAAACTATATTACAATAAGTTAAGAGCATTAACTTGGTTGAAGCTACCAACAATGGTAAAAGGTGGAGATCATGTGTACCATTTATATGAATTGTGCTTTAGAGATTTAGATACTAGAGATGCTGTTCAACAGTATTTACAAAGTAAGGGGATTTCTTCTGCGCTTCATTACCCAATTCCATGTCATAAACAAGAAATATATACACAGATTGAAACAGTGGATTTGCCAATAACAGAACGATTGGCAAACACTTTGTTGTCTGTACCGATGCATCCATTTATGGAAGAAAAAGAAATAGAACAAGTGTGCTCAGCAATAGTAGATTATAAATAATAGGAATTAAAAAATGAATTTCAGTGATATAGAATTAATAGTAAGTGAAATAGATGGAATAATAACAGATGGCACCGTAGCATTAGATCATTTGAATTATACTCCATTTAAATTTTATTGTAATAGAGATTTTGAAGTAATAAATGAATTGAAACGTAATTTTACATTCGTATTTCTTTCTACAGATCCTTCTGTAAGCTATAATGTAATGCGTAATAAAAATATACCATCATATTTTTCTTCAAAAAAAGAACCCAAATTAGAAATTTTAACTAAGAAAATTATGTCCAGATATAATATGAGACCAGAAAATCTTTTATATATTGGAAATACTCTATCTGATATACCTTGCATGAATTTAGCAGAGATTAGTTTTACTTTAAGAAGCTCAGTAAATAAAGTTATGGCTGCTTCTACAGGATTACTTGCTTCAGAGGCTGGTGATGGTGTGATTTGTGAAGTGTATGACATTTTATTAGAAGAGCAAGAAAAAAGAAAAAGAACCACTTGACAACTGTTAAATTGTGTCTTATATTAATTTAAAGAGGTGGTATTTTAAACTCAAAAAATCTACAGTTTTTAATACTTATAGTAAAAGAAACACATAAAAATCAGTTTAGAAAATTTTTATCTAAAGTTGACCATATAATAAAAACAATAACATTAGCAGATGTAATCAATAATACAAAAAGAACGATATGATTTTGGGAGTAACATATGAGTGCGAAACTATGTTTAGTAAAAGATAATTTAAATAAATTAAAAGAATTACATTCTGAATCTGTGGATTGTTTTTGTTACGATCCTTTATATAATTCTAATAAATTATACGTCGGAACCCCATCGGATGATGGGTCAGTGCATGTTATGAAAGATATATGGAAAGGTGGACAAACCACTTATCTGTCAGATTTCAATAATCGAGCAAGAGAGATGTATAGAAGTTTAAAATCTAATGGTACTATTATTGTACATTGTGATCAGACTGTAGGATTTTATATATATACAGAACTAATTAATTTAAACATGTACCCAGTAAATACAATTATATGGTCTTACTCTGGTGGAGGGATCTCTAAAAGATTTTTACCTAATAAACATGACTATATCCATGTGTTTTCAAAAACAAAAAAGAAAGAACTTTGGACATATAATCCTATCCAACGACACTATGCTAATAGTACTAAATCTTGTGGTAAACATAGTACATACTCTGGAGGTTTAGATATAGATATAGAAAAAGGTACCCCATTAACTTCTGTATGGGATGTACGTAGTGATGAACAAGATAGGCTTCAAGCAAAAAGAGAAGGTTGGGGATGGGTATTTTCACCAGATTTTGGTCCTATAAAACCTGTTACTGGGTGGGCCAAAAGTCCTGGTACAGTATCTACTGAAAAACCTTTAGGACTTTATAAAAGACTTATATACATATATACTAATGAGAATAATCTAGTAGTTGACCCTTATATGGGGGGAGGTACTACTTTATTAGCAGCTGCGGAATTAAAACGTAATACTATAGGTATGGATAGTGATGTAAATGCATATAAAAGAACTTGTGATAGATTGAGGTTGGCAGGTATAGAATATACTACAGATACTAAAGAATCTGACTGTGCTAACATAAATTATAATAGTTTAATACCTAAGATATGGGAAAAAAGAGTCATGGCTTTAGCGGAGTGTGACGAATTGACCCCTCCAGTTAATGATGGAGCTATAGATGGTATTAATCATAAAACAAAAGACTTTTGGGAGGCAAAGAAATATTCTAATAATGTAGGCGTGGTAAATGTTAGGAATTTTATAGCAGGAATAGAGTCTAAGCAGTTTCTATTAGGTAAAGAGTACAATAGAGGAACTATGGTTACTCAGATCGGATATACACGATCTGCATATACTTTAGCAGATGAAGTAGCCAAACGTACTAAAGGCGATTTAACGATAAGATTATGGACACTAGAACAGTTACTTATTCATAAAAAGAAAAATCTATTACCAACAATCAATATGTTTATCAGAAATAAAAGTATTGTTATAGAACTGGAAAATTTATATTATAGTATTAAAAAATATATTTGGAAAATAGAACAACATATTCCCTATAATACAATATTCGATATTGGACCAAAATCAATTATAAAAAGCACCACTGAAAATGTTTTGTCTCTAGATGAGTATGATATGAAGACTTTTAATAGGATAAAATGTACATTAATTGACTCTGAGGGTCAAAAATTTATAAAATCGCTTCAATTAAAATAAATAAATTCAAGGAAATAATATGTTAATAAAAAGATCCACTAGTAATGGTGCTAATGACCTTATAACTGTGTATAGACCGTGTACAGTTGATGAGATTGTAGGGCAAGAAGTAAATAAAAAATTAATTAAAAATAATTTAGCTAAAGGGACTATCCCACATAGTCTTTTGTTTACTGGCCCAGCTGGTTGTGGCAAAACTACATCAGCTAGGATAATTGCATTAGGTTTACAGTGTGAAAGTGCAGAAAAATCTACGGAAGAACCGTGCCTCAAATGTCAAAGTTGTAAGTCAATATTAAACCAAAGCAGTCTTGATGTAGTAGAAATTAATGTAGGAAAATCTGGTGGAAAGGATGCAGTTGATAAAATTACAAATGATTTAGCTTACTCACCTTTAAATTCTAAATATAAAGTTTTAATATTTGATGAAGCGCACAAGTTAACTCCAGCAGCGCAAGAGCTACTTTTAAAACCAATTGAAGATGGGTTTTCTCACGTGTATTTTATTTTTTGTACAAATGAGCCAGAGAAACTAAAGAAAACATTCTTAGATAGAAATAGAAGTATACATTTTGGAACCCTATCGGACGATCTTCTTAAAGGAATGCTCACAAATATTTGTGACTACGAAGGTATTCAATATGATACTAATATAATAAGTTATATTGTTAAAGTGGCAAAAGGCACCCCAAGAGTTGCAATAGGGCACTTAAAAAGTGTGATAGATGAATCAAGTTGGAAATTAGAGGCTGTAAAATCTCTTTTAATTAATCAAAGTATCGATGAAGATAATCCAAATATAATGGAGATTGGTAAGCTACTTACAAGAGGTAGTTTTAAAGAGGTATTAAAAGTAATGAAGAAACTAAAAAATATACCAGAAGAAACTATTCGTATAGCGACTGCTGGATTTTTTACTAATAGATTAACTTGGTGTAGATCTTTTGAAGAGGGGGATAGAATATCGGCTGTTTTAGATGTAATGACAAAACCTATATTAATGTCAGGCAAGCCCGCTTATCATGTACTTGTAAATAACTTTTATAAAGTTTCAAAAATAATGAAAGGTAGATAAATGAAATTGCCAGTAAATTATAATGAAATTAATTATATAAAAAGACGTACGGTTCGTAATGAGTATATCAAACGACAGAAAGGTAAGTGTGTTTATTGTGGAGAAACTTTAAATAAAAACCCTTGTTCGAGTGTGAGATGTAAACCAGTAAATAAAAAATTTTTTTCAGAAGGGTTTTTTAAGTGGCCAGTACATTTACATCATGATCATGTAACTGGTATGACTATCGGTGCAGTACATTGTTACTGTAATGCTGTTTTATGGCAGTACCATGGGGAATAGGAAAAAATAAATGTCAGTATTCGAAATAAAAGAAAATTCATTACCAAAACCGAACTATGAGTATATAACTAATGGTGAAGATGTAGGTAGATGTATTGAAGAAATATTAAAATATAAATCTATTGAAGTAGACACTGAGACTACAGGATTTGACCCGTTTAGTAAGAAAATAGTTTTAGTTCAAATAGGTATACCAAATAAATCTTTTGTATTCGATCCTAGATGTGACACAGAACATTCTAGTGTACACTTGGATCAATTGAAACCCGTGCTAGCTAATAAAGATATATTAAAAATTCTACAGAATGCTGTATTTGATATGAAGATGCTAAAAGTACATGCAGGATATTATTTAGAAAATATATACGATACTATGCTTGTAGAACAGTTATTTAATCTAGGAATATCAGCGCGTGGAGCCGGCTTAGCTGATTTAGTCAGAAAATATCTTGGGCTAGAGATGACAAAAGAACCTGCTAATACATTTCAAAACTATAATCAAAAGTTTAAACCTTTTCAAATAGAGTACGCTGCTTCTGATGTAGCCATACTTACATTGATTAAAGATTTACAAGAACCAAGGTTAATATCTGAAGGGTTTGAGAATGTAAGTCAATTAGAGTTTAGATTTACTAAACCTATGTGTGAAATGGAATTGAATGGTATTACTATGGATGTTCCTAAGTGGAGACTTATGTTAAAAGAAATAGAGGCTGATAGAGATATGGAACAAGACGTTATTCAAAAACTATTAGCGGAAAATCATGGCCAAAATGTTATGTTTGGAGCACCTGTTATAAATATAAATAGCCCACCACAACTATTGAAATCATTGTCAAGTTATGGTTTGAGTTTAGATGGAACATCTGAAGGGGCTTTAAGTAAATTTAAAGGAGTTCCAGTCATAGATGCTTTACTTAAATACAGAAAACTTAATAAATTAATGTCTACTTATGGAGAATCTTTAATAGATCAAATAAATCCAATTACAGGCAGAGTGCATACTAGATTTAGACAGATGGTACAGACAGGTCGTATGTCTTCTAGTGCTCCTAATATGCAGAATATACCTAAGAATCAAAAGTATAGAAGTTGTTTTATTGCAAAGCCAGGGTATAGTTTAATTACTGCTGACATGAGTGGCGCAGAGCTTCGTATCCTAGGCAATATATCAGAGGACCCTGTATTTATAGAGTGTTATGCTAATGGGATAGATTTACATACAAGAACTGCTTCTGAGATATTCCATGTACCAATGGAGCAGGTAAAAGGTAAGATGCGGGGGTCAGCAAAAGCTGTAAATTTTGGACTTTGTATTTCACAAGATACTGAAATCATTACAAACTCTGGTATTAAGAAAATAAAAGATGCCAATATAGGAGAATTAATAGCTAATGATTTAGGTAGTAATAAAATAATAGACACAAAATATATGGGAACAAAAGAAGTATTTAAGATAACTACTAGATTTGGTTACTCTATTGAGGCAACAGAAGATCATTTAATGAAAGTTATAAATAAAGATGGTAAGTACATAGATAAAAAATTAAGTGCTATAGACACTAAAGTAGATCAGCTTTGTTTAAAAATCAATTCTAATTTATTTAATACAGATAAGTACAAATTTGAAAATTTCAGTGTAAAAAGAGTAACTAACTATAAACATTTTGAACTGCCAACTACTTTAACAAAAGACTGGGCTGCATTTTTAGGAATTTTTATAGCAGAAGGTTGTTTACTAAAAGTTAAAGGAAGATCTAAATATGGAGTAACATCTTTTGGGTTTTCGAAAAGTGCATCTTCAGAATTTATTTCTAAAATAGATATATTATTTACTAAATTATTTAAAACTAGGTTAAGTAGAACAGAAACGATTGAAAAAGTACATTATAATATAAATTCGGTTTTATTTTGTGAATGGTTATATAGTATCTTTAAATTTAATACTGGGTTAAAGACCGATACAATATTTATTCCAGAATGTATAAAGATTAGTCCAAAGGATGTACAAATTGAGTTTTTAAGATGGCTGATGGAGGGTGATGGAACAATAAAGAAAAATGGTAATACATTAAAAATACAATACAGTAGTAAATCTATTAAACTAATTAATGATTTGCAGTTATTGTTTCTTAATTTAGGAATTGTTTCTTCTATTTTAGAAGAGACAAGAAAAAGCTACGCAGGGAATTTTTATTATGTTTTAGATATAATTACTAATAAATGTAAAAAAGTATTTATTGATACAGTTGGGTTTGTTACTAATTATAAAAATGATAAATACATTGTTAATAGTAAATATATAGAATCATCCTATATGTTAAGGAATCAAAATAAATTATTGAATAAAATGATTAAATCTATACCAAATAATTTAAAATCAAATAGGCTTTATTATGATACTTTATATAATTGTATAAATTATAGTAATAATTCAATAGGAAATACTTCTTTAGAAAAACTTTACCAACTAGACGATTTTTTGAGGCACATGCATTCTAATGACATTATTGCTTTAGACATTTTAAGTATAAAATCAGCTGGGTTAAAAAAGGTATATGATATATCAGTGGACAAACATCAATATTTTTTGGCAAATGGTTTTATAGTACATAACTGTTATGGGCTTTCTAAGTATGGATTAGCCGCAAGATTAGATATTTCAGAGAAAGAAGCAGATACTATGATTACTACCTATTTTGAAAAATATAGTGGTGTAAAATCATACCTAGATAATGCTGCAAGAAATGCTGTAAAGAAAGGTTATTCTACAACAGTAAGTGGAAGAAAACGATTTTATAATGTACCACCGTATGGGCATCCTGATAGAAAGAAGAAGCAGCGCTCGGTTGAAAGAGCAGCCAAAAATGCCGGAATTCAAGGAGCTAATGCTGATACAATTATAGATGGTTTTGGTACTTACTTCAGTAAAATTCCAATGGAAACAGATGCCTTGGAAGGGCCGTGTTGGTTAAAAGGCTCTTGTGAGAACGATGTTGGCGGGAAAGAATGTGGATGTTCCAAAATGATTTTTGTAGAAGATAAGAAAAAAATAACTAAACTAGTATGCTCTAAGTGCGGGGCAGATCAGGAGTAATAATGGAACGAAAAGATAAAATAGTATTGACAAGAGGTTTTGAATATGTGGATTCAAAGTATTTAAAAAGCTATAGTGCTTGCGATGAAGTAATATTACCCTTACGAGGTACAGATATGTCAGCCGGTTATGATTTTTTTATGCCTTATGATATACTTATTGAGCCACAAGATAGTGTGTTTATTTGGACTGATGTTAGAGCTTACATGTTAGATGGAGAAGTATTAGAATTGTACCCGAGATCCTCTACTGGAGGAAAGCGAGATATATGTCTTAAAAATACTGTAGGCATTATAGATGCAGATTACTATGGTAATGAAAAGACAGGTGGAAATATAGGGCTGTTTCTAAGGAATTTTGGCACTACAGCTCAAAGATTTGAAAAGGGAGAAGCACTAGTCCAAGGTATATTCAAACAATTCCTTGTGTCAGACAACTGCAATAATAATGTTAAAAGAACAGGCGGTATTGGTAGTACTAGCTTTAAAATAGTTAAATAAGGAGGCAATAACTTATGCCATTTATAGATGATTTTCAAGAAAAAATTTGGGGGGATAAATACCAATACAAAAACGAAACTTACGAAGGTTTTTGTGAACGTATAGCCTACTCAATTTTCCCAGATAATAAAATTAAAGCTGAAAGACTAAAGGAATCTCTTATGTCTTTCAGAACATTATTTGGAGGCAGAATAAATTCAAATATAGGCATAGATGAAAAAGGGCTTACTTTATTTAATTGTTTTATAGAAGCTACAGTTAAAAATCCTGATTCTTTAGAAGGTATTTTTGATGCTATAACTAAATATGGACTTACTTTAAAGAGTGAAGGTGGGGTAGGTTTCTGTGCTAATTATTTAAGGCCAGCAAATACTTTAATTAGAAAAGTTGGAGTGACTACTCCTGGAGCTATTAAGTTTTTAGAGATATTTGATAAAGTAAGTGAAGTAATAACTTCTGGAAGTGTTTCAAAAGAAGACAGTTATCAAGGGGAGCCTACTAAGAATAGTATTAGAAAGGGAGCTACCATGGTTACTCTTTCGTGTTGTCACCCAGATATAGAGGAATTTATTACAGCTAAATCTGTTCCTAATAAATTAACTAAAATGAATATGTCTGTGCTAATTACAGATGCGTTTATGTACGCAGTTGATAATGACTTAGATTGGAACTTATGGTTTCCAGATATTAGTTATGAAAAATATGACGAGGAATGGGATGGAGATTTTGAAAAATGGGCAACAAAAGGGCATCCTACTATTGTTTATAAAACCATTAAAGCTAATTACTTATGGGAACTACTTCTTAAGAGTTCTTATAATAGAAACGAACCAGGTATTTTATTTATAGATACTATTCGTAAGATGGACAACTTAAATTACTTAGATAGTAGTATACTTGCTACTAACCCTTGCGGGGAAGTAGTTGGAAATACAGGGATAATCAAACATGAAGGCAAATCATATGAGTTAGGAGATATATGTAATCTAGGTTCATTAGTTCTACCGTACTATTATAATATGGAAACGAAAGTATTTGATGAGAAATTATTCGTTGAAGATGTAGAATTAATGGTAGAAGCTCTAGATAATATAATAGATATATCAGACTACCCTTTAGATATGTACGAACAAGCGGCACTAATGAAGAGAAAAATAGGACTAGGTGTAGCAGGAGTCGGTTCTCTTTTCATGATGATGGGATTTAAATATGGAAGTGACGAGTCAGTAACTATTTTAGATAAAATTATGTTATTATTTATGAATACTGCTTATAAAAAATCGGCATTATTAGCTAAAGAAAAAGGAAAGTTTAAACTGTATTCAGATGAGCTTCTTACTAGTGGTTATGTAGGTAATAGTACAGTACTACTAGATGATACTAAAGCGCTAATTAAAAAGCATGGGCTTAGACACAGTGCTGTAAGTGCAATAGCCCCTAATGGAACCTTAGCAATTCTTGCAGGAAATGTTTCTGGAGGATTAGAGCCAGTGTTTTCCCCAGAGTATACTAGATGGAATAGAGTAGAAGGTAAGAAAGTAGAATTTAATTACCCTAAGATACATAAAGGAGAATGGTTTGAGACAGAGTATTTAAAAGAGGAGACAATAGGTGATGAAGTAATACTTATGGCAACTGATGGTAAATATAGGGTAGATAAGAACCAAGGTTTATGTATTAAACAAACTATTCGTGATTATGGTTATAATAAAGCTCTAGAGTATGGATTAACTACGTTTGATTCTGCTACTGAATTGTCTGTGCAGGAACATTTCAATATACTAAATGTGTTTGCGAAATATATTGATTTATCTTGTAGTAAAACTATTAATCTTCCTAACGATATTTCTTTTGAGGATTTTAAATCTTTGTATGGAAATATTCATAAACAAGGTATTAAAGGTTGTACTACTTATAGGGAAGGGACTTCAGTAGCTATATTGGAGACTAAGAAAGAAGAGAAGCAACAAGTAATTAAAGAACAACATAAGCAATTTCTAGAAGCTTTTAGAGGGCATGAAAACGGAGATATTATTAGAGATGTGGTAAAATTACCAGAAGAATTTCCTAGTAAAGGTTATATAATTAGGGCAGAGAATAAGAAATGGTATTTAAGTGTAGCATTTAAGGATGAGTGTATGACAAAACCATTTGCAATTTTTGTTAATAAAGCTATAGAGGCTTTAATTAAAGCCGCTAGAAAGCATAGGCTAGGTGGAAAAAAGTTAGAAGATATTGAAAGAAAATTTATTCGTCAACAAAATTCAGTTAAAGTAGCTAGAATGTTAGGGTATTTATTAAGACATAATATGCCCATTATAGATATAGTACGTGCATTAGATACTGTCGAAGATGCGCATGTTGGAACGTTCGTATTTAGAATTAAAAAGTTCTTGATGCAATTTATAACTGAACCTGTTAATCTAGGTATAAAATGTATTCAATGTGGTAGTACTGATGTAGTACTACAGGAAGGGTGCTCACTTTGTAGAGGGTGTGGGTCGTCAAAGTGCTCATAGAAATACTTAATAAATGATAATAATTAAAGGATAAATAATAAAAAAAAGACTTGACAAATATTAAATGAGAATTATATTATAAAAATAAGTTCTTCATAGAAGAACAATAAAACAAAATTAATTTAAAAGGAGGAGTAAAAAGTATGAGTAGAGTAATAGGAATTGATTTAGGAACAACCAATTCATGCATTTCAATTATGGAAGCAGGTGGTGAAGCTAAGATTATTCAGAATTCTGATGGAGGGAGAACAACCTCTTCGGTAGTAGCTATCACAGAGAATGATGAACGAGTAGTAGGACAGACTGCAAAACGACAGGCTGTTACTAACCCTGAAAATACTGTATTCGCTGTGAAACGACTAATAGGAAGAAAATTTAAGTCGGATGAGGTACAAAATGATATTTCAGTATTACCATATAAACTAGAGGGGGCTTCTAATGGAGATATTAGAATTAGTTTGAGAGATAAACAGTATAGTCCCGCAGAAATATCGTCCTTTATATTAGCAGACATAAAGAAATCAGCTGAGGATTATCTTGGAGAAGAAGTCACAGAAGCTGTTGTTACTGTACCTGCCTATTTTAACGATAGTCAGAGACAAGCCACAAAAGATGCAGGTAAAATTGCAGGTCTTGAAGTAAAACGTATTATTAATGAGCCTACAGCA